ACTCTTCAGTCAATCGCCACGGCTTGTCAAGGAGCTTGGCCATATTCTCAATGACCTTAACACCAACAGATCGTTCTCCACGTCCGGCACGGAGAATGTCACGAGCTGCACATGTCTGCATGGCAATATGAGTGAAGTCCTGAATCTTGAACAAAACATCACCATCAAAGAGATTCTTATAACGCTTAGGCATATTGGAACGCAGATGGGTATTATCCACAATGACATCCTTACCTGCGTCAACAGCGGCAAGGATAGCCTGATCCTGAATACTGAGCGCAATAGCCTCAGCATCCTTACTATAAGGAAGACTCAGCATCGCACGGATATCATCCATATTCACACGGACAATCTTACCGTTCGAATTCTCAACCTCTTCCTTAGCCCACATGCTCTTCCCTGACGCCGGAAGCCCGTATGTCAGCGTGATCGTCTGCACTCTTTCCTCCTTGATAAAAGTTCTTGGCATAAAGACCTGCGTACATTACACAGACCCAGATGAATCCATATTGATGAGTCATAACAGCATAGACAATCCAGAGGATCTGATATAAAAAACCTATAGCCCATCCCCATCTACTCTTTGCTGTTATATATACACCAAGGGCTCCAATCGCAGAGAGGAACCAGCTTGCTATCTCCATTACTCCCCTAAGATAGATCCAAGAAGACCGGGGGACTCTCCGTTATACCTTGTGGTTGCGGCACTACCCCCGACCCTGTTGAACTGACCTTAGTTGTACTCACCCTCAGTTTCGTTATAGCCTTCGTCGTAACCACGTTCAAAGCCTATGTCAAAACCATCATCATAGGCTTCATCAGCAGCATACTTGAAATGCTTCTTAAGAAACTCAGCTATGGTCTCCTCAAGATTGATTGCACCATACGGATCATACGGAAAAACTACACCGTAATCCTCAAGTTCAATCTTCAGTTCAGCAGCCACCTGATAAACATCCATCAGAACTCTTTCTCCTCGTTGTATTTAACAGCACACTTGTCCAGCACATCCATTACAGTGTCCATCTCAGTTTCGAAATCACCATAACGATCAGCCATGGTTTCCCATGCTTCCTTCAGTTCATCCGGAACATCGTAATCATCAATGCTGCGCTCACCATAATCAAGAATTCCAGTGATACCACCCTCCCAGTCGATCTTTCCCAGAAGGTCGTAAATATTTCGTGATTCTGTCATATATTCTCAGTCTTTCGTGTATCAGGACCCACTATCACCAGCGGATCAAACGCATCATGTCGGAAACTGTCAAATGATTCACCATAAACCTCAGGAATTCTCGACAGACTTACATTGGTAGTAGCGATAGTAGGCAACGCTCCCTCATACCGTACACGAAGAAGCTCATGAAGAGAAGACTCGGTAAAACCTGAAGCTGTACGGTGTTCCTGACCAATGTCATCCAAACACAGGAGATGAGCTTGTTCCACTTTACGCAGAACAGCCTTTGCTTTTACCTTGTTATCAGTATCTTCCTTCTCAAAAGTATCAGTAAGAGCCTTCTTCCAGTCGGAGAAACGAATATAATAAACCTTCCCTGCTGGATTCAGGTATTGAACTTCCGTCAGAAGAGTTGCCGCCAGAGTGGACTTGCGAGTACCATTACGGCCAACAAGAAGCAACCCCCGACCAATATTGTTTCGATTATCCGGGAATGTTCCTGCCTTTGCTCGTCTAGTCGATATATAATGCTCTTCAAAATTCTCAACGAATTCCTGCGCCTTCTTCAGTGCGTGAATACCCGATGCGTGAACATGTTCGTAGTCCTTGAGAAGAAGCCCCCGAAACTTTACCGGAATGTTGGATACTTCCCACTGGCTCGCCCAATAACTAGGTGGAATCTTACCTATTGCCATGTGTCTTTTCCCACTCCTCTTCAATGAGATCCCACTCGCTCTTCACAGTTGCTGGATTCAATCTAGCACTGATCTGTTCAGCATGTGAGAGAAAATCTGACCATCCCGGAGTCTTCCCTCTCAGAGAAGAATCTTTCATGTACAGATCTATCATGGTTCTGACTGTAGCAGAATCTGTATGGGATTTCCACTTGGCAAACTGTGCAGACAGAGCTTGAATATTTACCATACCAAAACCTGAGTGCCAGGAAGCGCCTATGAATTTGTTCTGAAAATACTTGGCCAGTTCAACTGAGTTATAAGACGACTTAGTGGGAATCTCCTCTTCCTTTGAAGACCCCCACAGATCGTCCCAGAATTCCTGAGAACTCAAATTATTCTCCTAGCGAATGAACATGACGTACCTTAATGGCTACATCAGTAGGAACATCATTCTCTACCATATGATAAAGGCCCTTACACACAAAGTCCCAATTGAGACGAGTATTCTTGGCGTCTTCACTGGTAAAAAACTCAGAAAAAGCTTCCTTGTAATCCTGTTCAGCACAGAACTTCGCATACCCGAAATCACCATAGAGTTCATTCCCTGGCCATTCCGGCCAGTCATCCATGATAACTTCGAAAACATAGTCAGACTTGCTCACTTGTGATCTCCTTCAAGCTCTCGGAATTCATCCCACCAGGTACGTTCAGCAGGCTTGGTCTTGAATGTGTCCTTGTAAAGCATCTCAGCAGTATTGCGAATAGCTTCCTTGGGAGGCAACTTCACCAGTTCATTGTTCTCACCACAAACATAGTCCCCTCCCATGAATTCTGCAACAGTCTTGTCCCACAGATGCTTACGCGGCTGCTTGATAGCTACATAAAAGAAAGCCCATGGGTCACTGCGCACACGGTAGTACAGATCATCGGGAAGTTCTGGTGCTCCAAGATCAAGCATCTCCTGCATAGTCATCAGGCATTCCCCAAATCATATCGAAGTGTACTGACTACAGCATAGGCACTGTTAATTGCATTACGCAGATTATTGACTTCATTCTGCAAACTCTCTGCGTACTCAGTCATATCCTGACCATTAGCAGCAGAATAAAGCTTCTGATACTCCTCATCAGACAGGAAATAACCTGACTCTCCGTCAATACTCATAGGGGTATAGATAACATCCATCAGTTCTCCTTAAGAATCCGGGTAAAGGTATCCATGATCTTGCCGAAAGATTCAGTGAGTTCCTTGATACCTGCGCTCAATTCAGACAGGTCATCCTTCTTGACGTAGACCATACCACGCTGCTCAATCTGTGCATGGTTCAGCATCACGTCATCCCAGACTTCCTCTGTCTTCTTGGGAAGAATTACATTGGCAGAGAGTACAGCATCCTTAGGAAGAGGCTCACGGAAAGGATTGGGACCAGTCTTAACAAATTCCAGCCCAGCAACCTCCACAGTAGTACCTACAGGAAGGCTCTCAGCAGCCTTCTCAGGCTCTTCCACGGGCTTGGTGACCTTGGGTGTCACTGCCTTCCTGGGAGCCCGCTTACGGGGCACTGAGGGCTTTTCGTCTACAGGAGTCTCAGCCCTCTGCTTCTCCTCAAACTCCTTCTTCAGTTGAGCCTCCTTCTCAAGTTCTTTAACTGACTTATATCCCTCAAAGGAATCAATAAGTCCTTCACAGAGATTCAGAGTAGTCAACCAATCACAACTTTTGGCATCCCCAATAATCTCGAAATCAGAAAGAGAAGAATCACCCTGTTCATAAGTACTCTTCGGGTTATAGGCCATGATGAAAGCAGTCTCATCTTCGTCATTGCACTGATCAAGGAAATTCAATCCCCATTCCAGGGCCTCCCTTTCCCCATCCACACGGACAAAGGATTCCTCTGGCAGGGCAGAAAGCTCACGAGTCATTGGAGCATCCTTGGCCTGAATAACCGTGAACTTGAACTGCCAAGTAGTTCCCAGCTTGATCAGATTACGGACACCTGGACCCATCTGGGAAAGCAGAGGAATAATCACATGAACTTCCCTCTCGGAATCCTCAGTGGGGAAAACCCATTCACCAAGAGACTGCTCCAAATGCGGCACAGTTACATTGCCGGAACCAGTGACCATAATGGTAAGATCCCGATCGAAATCGCGAGTCAATTTATTCTCCTAAGGTGGTGGTGGAATACTTGAACGTCTTTGTGGTTTGACAGCAGTCTTGGGTACAGATAAATCTCTGTTGGTCAAAAGCTGCAACAGCATAAGTCCACCAGCCACAGCCAGAATGTTCCTGGTCTCTGTTGGGGTATGCCAACAACCATAGGCAATCAAAGGTATAACTGTCAAGTGAATCAGCCAGTCGGTTAAGAACCGTGTGATGTATCCTCTGATGAACATCCAGATCCATGCAGCCATCAGAACTGTTGTAAGAATTTCCATACGCTCTCCTTGGTAGGGCATCAGAGTACCAGACGATCAAAGCTTGACAGGTACCACGATTCTCCGTATACTTTTCTTTATAATCTTTTAAATATAAGTACTTATATAAATAAAAAGAGAGATATAGATTATCTATATCTCTCTTTTATGTTTTTAAATATTAAGTTATAGGTTGAGCAAATTTAAGATTATAAGATTCACCTATAGGAGTTACTAAAGATAAAGCCCTATTAAGTCTAAGAAATTTATTATTATAATCCTTATAGAAATAAGAACGGGAAAGATTAGCTGTTCCACCTGATTCCCATTTATAATCAGCAGAAGCAAAACCGCCGTCAAAGTAACCTTGATAATTAGTTGCTTCTTCCACCATCAGAGAATCTACCCAGAAAGAAAATGGAGCATGAGCTAAGTCAGGAAATTTCACATAGAAATACATGTAGTATTCAGTAAGCCCATTAGGAGGAACAGTATAAGTGGTCTGAATTCTCGTCCAGTTACCATCTATATTTTCTGGATCGGTTATTTTTGTAGTGTTGGTACTTATAGCATCAAGACCAAGAACATTACTGTCCTTGAAGTCCATATAAACATCTGGACAGTTGGTTCCCTGTCTTATCCAAGCGGTAATAGTATAAGTATGTCCTATCTTCAATCCTTGGATAATAGGAATTCTTCCTGATGCTCCAAAATTAGCAGTAGTAGAAACTCCTACTCTTGCATTACTTCCTCCAGTAAAGGTTCCACTGAGAGCTGCAAAATCCACACGCATTGAACCTGCGGATTTGTATCCAACAGTATTGTCCCAAGCCATTGTTGCCGGATTAGGAGAACCTGATGTACCAATGGTTCCCACGAACCACTCAGACGTCCCTGTATTGAACCCTGAATTCAATACGTAGTTAACTCTGTCAGCTTTCACGTTTACCTGAGCTGTTCTGGGATCAGAATAATCTGCTGGTGCTTCCGAGATAGAAAGAGAAGCCCCAGTAATAGTGTGATTACTCATATAGGTCGTCTCTACAATTCCGGAGGAAACATTTACAACAGGAACCACAGCAGCCCATACAGCGGTATTAGGAACAGACGTAGCCAGTACAGTTCCTGGTTGCCATACTCCGCCACCAGGATGTGTATTCTTATTTGTAATAGTTGCCTGGTTATATGTAGTAGCACTAAGAATTACATAATTGGCATCAAAGAATACAAGACTGGCAAACCATGTTGTACTAGCTCTGGCAGTAGACAGGTAAACAACTCCAAAGAGACTTTCTGCAACCCCACCACTTTGCTGTACAGGTATTAATGCTCCTGACTGAGGTAAAGGAAGATAAGCCAGAGTTCCATCCCCAATAGTTGCTGGAGAAGTATTGCTTATCATCTTTCCAGAATATTGACCTGTAAGAGGATGTTCAGTACTTCTCATTACACTGCTGAGTGTTCCTCTCCCCGGACTATAAGCACAAAGTGTGTCATAAATGCTGGCATCAAGAGAAAGACGATTATTCAGGCCAGGAGTTTTTTCTATCTGAAAATTAGTACTCGCGGCGCTGACATTGCTGGCACTGAGACCAATACTATGTTCGAATGAAGCATATGCCGCAGGTTGCCAATAACTACCATCACGATAAGGAGCAGGATAAGTACTAGGATTAAATACTCTGGTCCATGTCGCCTGAGTAAGAGGATTAGCTGCTGATAAATTAGTAGCAACCCCAGGCTTCCATGAAGTAAACATTTGAGGATCAATAGTTCTCAAAGTTGTATAGACAAAATCTGTAAGGCCTCCATCAGGAATTCCCAGAGTTGCAGTAAAGGATGATTTAAGATTTCCTGTACCGTTTACTCGGCCTGACAGTTCATTTGGATTAGTAACAACGGCATTACCAGCTACAGCACTGATACCGTTCGCACTACCTGTAAGAATCAGACCGTTATTAGATGTATTGACACTGGAAATATAGGAACGAATACCTGAACTTTCCAGTCCTGTGAAACCTGAAAAGAATGTCACTGTTACAGAAGAAGCATCCCATAAATAAGGAACACTCCCCTGCTGGGTCCAGGTAATACCATTGGGTGAAGTATCGAAGAATAAAGTCACACTGTTCTGATTACGGATACGCCAATAAGCATGGGCTGTTGGATCATATGTAGGCATCTGAGCAATAGTGACATTAGAATTGTCAGACACGTAGGCATTGAACTGACCATTGGGTCCATAAGACATTTCTACATAGTTATGAAGATTGTCCTTAATAAGGATTCCAGTCTGTATCCCTGATGTAGATACAGGAGGAGTTATCTTCGCAAAGAAATAACTGTTCTCCAGATCATAAGAAGAAGCTCCTACATAACTGGGAGAATCTGACGCTTCTGCATAGGACATTAACTGAACAACATCAAAACCATAACTACCACTATTAGTAGTCCACTGAGGATTAAGAAGTCTGTCAGTTCCCCCAAATCCTCCATCACCGAAACCGAAGAAACCGAAGTCGTCTCTAAGAAAGACGTCACCTATTGAACTTGTTTTTGGAAGTGACATTTATAGTGCTCCAGTTGCTGAATACTTTTGAATAAGACCAACCTTACCAACTACTGTAGGACCATTTACATTCAAAGCAAGAGTAGCCAAAGTTCCTGCCCCATCCCTGGCATATTTGTAAACAGTAGTTGAAGTTGTATTGATATCAATTATCATACGGTCTCCATCAGAAAGTCTGGTCCATGTAGCTACTACAGATTCAACTCCAGCCACTACTTTGAACAGTGTCTTTCTTGTGGCATACCAGAAATTGGAAGCATCCACAAAGGCAAAGATTATTCCGTGTGTCTTTGTTGTTACGTCTGTATAGTCAGTAGCAAAAGTCACGCCAACTCTTCCAGCAGTCGGAGCAGAAGCAGGAGATAGCAAACTGTATATATAAGTAGTAGTGCTTGCTAGCGTCTGATCCACAGAAGCCATACCATAATTTGTTTTCCATAAATTTGCTGTTGCTGGGGTACTGGCCCAAGTACTTGTACTCAATCTTCCTTGTGTCACACAGTTGATAAGATTTGCTTCTGTTGTGCCCTGTAGATCTGAATAGTCGATAATAAAGTTTGCCAGGACTCCTACTGTTCCACGATTATACACAGAATAGTTGGCAGCAAAGTTATTGACAAGATTTCCTTGCTTGTCATAAAAATAAAAAGCATCAGTAGCTGTGGCACTGGTAGATGCAGCAATCATTGCGGTATATGAAGATTGCACAAGAGATTCCTGTGCTGGAGCAATGAATGTCCATGAACCATTTGAGTAATAACTACCTGTAGGCAGACTATTCTTATTGTCTTGTGCTGCACGATAGACTCTGCCGAAATATTCTACATAATCATCTTGTACATAACTTACTGTGGCACTCCAAACAGGAAATTGCTCTATAGGATTTCCATCAAGAACAGTATTAGGTGTATCAGATGTTGTGTAATAAACAGGCATCCAAAAACTGTTATCCAGATTAGGGGCTACTGCACCATGAGGCTTTGCTGGTCCTGATGGTTTTAAAGCTTTGTAGTAGTAACCATCAGTGAAAAGAACAAAATTGTCTATCTCATAATTTACTACAGCTGAATAACTAGGAGTAAATAATGTAGCCAGACTCAGTATGTTATATGTACCTGTAACTGTCTGATTGGAAACAATGGCATTCCAGTTATTGATTGCCGTATCTGTAGGATGCGGAAGACTAGTCATTACACCAAGAATAGATCCACTGGTCACCACATTTGTATGCCAGGACCACGTTGAATACTGATTAGTACGAGGATTCTTATTGACTGTAGTATCAAGTACTTGACTTTGTACCTGCCACCACGTGTTATTTGTATTGGTTCCTGTAGGAGCTTGCGCTTGTCCTACAGACTGAACAAGATTCTTGTAATTGTAACCATTATATTGAATAAGATTATTTACAAAATAGGTGGTATTCGAACTCCATAAATCATAACTAGGATGATAGAAAGAAGTCTGATCAGCTGTGTTCATTACATTGGGACCATAGGTAATATCAGAATCCCAGCCACTCAGTTCAGCAATCAGATTATGAATGCTCTGAGTTTCTCCCTTAATACGATAATTTACAGCCGCGTTCTTTACACGCTGTCTTCTTTGTTGTGGTGTAGAAAGATAATCAGTATTGATTCCTAGTTGCTGTCCCAGAATATCCAGAGAAGTAGCAGAAACTGTATCTACATTATTCAGATTCAAATACGAATCATATTGAGCCTTAAGAATATCAAGACCAAATCCAAAAAGAGATTCATAATGATAAAGAGAAAGATTATCAATAGTTGTATTGGAGAACGTATCTGACGTATTTGTCTTGTAAGGCTGTGGAGTTCTGTCATAGAGTCTCTGGGTATATCCTTGATCTCCGAGCGCCAGAGAGGCAGCAAAGCCTGCTGGATACCATGTAGGAACATAGTCTGAAGGAGACCAGAAGGCGGAACCAGCAGCAGGAATATGGTTGGTATTACCATTCTGGATACTTGTCCAGTAGAAACCATTGTAAAGAACCTGTTGGTTCAGAACATACGTAGATGCGGAGTTCCATGTAGGTGCTTCAATAGAAATAAACATGGAATAGTAATAAATTGTTCCGGCATCAAGTCCTGGATCATCATAGGTTCTTATGATAGTTCCAGGATAAATTGTTGTAAGTACTATTCCATCTTCAGGTCTGTTGGGATATCCATAAGTACTTCTTACCAACTCCATCAATTTCCACGAAGTAGTATTAGGAGAAGCCCAGGAAAGTACGATATCTCCATAAGCTGATTGCTTGGCAGTAAAAGGTGCAATGCTGTAATCAGCAGGCTGTGAGTATCCGTAGGTTGCTAAACCATAGATATCAACACCGTATCCTTGGCTCATTTAAACTCCTTGTTGTTAAGCTGGTAGATCTCTTAGGTAAGCAATAGTAGCAAAAGCTGTGGCTGTAAGATTACCTGCATGATAAACACTCTGATAAGCACGCACATAAACAGAATTTCCCTTGTACCAGGGAAGAGTAATAGATGCAGACTGTCGTATAAAGTCCTGCAAACCTATAGGAGCATAATCTGTCTGACATGTAATAAATGAATTGGTACCCGTGAACTGAGCCTCTACCTGAAGTTTTCCATTTCTGTCAAAAGTAGGAAGAAGATTGGGAGTGACTACACTGTCTCTGTGCCATCTTATATAGAAATCAAAATGGTATATACCATCTCGCGGACAAGTAAGAGTAGTACCACCATTCCACATATCATGTGTGTCCATAAGTTTTGCATTCCACGAAGGAATCTTATCAGTGTTATAAGCCACAGACATATTATTAGCAACTACACCCACATAAGGATTTTCTAGACCTCTTCTTACCGCTGAGATTCTAGAACTTACTGTTGTATAGCTCTTCTTGACATTATCAATAGTTTCCTGTTGGGGATTAACACCAAGAATTGTCTGTACAGCTCTGATTTCATCGTAGGAAACATTGACATCGGCAGCTTCTACTAGCTCTGTATAGTCTTCTCTGTACGAAAATGTTTTAATTGCTGAAGGATAAACCGCTACCATATCATTCTCCTTAGGTAGTTGAAGTTACAGTGACGATGATATTTCCAGCAGTAGGCAGCTCATAATTTCGCATAAGAATATCAGCAGCTCCTGATTGTGTGGCATCGCTTCTGACGAATAGAGGAATAGTAACATACTGTACACCTGGAATAGTATACAGAGTTGAAAATACGGAACTTAAACTTACTCTTCCACCCAGAATTACATTAGATGGTGCAAATAGATTTTGAATAGCTTGAACAGCCAGAATCTGAATAGATGTCGGATTGTATCTGGAGCTGCATCCAATAATGACTGGGCTTCCAGAGGAACCTACATTGATAGGAACCTGTGTAGCAGCAGTACATGTAACGCTGGTGCCTGCCAGGGATCTTTCCTGTAGATAGGCTGTTACAGTATCCAGCGTTGTCTGTGTGGGAATAGTATTTCCCTGACCTGTTATATACACTGTGATGTTCTTGTATGTATTGGCAATGGCCTTTGCCTGAGAAACAATAGGCAGAGACATAGCAAGATTTCCATAATCAGCCAAAGTCACCGCACGCTGTTGAGTAGTAAAAGCAAGTGGAGCATTAGCTCTGATCTGATCAATTGTTTCTGCTTCTGTTCCACCACTTGTAGCACTGGAAGCAGAAATAGAAATACCTGTAATAGCTGAAGCAATATCAACAATAGAATTCGCTGATAAGTTTCCTATAGTTCCCCCACCTACACGATAATTCGCATAAATATTGAGACCAGCCGCTGGAATAGCGCCATTGATTCCGTCACCAAAATGCACGGTAACAACACCATGAGCATCTACTGACTGAGACCAAGCGAGATCAGAAGAACCAGACTGCTGGAGAGACTGCACACTGTTCCAGGGATTAATTGGATCTTCACCACTGGTACTTCCAAAAGCAGGATTCTGTATATATACAGTAATAGAACCACTTACTACTGGATTACTGGATAATGTAAATGTCTGTAATTCGGAACCATCGGATGATCCAATAAGTTCTGTGGTAATAGCGTAAGGAGAAGCTGTTGAATTACCGATAGTGAATACGGCAGATCCCTGTGTTACTCCTTGAATAACCGGAACTGTTACTGTTCCACCTGATGCTGGAACTGTTGAAGCAACAGTAGTTTCAAATACAATAGGTCCATTAATACTGGATACATAATTCGTTGTCACTGGTGTAGCAAGTGGAACTGCTACTGCACTGGAAGTAATATCTGTTGTAAAAGTAACTGTTCCAGTAGCAGCCAGTGCTTGTCCTGGTGTATAACCAAGTAGAGCAGCTAGTTGAAGAACAGAAGAAAGCTGAGTAGCCGTACCAATGTATGCCTCAGAAACAATACGGTCTCCGTAGTAAGAAAGAACATCTAACTCTCGCGCAAGAGATTCCAAAAGCATAACTTCAAGACTACCAGGATTCTGATTAGTCCATTCCGGAAAAGCTGTCGTAGCAAAATCCAGCATGGAATTAATAAAGCCTGTGTAGTCTTTACTTGTATAGTCGATAGCCTGAACACCATTAACCGTTGCCATTCACAGTCACCTCTTTCACTGTTCCTCCTACTTCTACAGTTACTACATTGGCTACAGAACTTGCAGCAGCAGCCTGTAGGATTGGACGGTAATTTACATCAACAGCAGCTACACCATCATTGGCCTGATCTGTCTTGGGTAATACGGAAACAACTTCAATTCCTGGCTCATATATATTGAGCTGCTGTGTAACCATGTTGCCAAGTTCAGTAGAAATAAGATTATTATTGGGATCAAACAATAGTCTGGAAAGAGGCAGTCCCATCTCTGCGCGCATGGCTCTTTCGCCCACCTCTGTGGAGACTATGGCATCTATTCTCTGCGACACTTGTATATTTGTATCAGTCTCTACTGATACTGAACCGTTTTCTAAAACGGAAAAAGGAATGCTTATCTGTGTACCCATATATTTATTATCCCATATTAAGAAAGATTACCCAGCGGAAATTTACCATTAATAAATACCTGAGTACCTGAGGCTACCGTAACTCCTGTCAAGGCTGTAGCTATATTTACAGAACCTGCTTCTGTAACTTGTGCCATAACAGCCTTAGGGGTTCCTGCGTCCAACACCCAAGCAGAAAGAAGATGACGTACTGCGGCATTGTGGTAAGCAGCCGGGAGATTGAATATAGTTCCACCAGTTCCTGACGAAATTGCTCCACCCATAACCCACACATTATCCTCAGCATCTCGACGATATTGCATACCGCGATAGCCACTTGTTCCGTTCAATGTATTTGTGGATGACCAAGTTGATGTAAAAGTAGGGGTAATCCAAATCTCTGGAGTACCGATAAGATTACTGGAGAAGACAGAACCTGACACTGATACATCAGCAGCAGAAGTCCCATTGTTGTCGGTGACCAGCAAGGTAGGGGTATTGAATGTACCTGAAGGCTGACTGTCATCTCCTGAGAGAGCCAGTACTCTTATAGGATCAGCATCATCTGCTGTAGCAAGAGAAGTCAGAGAGACAGAGCCATTGGGATGCGCCTCTGTAAAAGAACTGTTACTGAAATAAATAGGTTTTGTAAGGTCTCCGCCATTGAATGCGATCCATACAGTTGTACCTACAGTAGGTATCCTGTCTGCTGGATTGGCTGGCTCTGCTGCCCTGATTTCTGCCGTACCAGAGATCTGCGGGCACTTAACCTTGATCTTTCCTGAGTTAGTCGGATCTGCTACAGAAGTAACCAAGGCTCTGTACATTGCGTCATAACTAAGTTGCATAAACTGTTGCTCCTACATTTGAAGATCTCCATTTACCACCAACGAGTTTAGCAGGAACTGTCTGAATAATATCCTGTGTCTGAGATAACGCTGTCGTATTGGCTGTATAGATCTGATCTCTCACCAATTCTGTGCAAGTGGTATATGTAGCATCATACTTTGTTCCGGACGGAGCTGGTTTCGTAAGGGTATGAACAGCACTTTGTACCAACCACAAACCTGCGTCATCGGCAGGAAGAGCGGAACCAATAAGATTTACCAAAGTATTAGGTCTTATACGTGCATCTCCTCGTAACTCACTGTCCGCAGTATTCCAATAAATATTTCTAAGGGAATCAGCAGTTACTTTTTGGGATGCCTCATAATAAGATTCTGCTGGGTATTCCGTATAGTATTTTGTAATAGTTGAAGCAAGAGGAGTCGAATTTGTAGCGGAGACAGTAATATCTGAAAGAACAGTAGCTTGAGTAATAGCATTAGTCGTAGGATTTAATCCTACGACATTTCTATTTGCCACAATTCCACCGTCAGGAGTAATCGTTCCTACCACAGGAGAGAAAGATCTTACTGTGTCATAGAATCCTGGCTGATTATATGACCAGAACTGTGGAGTAGTTCTGATATTTCCTCTGTCCAAAATTTGTTTTGGATTGATGAAATACAAATCTGTATTATCTACATAAAATCTGAAACCAATTTCATCAGCCAGTTGGGCAAGAAATTTAAAATCACTTGCGTTCTGTAGACGATAGTCAATAGCTGATTGATAGGTATGGATTATTCCACGGAAGCCATTTTGTGCAGCTATATTTCCTGCGATAGTAGATGGACTTGTATGTTTCCATGAAGTGTTATTAGTAGATTGCATTACTTGAGAAGTACCTGTGATTGTATATTGCACAGTAGTCCATATCACATTGGCATTACCGGGATCAGTTCCAGTCTTGAGCAACTTGTACGAAGAAATATAACCTAGAAAAGGTGCTACATAATGAGGACTTTGACCATAACTAATCTGTACAGGAGTTTGTTCTTTCAGGTAACTCCACTTATACGCTGTTCCGATACCTGTAGTACCCACGCTTTTTCCCACGTAAACAACATCAAGAAAAGCAATTGGATGGGCGTTAGTAGTCTGTACGATCTTCAAACAAGGAGTGTACTGAGGTAGCACAGTAGTTCCATTTATTAGCACACTGAAATACGGAAGTGACGGAGAGGAATTAAGCATTAGGTACTCGAATCTGTGTACCTGGAATTATATTGTTCCAGAACAGAATCTCAGGGTTGACATCAGCTATCCTCCACCACTGTGTTTCATCTCTATAAGCAGAATAAGCAAGATAGTCAATCTGATCTCCTGTTTGCCATGTATAAATACTAATACTATAAGTAGCAGGGACAGTAGGAGGATTAATGAGAATAGTAGATCTTGTCACTCCTGCTTTATCTGCTAATGGAGTAACAATGTCATTAGCATATCTACTATAAATACTGATAGTCATTTCTTCTCCTTAACTTGTGCTTCCAGAAATCTTGGACAGAACAGTGAAACCGACATCTACCGCACAACGTACTGGAACCATCTTAGCTGTGAAATGCGTATAGGTAATTCCTACACTAGAAATATATCCAAAATACTCAAGTGCATTATCTGAATTATTTCCAAAATATAGGTAAGCAGGATTAAAGGTCATAGGACCCTGAACAACTTGAGTGGAACGTCCACCATTACTATTACGAATTTCTGATGATGTCGTATCAAAAGTATTAATACCCAATAGATTATAAAAAGCTTCTACATCTACACGTACACCGTAATTTCCTGACAGAGTATTCAAATAAGCCTTATCCCACATCTCAAAAGTTCTGTCGAACAAAAGAGAAAAACTTATTGTAGTATTCAGGTTGGTTGCATAGCTTCCTGGGTCATCTGGATTTCTGGCATACGAAGGAAGAATTCCACTGTTTAGATCAAGTGATCTACTTTCTGAAATAGTAGAAGGATTATACAAAAAATTAATCTTGTACTGAACATTTCCTTTGGCACCAGGAATAATTCCAGCACCCGCAGCTATCATTCCTCTGTGAAAACTTCCGGATCCTTGACTGAAATCATTGGCGCTGGCTGGTCTTGTTGATTTATTGGCACCACCCACATTCAATACATTGGGATGAAAAGGAGGATTCTGGAATACAGTTACCCCTGGTTTCCCTTTGATTACTGGATATGGTAATCCGGAGATAGGCTCTGATGGTAGTTTAGTCGCCATTACTGTCCTGTCTGTAGATTCTTTAGACGTAGTTGTTCTGCAATTGCATCAGCAACCATCTTACCAGCTGCTCTCGCATCTTGAGCACTTCCACTATAAGTATTTGGCATATTCACATGAATATCACCAAATTGAATAGTACCGTTACTTCCTGTTCCCGCAGCCTTTTGAAGATTAGGATTGAAAGTATTGTTCAGAAGAGTCTGACGAATTGTTTCAGCCTGCTGAGCTGGAATAATCATCTCTCCCTTGTGAACAGTTGCGGGCTGATCCTTGTCGATATCCCAAGCTCCCTTGTCATACCAGTTATTACGCTGGTGGAATGACCAAGCCTTGGCAGGAGAGCCGTAACGATTTTCGATGTAATCCATCATCCAACGAAGTTGAGTCCCACCATTTGTCTTCCAGTCACTACCAGCACTGGCATATTTTTCTTTTGGAAGAGCCTGAGCCAGACCATAGGCACCCGAAGAAGGATTAACCGCTGTTGGATTCCATCCCGCCTCAGACATTTCAAGAGCATTGAAGTCGTTCCATTGACTTGACCAGCCATGCTGCTTCAGAAGAGACTTGGCATAATTCTGCAAATCCTTGCGCTTATTACTCGAAGGAGACTTAGTAGAGGTAGATGTAGAAGTAGTGGCAGAACTTGAGGAAGAAGTCTGACTAGTCAGTCCAGTACTTCCAGCGGAGATCCCTCCACCAAGCGCTGACATAATTGCTTCTAATTCAGACGTTCCACCATAAACTCCTCCTATATCTCCTCCAGTATTACCAGCAGTATCCCCAAGAGTAGTAGCTGAATCTGTAGAAGAATTAGCAAGACTGTTCATATTACCGACTGATCCCAGAATTCTTCTGGCATTAGTGAATTCTCCTGGCTTGAAAGAACGGATACGAACATTAAGTCCTGTGCGAGGAGCTTCAATAATCTTTCCACCACCAATAGCCATAACAACATGGTGCGCAGGATTACCATTGAACAGAAGATCTCCGGGCTGAACCTTGTCAGTATCCACAGGCTTACCAATCTTCTGCTGAGCAGAAGCAACGCGAGGAATCTTTACACCAGCTTGTTTGAAAGCCCATTGGGTAAGACCGGAACAATCCCAGCCATTAGGACCAGTTCCACCCCAGACATAAGGGTCTCCCAATTGCTGCTCGGCATAACCGATTACCTGTGCAGCAGTAGCACCGCCATTAGTTCCTGTTGCTGTTCCAGAACCTCCTGATCCTCCACCACTTGTTGGAACAGCAGCTCCTCCGCCTATACCATCTGTAGCAGTAGTTCTGGAGGACCATTGCTTCTGAGATCTCTTCTCACTTCCAAAGGGATTAAGAAGACTCAACCAGGATTCATCGTTATCTCCAGTTAGTTTATCCTTTACTCTCTTGAGAGAACCACCAGCACGATAGGCATTGCCCAAAGGAGACAGCACATCATAATTAGCCAATGATTTATGTGATGCCTGGCTATATCCCAAAGCACCGACACCAACCATGGCTCCAGCTCCAGCAGCATATGTTCCTGCACCCGCAGTCGCTCCGGCACTACCAAGAGAAGTAACGTTGTAAGCTCCTCCTGCTCCTCTTGTTGCATTGATCAAACCACCAGCACCACTAGCGCCACCTCTACCGAACAAACCTCCTAGAAGGCCGCCTGAGCCCCCAAAAAGACGAGAAGCACCATAGAGACCCACGCCTGCTCCTAGACCACTAGACATGCCTCCTAGGGCGTTAGAGACAGGTGCCAGAGTTCCAGCTCCCACACCAATTGCCTTGTCCAGGCCAGTTGCTTTCAAGAAGGCTGTAAGAGCTTCACTGAATTTACCTACAGCTTGTGTTGCCTTGTCGAAAGCAGGAGCAAGAGAATTAAGAATATCGTTCTGACGGGTAAGACGAGTAGCATTAAGATTTCTCTGGTTCTCAAACATGGAAGTACCCATACCAGTAGTTTTAGCCAACTGATTAATAGCTGACTTGTTTCCACCAGAAGCCTGACCCAATAGAGAATAGTATTTATTGGAGGACATTCCATTACTCTGTGCCGCAACCTGTCCTTGAAGAACATTACGGTATTCCTGAATGGTTCCACTGCTCCAGCCCATTTGCTGACCGAAGTACTGAAGATTCACATCAAGAGATCCACCCTGAGACAAAGCGGCATTCATCTGTTTATTGGAAACTGCCTGCTGACCAAAGGTACGAGTCATGATGGACTGAGCAATATTGCCCATGGAATTCTTTACTCCACCAGCAAGATAAGGACTGGCAAGACCTAATCCAGGTGCCACCATTGCAGCTCTTGCCGAATAAGTCTGTTGAGCTGCAAGCGCTCCACCATAAGCACCTTGTGTCGGATTGGCATAGGCGAAACCACCAGCCTGTCTCATTCCTGAAGCAAAAGCAGGATTGGCAGCACCATTGAATTGTGCAGAACCAAATGTATATTGATTTATATATCCAGACTTAGCTGCATCAGTAGCATTTAGAGCAGTGTAATTATTATTGAATACCGCAGCTCTGGCAACCTGATTGGCTCCCTGATAGTTACCATTACTGAATCCACCCATGGTTGCAGACTGAGTACCATAATAATCCATCTGCATATTGGAAGACATGTTCTTATTGGCATAAGAAACCAGAGAAGATGCCACACCCATAACGGCACCACCAGCAGCGGACATTCTTGACATACCCATAAGGTTGCCGAAGTTTCCGCCTCCGCCATTAGGAGAAGATCTTCCTAAAGCACCTCCAGTAAATCTGCCACCACCACCGTTGGAAGCATAATTAGATCTGTTGGAAACAGTATTCCAATTGCTTCCGACATTGCTGGTACCGGAAACACGAGTAGCGGCCCCACTTACTTGTGAGCCGCTAGACATTCTGCCAACATTATTGGACAGTCTGTTTACTTGTGTTGTTAAAGAATCAACCGCCTGCTGTAAACCGTTAGTTCCAAGCAGACGGCTGGTTCCAATGCTTTGTCCTGAATTGGACGGAGTAGGGGTAGCCACGTGTGATCTCCTAGGATAAGGTTGTTACCTTCAATTATATTACCTGTAAGGCACTCCACCGAAAGTAACGCCCTGTCCTACAGACCGCATATTGACTTGAGTTGAATTATTCTGTTGGTGCATTCTGTCGTATTCTTGCTCCAACTTATAAACATATCTCTTTATCCAGTGCTTTCGTTCTCTGTAGGTCAGTTTTCTTGACTCAGAAATCGGCCATTGAAAGGCATCTGTCAGTTGTTCGTATTCTGCGTACAACGATCTGTAATCAGAGTTCACGAAACAGGATACCCACATTCAGTGGGACAGGTACCTCTCCTTCACAGGAAGGACAAACAGCTCTGACTTCATCGTATCTGGGACCAGGCTGCTTATTGAAAATAAATTCCTGCACAGTATTCCTGTCAGTCACACTCATTCTTTTTACATCGGCCAGACCATTGGACATTACTTCTGCGCCATTTGATTCAATAAATGAGATAACACATTCAGCAAGAGTCAAAGAATTCATTTCAGGAATTGTCAAAGTGTTCTTGAATATGGCATTCTGAACTGCTCCAGTCGGGAACTGTACCTTTGCCTTTCTGCCCTTACGTAGATCCACAAGGAACTCACGAGTCTCAGGATCAGCTAATTCTCTTACAGGAATATCTTTCAGATTCATAGTCAAGTCGCTGAGTTCACCACAGTTAGGACATTCTACTTCGAATACTTCGAATTCATCTCCAAAGGTGGCTCTTCTGATTCCCAGAATCAGCATATCCAAATCTCCCTGAATAAGACTGTCAAGAATTTCAGGAGTAGCAGGCTTGTCACCAATAGCAACTGTTCCACATTGAAGTAGTGTACTGACGTACTTGGCAGCATTGTTGGATGTACGAGATTTGGCAAGTCTTTCTTCATGCTCACCATTGAGTTCCTGAACTTCAGCATCCTGTATCACTTGCTTACCGGAAACAAAACCAGCAGGAAGCTTCACATAAGTATCAGGTAAGTCATCAATGACAGGGACAGGATTCATGGATTGTAAGACCTTCTTCGTAAGCAAATTAAGGTCTTCTACATTTCCTGATGCTACCTGTCCCTCAATGTCATCAAAAGTCATTGAATATTGTGGTGCTTGGGGTTCCATACATTCTCCAAATATTGTCACGAAAGATTAGTACTTTATTCTAGCTCAGAACGATACTCCGCTGAGACCAATCTTGCTGGCCAACTTGAAATCAAATCCCTCATGAGCAAGGGATAGCTGCTGCATGAACACAGCATTGGCTCCGGCATCTAGGTCAGAGAAAGCAATACTTGTAGGCCACGCGTTATATACACGGTAAATAGCCTTTACAGGAACAGTGGACGTAGTCACTGGGTGGTCCAGAACCATGATATCTACAGTCGCACGGAAGTCCTTACCTGGAGAACCTGTTCCAGTTCCCTGCATAACCGTAAAGAGTTCCTGCATCCATTGCCACATAGGGCCCGAACCTACAGCAACTCCCTGAGATAGGGTAATAGGGGCGAAGTCTGACTGGCCGGGCATCTTTTGGGTTGTTGTGTTCATTCCGCCCTCACGGTACGGAATCACCTCAGTCGTAATATTAAGACCTGAAACAGTCATAAAGCCAAGGGTTGCGAAACCCTTGATACTAGGATGCATAATATTTACATTGAACTTAAAATTTCTTAATGGGTCAGTGGCAAGATGAGCAATAGAGGGAGTTGCCTTTGCCAGCGGCGCAACGTTTGTTGTAGCCATTTAGTTACTCCTTAGCTGGAAGTGGTTGAAGAAGCGGCCATCTGGTTAATGTCAATGACAATGAACTCAGCAGGACTATTCAGTGCCAATCCAACTTGAACATGCACTTCACCAGATGCGATTGATGTAGGAGTATTATTTCCAGAGTCACACTGGACAAAGTAAGCAGCGTCTGCTGTATCTCCCTGTAGAACTCCTGTCTGCCAAATTCCCTGCAAGTATTGAGTTACGATGGCACTCAATGTTGCCCATAGATTGGCATTATTATTCTCAAACAGAGCGAACTGTGTAAGCTGCTCTAGTGTCTGAGTAATATTCATCAGCGTGCGCTGAATAGAAACATAACGGTTAGGCATGTTAGGAAGAAGTGTTCTTGCACCCATTACACAGAATCCATAGCTGGAAACATTACGAATAATATTTACAGCATTTGAATTCAAGGTATCAAGATTACTGTTCTGGAATGCCAGTTCCACTCCAGCTACTCTTTGAACTGGAATAGTTACACCAGCAGGAGATTTCTGTACTCCGTACTGAGCGTCAGTCTGTGAGTACAAGCCTAGAACTGCTCCGCCAGGAGGAAGCTTTCTCGTAGCTCCTGGTGTAGACGAAACAGGATCTGGAATTTCTAACCATGGTGCGTAAACAGAAACTGTTGCTGAAGGAGTAATCTCAGAATTTCCTACCACCATAGCCAGATAATTATTAACAGTAGCGGACTCAGAAGGAGTAACACCATCACTTCCCAGGATAGCCTGAGGAGCATCAATTACTACAAAGATATTTTCCTTTGTCTCTGTCCAGTTAAGAATAGGATTAAGAGTAGCTGTATCAGAAATACCTGGCAGATTCAAATCAAGATTTCCATCAGTAGTAGAAAGTCTTTGTGTAGCTGTAAGAAGACTTGGAGTAGCCACTCCATCAGAACCTGAAGCAAGAGCTGTTGCACTTTGTAGACGAGGAGTTATATCTGTTGTCCAAGTAGTATAAGCTCCCAAATCGGTAGCCTGAATATACTTGGAACCCAGCAATGTGGAATTAAGCATGGCTACAGCATAACGAGCATCTGTACGATTCATAGTAACGTCAAGGAATCTCTCAACAATATTTGAATCAGATGTTCCACCATAACGAACAATAATATTAAATCTGCCTGCTCCTGTTGTGCTATTTGTAATATCTACATAGATACTATTTCCCCAAACTCCAACGGACACACATGCAAGCTTGAGAATAGGAACTGCTGTACCTGTGTTATTGAATGTAGGAATTGCTCCAGCTGGAGTAAAGGAACCATCATCAGTGAAAGTAACTGTTGTACGACCAGAAACAGCACCAAGTAGCAATGGTGTAGAAGTTACCCCACCAAGTGTCAAGTTTCTACGATAGATCTTATAACCAGTAGTAGCTACAGGAACATTGGCAGTCCAAGTAAGAACTACATCATTTGTTGGAGTAAGTGTCTGATTGGCTACAGCAGTAACAGGTGTTCCACCATCTGTCTCACCAGTAGATGTGGTAGCTGTAATTGTGTATTCATAAGTATAAGAAGGAGTAACAGTTCCACCCGGTGCTGCTGCAACACCTACAGGAGGCTGAATAGCACCAACACCATCTTCTCGGTCATTAAGAGTAGAAGTTGCTGTAATAGCATCCGTAGCTGAGGCACGGACTACATAACACTGGTTTCCGTTATTGGCGAAGTACTGCCATACAGCAAAGGGAAGATAGCTAGAGGCATTTCCGAATCCTCCGAAAAGATTAAGGAAGTCACTCCAACTCTGAATAAGAGTCGGCTGTGTGGGACCCTGAGTATGTACACCTATAAAGGCAGCTGTTGACTGTCCAGGAGAGGTAGTTCCTGTAGACAGCGGAGTAAGTGAGGTATTTACGTATACCCCTGGACGTTGATAAGTCATTAATATCTCCTAGCTAATTTAAAGTAATGGCTACTATCAGTATATCGATTAGAGTTGTGGCGGAAAAATAGTGATAGTATCCACAACTTGTGTAACCTTAGAGTAGGCTTCAATCTCAATAGGAAGAAGTTCAGTAGAAACTCGCACAGTGTAAGCAGTATGGAAGATTCTCTTACCATCAGCATCATGTGTATTAAGTCTTTCAGGACCAGCCATCAAATCAAGACGACGTACCGTTCCATCTTCTTCAATAGCCAGATAACCATGCCGAGTACTTAAATAATCAGGCCCTGATAGCACAGCAGTCAAGAAAGTTGAATGCTGATTATTTCTGGACAATACTTCTATTTGATAATCAATATTATACGGTATAGGCGTAAAAGCCCAGTAAGGTGAATTAGTTACATCGTTATTCTCGTCTGTTATCCAATCAGAGAAATTTTCTGGAGTGTATGGAAGCTGAGCCCACCCTGAATGGGCTCTTTCTGCATCAAATGAAATTCCAGTATTGGCTATGACAACAGATGGATATGTAAGGTTGGTAAGTTCTACATCTGAATCCAGCCAGATGACTTGTACTGGTCTCCCTGTATCAGGGGCATTGACATCAGTAACAACTAAGTTGGAGAACTTAGTTTTCATAGCCTTGTCTTCATTGAACAGCCACATAAGTTCTCCTTAGATGAGATCTTGAATAATCCAGTTATAAACTGAGGTATCGCCAGTAGAAGACTTAATTTGAAATGACGTACCAGCAGTAACGGCAGACATATACGGAGCCTGGGTAGCTGCTGTACCCGCAGCAGTTTTAAGTCCAAAAATAACTACACTGTTGGCTGTAATAGCAGTAGTAGTAATTGTTACAGCAGTAGTACTATTAGCAGTCACAGTTCCAGCTTTAGCGTTAGTTCCACTGGTAGTCTTAAAACCCTTACCAGCTAACGTGACCGCAATATCAGAATCAGATGAACCGATCTGAGCTACGCCTGTTCGTCCCCATGTAGTATCTCTGGCAGAAGTTCCGATACCAAATTGCTGGGTACCAGTACCAAGAAGACGGAACCTGTCATTGGCATCGGCGCCATTGACGTTCGTTGCCAGCACGTTGTTACCAGAAGCTGATGGTTGCAGTGAGACACGCCCGGCGCCCTGGAAACTGTGGTTAATATTTCCGTATGTTTCATAGGCTGTGGAATCTACGTGACTCATAATTTGTGGAAAAGCGGTCAACCAGTTAGCTGAGCTATTACCAGTTCCCTGGAAGTCTGCATCGAGAACACGTACATTCTGGGCAGCAGTCACATTGATAGAGAACTGAACTCCAATTGTTCCGCTGGATACGATTGGAGAAGAGAAGCGACAGAAGGTAACAAATCCAGTAGAAGTACCAGACCAATTCAAATCATAGATAGTTCCTGTTGCAGCCTGCCCATTAAGTGAGAAGAACAGACGATCAAGATTAATACCCGCGCCAGTTCCAGTAACTGATACACCATGAGTCTGGTTATTAATAATACGCATAGTGCTAACTCGTACTTGAGTTGCTGCGCCAGAAATAAGCAGACCAACATTACCTTGCTGGATAACTCCACCAGTGATCTGAACATTCTGTGGAGAACCATTAGGCCCATCTTCAAGAACTACGTTAGTTCCTGTCTGTGGACCCAGAGCATCAAGATTTTGAATGAATGCGGCAGCACAATCTCCCTTTATACGAAAAGCTGCGCCAGTTCCACCCAGAGTTGCTTGCATCCAAGCAAAACAGTTTTGTACCAGGACATCCCAAGAATCCTCAATGTGAATGCCATCAAGGTTTGCATTAGCTCCACTGTTAACTCCTAGAAAGCGCGTGAACACATTGGAGAGCATAAAATTAGCTGCGGTATTAGTACTGTCTGAGAATATATAGATTCCACCAGCACAACTTTGAATCTTTGTGTTGTGAACCATTCCACCATGAAGTGTCTGGCTTGCTGTGCCTATAGCACGAATAGCATAACCGTTAATATTCAAGAAGACAGTGTTGAATACCTTGAAGGACTGAACACCAGTAGCAGTGACACCATGAGCAGCTGGATTGGTTGTAGTTGTTGTACTAGCTCCGTGAATACTGATATCACGAATAGTTCCGCTATTACCTGTAACACTGAACAAACTGGTACCTGTAAAGCTGGCTCCGATAACAATTCTAGTACTGTCAGTTCCTGACCCTTGAATAGTTACCCCAGCACCACTGAGAGTAAAACCAGTTCCACTGTTGATTAAATACTGTCCAGGTGGAAAATAAATAATTCCACCCGCAGCATTAGCAGCAGTAGCAGCACTAGCTACAGCAGTAGCATCATTGGTTACATTATTTCCGGCAGCACCATAATCTTTTACATTGAACTGGTTTACACCTTTAGCATAGCCTGCACTAATACCTAAATTACTAACAGCCAAGGGTTTATTCGGCAGATCAGAAAGATTATTAGCTGCCTGAAGACCATTATTTGAGGAAGTAGTAATAGCTGCATCAAGCGCTGCAAAAGCATTATTAACAGGAACATCCCAGTTCTCAGTACCCCTTGGAATGGGTGTAAATGTCATATGTGATCCTTAAGTTGATTAATTCTTAGTGTACCAATTCCAGGCGGAAGAAACTCTTGCAGGATAAACAGTAACTGAAGATCCTTGAGAAGACAAAGTATAAGTAGTTGCTGGTACCCCAGTTCCTTGTATTGTTTCACTGTTCACGGTATGAAGAACTACAGTATTAGCACTGGAGTCTGTTTTCTTAATTGTATAGGTATTAGGTGTCCACGCGGCACTGATCAATGTTATTGAGATACTTCCAGACGTAGCATTCACAAGAATAGTGTCATCCACTACTGATACTGAATAATTTGAAGATACCTGAGTTACTGGGTAAGCTTTCTGACCATCAATGATCTTCAAACCAGTGGGAGCAGTAACACTAATATTGGCTGCTGTATAAAGACCAGTAAGAGTAATACTACCCAAGGCTGCATTAAGTGCTACACCTGAATTCCGATCAGTAAAAGTAGGTGCTCCAGATTCTGTATCCAGTTGATCAATATTGATAAATGGTCCTGTACCCGCTGATCCCGCACCAACAATATTGATAACATTAGAGCAAGCTTCAATGGATATCTGGTTCACCCATATAGCATGAGTAGCTCCTACAGAACTGTAGTAAACACCTACAGGACAAAAACCAGACCAACAATAAAGGATTCGCATGTTGTCTACAGTTGTGTGTTCCGTAGCAAAGAATCCAAAAGTAAAGCCCCCATGGCAAGTAACATTGCTAATAGCACAGTTATCGTTATTTCCATTGGCTGGCATTAACCAACCGATAGAAAGACCATTGGCAAAACTATTAGGGCTGGTAAAGTCATTGTGCGGAACAGTCCCAGTAGTACCATAAGCAAAATCAAACAAATTACAGTTGGACATTCCTGACATGTCACCAGCACTATAACTAAGTCCGAAAGAACTATAGGTAGTAAGGATAGACATATCCTTAAAGGTCACACCCATATTACTGAAAATTCCTGGTGCAACCCCGTAACCTCCTGGCTGAGAAGGGCCACCAATTACACAAGCATTTCCATTAGTATTTATACTAGTTGTCTGAGCCCCAGAGGAAGCAAACACTCCAAAGGAAACCCATGTACTTCCAGAAAATTGTGGATAAAGTTGTTCCCAATGTTGAAGTAGCGAACCATTGGATATACCTAGGAAAGTAAGACCACTCTTGTTTCCTGTCGTTACTACTGGTGGAATATACAGCTGAGAATTACCTAAATGTGCTGTATTAAGGCTTCCGGCAATTCCATAATAAAGACCTGAACCAGCTGGAGTAAACACTGTGGCAGCACCATGAAGAGCAGCATAAGAAACAGCTGCATTGATAGCACTCTGAATAGGCGTAGTGTCATTTGTAGCCCACAAAACCATGGCATTAGTAACAGTCGTTGTAGCTGTCGTACTGATAGTTACTTGTCCTGCATTGGTATAAGTAGTAATAGTACCGATAAGGGAAGTTACTCCAGTAGCCGCAGCTCCTTTAATCATTACGTATTTACCTACATCACCAGAAGTAAAACGATTGGATGCAGAAGTAAGTATCGATTGTCCTGATGTAATAGCTCCGTCCAGGACAATCTGTCCGTCTCCTACCGCTCCATAAGTAGCTACATTGAATACATCAGTTCTTTTAGCTGTATAAGCATTATTGGCTCTTGTAACTTCAGAAGATAGCTGTGTGTCCGTATAAGCCTCTGCATTTACTTGTGCGGTATTCGCTGCCCCTGCTGTGTCAAAGGCGCTTACAGAGGCTTGTGCAGCCGTTCCCAGACCTAAATTAGAACGGGCTGTAACTGTGTCCTGTAAATCAGAAAGATTATTGGCAGCCAATAAAGAACCAGCACCAGAAGGAGATGCCCAATCAGCAGTAGTCGTACCAGTAGCTGTAAGAACTTTTCCAGTCGAAGGGGTTCCACTTACAATTACGCCGTTGATTTGGTCAGCACCAGCAAGTATTTCAGTCTCTAATTCCTGGAGCGCGGTATTAAGTGTCACGTCCCAATCTGGTTGTCCCTTTGCGGGAAGTACTAAAGCCATTGTCTATCCTCCATAGGGACCATCACCATAAAGTCCTTCTCCATATCCTGTGATGTTTGGAACTACATATGCAGGAGAACGCAGAGAAGGTGTTACTTGATTGACCATCTTGGTCATATTGTTATTCTGATTACCAGTGTAGCCAAGAGGGAATACTCCACGGCCACTATTATAAGGATCATATTTCGCATCTGGAATACTCAGTCTATTAGAGAATTGAGTATCGTTAGGTGTTGCATATTGTGCAAACTGAATGTCATTGACCAGTTCATCAGGCTTTACTTGAGTAGCATCAATAGCCACAATAATATCGCGCTTCTGAATCTGACCAAGTATCTGCACACTCGTTACCCTGAACACCTTAGTATCATATACAAATCTGTCCTTGAGATAGTTCTGAGTATTCAGATCCATCTTGTTCAGGCCAGTTCTTTTCAATTGATCAAAAGATAGTGTTACATGTGCTCGATCATTATAGTAAAAACCATTGACCGTATTATCGTTTTCGCCTTCAACATGGATAACATGAAGAGCTGGAATAATATTGGGACCAAAATAAACTCTTCCCAATGTTCCAGCAGCTTCTCCATAAGTAGGATCTACAGTCGATTGGTCATAAGCAAATCTGAAGTAATTGACTTCATCTCCAGTCCATCTTTGCCAATCACGAAGACCCTTATAGATTTCTGATGTTTCCCAGTCTACGGAGAAACGGCCACCTTTCCAGCCAATTCTTCCCATTCGAAACATCCTTTTCTATAAGGGTCTTCATTAATTTACAAGCCCCACATACCACCGAAAATAGGGCTCTGAAGGTTAGACTCATCTTCATCTCTAGAATCAATAGAGGGAAGCTGACGACGAGGAACGTCATAATCGTCATACTCTCTATCCTCAAAGATAGGTACAAGACGGTTGGTAGTCTTGGACACTCTTCTGATCTTGGACATTTCAATACGATTAAGACCAATATTAAGCATGGCACAAAGCTGATTATACCTAGCAGTCATACCGTCAATCTGCTCACGTAGCTGTTGGTAACGTTGACTACGCGGAACAGTAGTTCCATCGGCACTTGAGATATCAATATCAGTACTGGCATCTGTAGCCAAAGCCCATAGAGCATCTACAGTTGCACGTAATGCAACCAGTGTGCCCTCAATTTCTGGCAGATTGGAAAGATCCATGGGAACAGTTACATACTTGATAAAACCATTTGAGTCTTTAAATCGTGTCTTAGCTGTTCTGCCATTAGTGTGCTGAATAACTGCGTCATTGATAAACGCACCTAATTCTTCGTCCGAGAACATTCCTCCAGCTTGACCAGAGATAACCAGTGTATCTCCTTGTGGAAGAGGTGAAGAAGTTCCTGTAAGAAAGATACGACCTTCTTGATAATTCATTGTGTAATCAGTACCCTTGACCAAAATCACTGGCGATTGATTTCTGATCCATGTCACTGTCTCATTCCAGATATTAAAATCTGTAAGATCATAAGTAGACAGCATTCCCGTACCGAGAAAGGTATCCGAGAAAGGTGCGCCAGTATCTCCTAGCTCAATACGGACTCTGTTAATAATGTCCTGTGTTGTAAAAGCCATGAATACCTACTGTTGTGTGATAGTGATATTGGCAATCGGAATAGTGATGGACTGGTTCTGTGGAGCCGTAATAGGATTATCCCACTGCCATACACAGATGACTTCTCCTGTTGTACCTGAAGCCACATTTACTAAAGCTCCATAAGTCACTGGTGTACCCGAACCTGCCGCAGCAGTAAAAGGCCCAAAGGTGATAAGGGCACTGTTCTGAATCTGACTTGTACCATTTGATGGAGACGTAGAAGAAGTAAAGGCACAAGCCTGTCGTGAATAACCTGTAGCAGCTAATTCAGTCAGCTCAGATAATTGAGGATCAGTTGGTATAGCTGACGTGGTACTTGGATCTACTGTAAGCAGAGCAATATATGAAGTAGTTGGCGGAGTCCAACCACCCAGTGACGTACCAGTTACCCAATTGAGAAAAGCACGGTCTGTCGTATCAGTGAAATTACCTGACATATTTTAATTCTCCCTTAGCGGTAACCGCCCTCCCAAAGAAGGCCCTTACTTGATAGATGACGTGCTAATTCTACAGGAACTACATACTTGCGTCCCTCTTCAAAATCATAGTGCTTTCCAGCACCGAAAGTAACTTGTTCCAAAGTTACCAATGGAATAATAGTGCGAGTAGGGGTCTCAAGTTCGATGTCCTTACTTACTTCCAAGTCATCAACTACTACTGAAGTAGCAGGACCGCTGGAATAATCAACAGGAACGTCATTGATTTCATTCTGTACTTCTGCCATCATGGCAATTTCTTTAGCACGTTCTTTCAGTTCAGCTTGATTTTCCCTCTGAAGCTGCTCAGTTGTAATACCGGTCAAATCTCCGGGACGCTTACGTGGTGGCATTTAATTCTCCAAATTTAGTAGCTCATGTATTAGTTAAATTATATAAGAAAACCCTGCCCATAACAGGCAGGGCTTCCTATGATCTGAAACTCTTTAATAATTAGTTAGTACTTGCAATTACAACAGAGATGTCAGTGATAAGACCTAGACCCCAAATAGCGTACCACGCTAATGCATGTTCTCTTCCAAAATCGAGAATTCCGCCATCGCGTAATTCAACAGGAAGTGAAATAGCATGTCCGAATGCATTGTCTCCAATGAAGATGGAATCATAACGGTTAGCTGCACCGTTACCAGTTGTAACACCACCAGTAGTTGTGTCAGTTGTCCAACCAGTTCCAGCTCCACCTACAACGTTACGTACCTGAGTTGTCTCGATAAATACGACATCGTTCAAACGTCCGATTTCTCCCAGCATAAAGTTACCTGGGGCTGCATACTTAGTCATCTCGATGAACTGAGGGTCGTTACGTAGCCAACGGCTCTGGTGAGGATGGACAAAACAGACATATGTCTCGCCTAAGCGGGGGACGTTTTTTGTCGCAAGTGTCTCGACTGCGTCATATACAGTCTGAGACGTCAGGTTGAAATCACCTGTCATAGTGGCATTGGAGCTTCCAGGAGTTCCTACGTTGTAGTAAACCTGATTGTTAATTGCGCCAGTGTCCTTCTGGTATCCGAAGATCTGTGAAGAAGCCTGAAGCAAAGTGTTACGAGCACTTACGTCAAGGTAAGTAGCCATGTTACGGCCTAGAAGACGAGAAGCAGATGCCATTACGTCATCGAAGGATGCGTTCAATAGAAGCTCAGAAACAGCTACAGCAAATCCCTGCTCAGCAACAGTGATACTGAACTGAGAAGCTGTAAGTGGAGCTGTCTGCATACGAATACCTTCAACAAGCTGAGAAGCATTGCCTAGGTTGTTGTAACGCATAAAGTTAATAGTAAGACCTGGTGTAACTCCAAGTTCTGTCTTCTTAACTGCGAATTGCTCGAAGCGAAGAATAGGCATTGCTTGGAATAGAATTTCCTTTGACCAAATCGTTTGAATAGCTGGAGAAAGTGCAGAACTTCCACCAGGATAAGCTGTTGGAGCACCAGAGATATTCGGTGTGCCCGTAATTGCTGAACCAGCCATATTTAGTCCTTATCGATTATATGGGTTCGGGCACTAGCCGTACCCAGTGTGTTTAAGATTATCCGAGAATTCCGCGTTGTCTCGCTGCGTCATTTCTGGCAAGTCCCGATTCCTTACGGAACTCTGCGTACTCAGACATTGACATGTTATTAATGTCTTCAGGTGTAAATGTCTTCTGACCCACAGCACCATCCAATGGTCCTAGGGCTGTAAATCCTGTAGGTGATACTCCACGCTGCTGAGCCATCTGCTGTTGTCTTGCTGCGGCAACTTCTGCTGCAATAGACTGAGTAGCTTCCTTTGCCTTTGCTATAGCGGTATCAATTTCTTCCTTGGAATTACCCTTGATAAATCCGTGGAATTGAGGAGCGATATTCTCAACATTAGCTTGTAATTGTGAAGTAGTGTAATCTACAATCTCATTATATGCTCTTTCCTTGGCAGATAGAGCACGTTCTTGTTCTCTCTCAAGTTGAAGAGTATTAAAGCGCTCTTCCCAAACATTATTAGTTTCCTGCAACTTCTTTTCAAGGAGTGCCTTTGCAGACATTTCCTCTTCCTTCTTAGCAGTTTCTGTTGCTAACTTTTCAGATTGCTTACGTTCGACTTCAGCAAGTTCCTGTGCCTTCTGATCCTGAATTTCTTGAAGTGTCTTCTGCGCGCCAGAGAACTGCGTCTTCAAAGATTCTATTTCAGTATAAAGCTTATCCTTTTCTTCCTTACGCGCCTTGGCAATATCTGCTTCAGTGAATACTCTCTCACCTGTTGCACCATGCTGGAAGGCTGCTGGGGAAGCTGCTGGACTTTGAGCACCATTAGTAACTGGCTCTACTGATGTAGAACCTCCTTTGATTGGATAGATAGGTGCGAACAAAACATTCTCGTTTGCACGACTCTTTCTCCAGCCTACAGGGTTGTTCTTAAAGGTATTTGGAATTGCCATTTTCTTATCTCCTAGAATTTAACTTGGTGTTTTCCGAATATATCCCGAATGAATTTACTTAAATGTGTTCATTAATCGTCGGTTGGAAGCTGTCTGGTTCCTAGTTTTGTACCATAAGCATTAACTACAGTTTCACGAAGGGCGTTCATAGAAGCCACTCCATCTAATTCCTGCAAGTCAATCTTATTGATTGTTCCTGGACCACCAGAAGGAGGAACAGGATTTCCTTCAGCGTTCTGCTGAGCCTGTACAGGCTCAGAAGTTCCATCAGGTTGTGGAATCATTCCCGTAAGTTCCTGGATCACAGAATCGATCTGAGTTCTTAGCATACGAAGAGCACCATCTCTAACTGCATCCTCGTGCAATTCATCAAAGATTTCCTGAAGCTTTTCATCTGGGAACTGCTCACCCAGATCTTTCAATGCTCCTCTACGAGATTCAAGATCCATATTCATCATGGCTCCAATCTCATTGAGCTTTACCAACTTGTCCACTGGAAGTGGTGAAGGCCAGTCGATATCACTGAAATAAACAAGAGGATCTGTCGGATCAATTACGAAAGGCTGACCTTCTTGAATAATTCCTTCTGTATCTGGATTATACAAGGTAGCTTCAGGTTCAAAAATAAATAAAGTTTTTAATGCCAACTCATTTATCTTTTGTAGTCCCTTACCATATTGTATCTTCTTTAGCTCAAACTTTTGCATAAGAGGTAAAAATTGCATAGCAAGAGCTACACCAGAAGTATTTGAAATAGCTTGACTTTGACCTAGAGCAGTCTCAGGAACACCAGTCATTTCATGCATAGCAATCTTGAGCATATTCAAGGCATCAAGGGGACCTTCTAGTTCCACACCATTTTCAAGGTTATGGATAGTCACGTCCTTATTTCCAATGGACCACACGCGGTTGGTTCCCTTCTCAAGCTGAGAGGGCTTCGCACCGATAACAACAGTAATGGGAGCTGCGTGATAATTCACAATGTCAGCAATGTCAGTAGCAGTCTCATTGTACTGACGATTAAGACTGATCAGATTCTGCACATCAGACATTCCCCAAGGAGATCCGGAAGCAGGGTGGTTAGCAATATGCACGATAGGAATAACTCCTAGTGCATTAGGACGCTCATCAATCAACTCATCATTTACATACTCACGAATAATATCAGAGCGAATAAGTTCGGTGTAAGTATATACCGATCTAGTACCTTCTGTATTAGTTCCCCAGAAACGATACTTAAGTTTGAATTCTAAAAGTCTGTCCCTGTCATGAGGATGCCATGTAGGAAAACAATAAGCAGAGTTAAGAGGGAGGATACGTACTCGTCCAGCATGATTGTTGCTTGCTTCATCAACCCATGCAGATTCATAAGCCACCTTAACGAACGAATCTCCAGAGACACCCCCTTGCTGACCCATCTCCCAAGTAACGGCCTTCATGTTGTTATCCATCTGCCAAATTCTCTTCAGCAGTGCGGGAACAATGTGGTCGTACTCTTTGACAGTGTCAAAGGAAATGCCTCTGGAGAAACAGAAGCTATTTATATAGTCGGCAAAAGCCTGCACGTAATTGAAAGTAAGTTGTGGATCACCGAACTCACGACGAGTTCCCCAGTGATGACCTAGATACCATGCCCAGTATTCTGCATATCTATTAAGACGTGGACCATGCATTTCAAACTCTTCATCAGAAAGTTCGACCAGACCTAGTGGCGAAATCGCAATAGCTAGATCTGATGCTGCGGCTCTCATTGACGGAGAGTAGAAAGTCATTGACATTTAAGTACCTTATTCTTCGAATTAATATCTCTATGCGTATAGGGTATCACAAACTTAGTTAATTCTGATCTCCAATAACAGTTATATAGATAACATGTCCTGCACCCACTGTTGTAATTCCTAAAAGACCTAATACGGCAACAGTGGATTGATAGGCCACACCACCAACAGAAGTCGTGCTCAAGGAAGATACAGCAACTTGAATTGCGTTGGACAAGGTGTTATTAGTCGCTAAGGAACTAGCTTGTACGCCATGTACGTGAGTAAGACCTGCATTGGAAATGTCTACAGTGAATGTACCGTTTGACGCTGTGGTTGCTGTAGTGTGTACCAGCATTGGACTTTGCGTCAGGTTTCCAGATTCATCTTCTACAAAGAAATCAAAAGGCATGTTAACTCCATTTTAAGGGTTAGCGAATCTAGCTACTGTAAAGAACTGAGCTTGTCCAGTGTTATTAAGAGTAGTGGCATTCTTTACTGATGTGATATAACCAATAAGTGTTGCCTGACTACCAATAAGATCTGGATTAGGAAGGTAAACTTCCTGACCAATAGCAGCATTGGCAGCAGCTAGGTTGGAATATAAAACCTGTCCGTACTGGATAACAATCTGAGTTCCAGCAATACCTGTAGGAAGTAGCCATACTCTATGGATGGCTGCGTTGGCATTAGCCCCTAGAGCTGTAATAGTTCCACCAACATCATAGTTAGCTACATCAAGAGTAGTACGAGTAGCAGACTGTGAGTTAGTATTCTGCGTTACATATCTAAATGTAGCACTGCTCTCTACAGGGTTACCAACTAGATTAGGTGTCTGTACACCACCATTAGCATAGTTATACCCTGCCGCAAGTTGCGTACCTACTGCCTTAGAGATATTTAAGTTAGCACCATTTGCAGAAACTCTATTCCCTGATACAGAGAAAGAGCCCATATTTAGGAAGATACCCCATAGAGTATCTGTGTCATATGGCAGCAGAACAGGGGCGGATAGTACGTTGTACAAGTTACCTGTACCTGTGGTTCCCCATGTTGTCCCCAGAAGAATATTGGCTCTACGCTGGAGACCTGTTAGCGGAGTAGTCTGAGACAAAATAGTTCCAGAACTATTTGCATACCAGTAATTAACTGACTGAGAAAGCTGTCCACCAGAAAGAGTGACTGTCTGAGCATTAATAGTTATTGGCGTAATTATAGGAACAGTAGGAGTGGTGTGATAATCAACCACATAACCACTGGCAGCAGTGATATCGAAAGCATTCAAAATGCCACCATTTTGTGTCATTACTCCACCGGAATAAATACCAGAGCTAGCAAAGGTTGGCAAAATATTCCATGCTGATGCTGAAGAAGATGTAGCTGTAGGACTACTACCATAAGCAGCTGTGCCTGTTATAGCTACTCCATTAATCTTTGCCACAGTTGGATTAGGTAATGTTCCTGAAAGATCTCCAGCTACTGTCGGATTCTGCCATGAAGCAGCAGAAGTTGAATTGGCAGAGATTATCTGACCAGATGCAGGAGTTCCTGTAATGGTAATTCCATTAACCTTAGCTACTGTAGGAGCTGGATATGATCCTGAAAGATCTCCAGTAGCCAGACCATTCGGAGGTAAAGTTGTTGGTAGCTGTCCAAACGCAATAGCGTCAGTTGCCAGAGTTGCATTTGCAAGACTTGTGATCTTCTGACTTCCCATATTTACGGATGCTGTAGGAGCAGTCATTTGATCTAGTCTATTAGTGCGAACCACTGACTGAACATTTGCAGTATTGGACAGAGTAGGAGCTGGATATGTTCCAGTTAGATCTCCAGTGGCAGCACCATTAGGTGGCAGTGTTGCAGGGATCTGCCCGAATGCCGCGCTATCTGTAGCTGCTGTTCCATTAGCAAGAGAAGTTAATTTCTGGCTATTCATAGGTACTGAGGTAGTAGGAACATTGATCTGGTTCAGAGTGGGCATTGCGTGAATATGCCCTGCATCCGCTACAGAACCTACAGCACCTGCTGACTGTGTTCCCAAAGGCGCTATATTGCCTCCTGTGGAATTAATATTCGCAGTGGCAGAGTTTCCTAGGGCAAGAGTTGTTCGTGCCCCAGCGGCCGTTGTAGCGGCTACTCCACCCTGTGCCAACGGTAATGGTGAAACTAGATGAGTAGCTATAACTGTAGGAAGTACCGCAGTTCCACCTAAGTCATTAGCCAACTCAACAACACCTTGGATAGAAGTGGTAGCTGGAGGCAGATTGCTTGGGTCAACCGGAGTTGCCAGACTAATGGTATTTCCTGCAAGGCCTAAACCTATACCAACATTAATCAATCCAGGAGATGTGAACTGGGTCCAATTGACTGCTGTAGTTCCTACAACATACGGAGGAGTTCCGACTACTACCCAACCAGAACCGGTATTCGTTGTTCCGTGATTAATAAATGCCGCAGCCGCAGAAAATTCTGCCGCCTGATCCATATCAGTGGCACGAGTAAGAATATAAGCAATACCTACAGTTCCTAGGGTGGTCAAAGTATAGATACCATTATTGGCTGGCAGTACTTCATTTTTAACCATAATTCGGTCGTTTAATAAAACAGTATAGCCATCAATAATAAGAGCACCCAAAGTTGTAGCAGTAAGGGTAGCTCCTACACCCAATGTGCCATTGGCATATGTGTTAGTTGGAAGAGCTACAGTTGTTCCTACAGCTACAGAGTTCTTTACTGCTATACCAGCGGAGATACCATCAGCATATCCTTTAGAAGCAGCATCTCCGCTACTACTAGGAGTAGGTACAATAACGCGGTCAGTAAAAGTTTTAATCCCAGAAACATTCTGATCAGTTGTCAGATCTACATAATTTTGTGTAATGCTACCTGTTCCACCCTGTAAAACAGGTAGTGGGGCAGTTAGATTTGTAGACTTAACTGTTGGTGAGGGATAAGCACCTACAAGATCACCACTTGCAGAACCTGTAGGACTACCTCCGCCAAAACTACCTCTGGTAGACATTAGACACCAGCTTGAATTGTAAATGTACAAGCTGTTGCTGTAAGAAGTCTTACTTCGGTATTTGATGTAATCCCAGTCGCAATCTCCGGTGGAAGTTTAGGATTATTAACAGCGATAAAACTTTGTGCTGGAACGAAGAAGCATTCGTCTCCACCAATTGTTGGATCTACTCCGTCAAAACGAGCCCACATATCTGCGGAACCACGGTTGACTACTTCGATAGGTCTATACCACGATGTAAACGTAACTGTAGTAACGACATTACTCACAGTAGTTCCACTGGTGATGTGAATAGCCATAAGGCTCTCCCAAAATTGTGGGGGATGGATAGAGGAGAGTCCAAATAATGGGTCTAATTAATTTCTGATAGTTTCTCGTTAAGAACAATATATCGTGAAAGGAACAGCAGTATCAGAAATAAGTTGAATACTGGTTCCGCTAATCACGCGAGTAATGGGTTCTTGTGTCAGAATCCCATTAGGAAAAGTCATAGCCTGTCCTGGAAGAACAGGAAGATTGTCATCAGCAAGAATTACTGGAGCTGTTCCATCCGTACGTAACCAGATTGTTCCAGTAGTTCCACGATGTATAACAGTAATATTTGCAAAATACTGTGGAAAATCAACAGGTGTTGCTGTATCTATAACCAAAGTACCCGAGTGCGCTCTGCTCGCAGCCATACTATTCCTATCTCATATCGACTACTGAAGCAGTCTGGTCTACTGGATACTGTTCTTGGATATCACTGATTGATGGTAGTTTTCCACCACTGTATTGAAAATTATGTCCGGAGATACCAGTTATTAGCTCAACTGGCTCTCCGGACAATTCAGTATAAGCAGCTTTACGTCTGTCATAGAAGACTGTCACTGCTTACTCCTTAACTATAAACTGGAAGTGTTCCAGGATCTTCAGCCAGATCGACACTGAACGGAGCAGCTAGATCAGAAATTACAGAAACCTTTGATCCATAAGCAGTAAATGCTGTGGAAGCAGAAGGATCTGTAGCTAGAGGAGTAGTTGTAGAAAGGGCAGGGCGAGGGAAGTTGTTCTTAACTGCAACACTCACAGAACCACTGGCAGGAATTCTTACAGAAGCTGTGTCGTTACCATTAACGGTAGCAGTTGTTCCATCAGTAGTTACAGAAAGAGTTCCAGCCACGGTGCTAGGAGCGGTAGCAGTAACAATAATATACTTCTCCCAGCCAGTTAAAACAGCAGGAGTAGCTGTGCTGGCTACTAGGGTTCCGCCAATTGCGTGTACGGCCATAATTCACGTCCAAAATAATAAAGGGATAGTTATTAAGAGATGGCCTTATCCACTGCGTCATCAGCAGCATCAACAGCCTGTACCGCTACGTCTACATCAGAACGTAGGGTATCTGCAATAGCTTCTACATGAGAAGCAGCAGCATGAATGTCAGTAGAGATAGCATGCTTTAGACCATCAGCTACCTGAGCTTGATGAACTCTATTGAATACTGCCTCCAACTTTAGAACAAGTGCGTGAAGATCTCCTTCAGCCTTATCCTTCAAGGCAGTAAACTTTGCCTCTAGTTCGTTAACAAAAGTCATTTTAATTCCTTAGTGTCTAGCCACAGCGGCATTAAACCACATGACTGTTTGATCCAAATTAGTAAGAGCCAATGACTTCTCTCGGCTTTCAGGAGCATTCTCATCCATCCATAATGCCAATTCTAAAGCCTTGGCTCGCATCGCTTCATAAGTAGCTGCGGTTATCGAAGTCGATGGATGAAAAGTAAATCTGTTCCATAAATCTGCGTGATCCATTTAATATTCCTTTATAAATTTCTTAGTCCGTAATTACAGCTGCATGTAGTCTTTCATAACGTCCACCACTACGATTTACTTCTTCAAATCTACGTGCGGAAGTAGCATCTACATGTACTCCGTGCATAAACTCTCCAGTCATACTTGCAGAATCCAGCCAAGCGGCAGAACCAACATGTGCACGAGCTGCCATTGTTTCCTCTGCTGTCTTGATAAACACAGGCTTATTGTGATTAGGACGTCCAGGTGCAGTTACATAACCCTGCATAGCTCCAAGTTGGAAACCACTAGGAACGTCAGTATCTGTCGCCAGACCTTCCTCAAAGCGCAAAGGTCCACGACGCTCTGAATTAGTTGCACTCTTGGCTTCGTAATTAACTGCGCCACGATCTCTTTCTGGGAAAGTAGGATTTGGGGCAAGTTGAACGTTGCTTCCTGCTTCCTTATACATATCTGCCATATTAATTTCCTTAAGTTAAAACACTAGTGTTAATTAATGATATCAGTTAAGAACGCTTTCTATCATAGAACGGATTGTTCGAGATCTCCACTTCCTCAGTCTTATTCTCAGGAATAACGCTCAAAGCAATAGCCAAAGAATCACAGTAGTCGTCATGAGCATTGACTTCCTTTGGTGCTTCCGCCAACATATATGGTCCTTCGAACTTCACCTGTAAATCAGACATCTGCTGAATGAAGTTCCTATATGTACGCAAATTCTTAGTCTTGGCATGAGAAGGCCATCCAATGCGCCCTCTGTCCAACATCTCTCTGAGGTATTTCCATCTGTCAGACTGAGCTGGTCTCTGAGAAGATACATCTACTACTTCTATATGTGGTAATAGCACTCTAAGTCTGGAGATAAAGATATCTCCCATTCCTCCTGCGTCTACTCCAATGGCCCAAACATTATATTTGGATACAAACTCAACAATTCTATGATACTGGGATTCCCAGTCCATACCTTGTAGGTCCAACCAGTTCAATACACGACAATTATAATAACCGTATTCATCTTGATGATCCCAGTCCACAAATACGGCAGTAACAATAGTACTGTCGATCTTACGTGCAGGATCAATACCAATAATAATAGGAGAAGTGTAATAAGACTTAACCACCTGCATTGATTTGTCCCCAAGCTCGTCAAGACGCTCAGAGGTTGTAAACATTCCTTGTTCCAGTAGCCATAGCAGACGATAAGAAAGCTTGAACTCATCAGAGTCGTAGCCCATACGAAGCATGTCTCCAGCTACAGCCTTCTCGTATCTCTTGTTCCACTTTGAAACTTCTCTGTAATCGGCTTCAAAATGATTAGTACGAGCACCACGCTTTGTAGCATTACGCTTGTTGTGCTGAATCTCTCTATAAAAAACTCCCTTTTCATATGTAGGAGTTCCAGTCATACAGAAAGTACCATTGGTAGAAGCAAGCATTGGGCGAATAGACTTGTCTACTACCTTTTGATCAGCTACCTGAGACTCATCTAGAAGGGCAATATGATATGTCTTACCTTCAATATTGGCGCGAGGGTGAGCAGTTTGCCTTCTTACTAAAGAACCACAGCGTTCCAGCCGCATTTCTGAGCCACGCCCTCTTACCTTCTCATCAATAGAGGAATCAGAAAGAATCTCTTTCGCTCTCTCAGATTCAAACATAGAAACAATACGAGAATAAAGAGTTTTGGCCATGTCATCTACAGGGGCAAAAGCACCAACCCAGACACCTTCCTTGAAGTCTTCCAACAGTTCGCTGAACTGAGGAACCTTTGCAAGGCGGGGAAGCATAATCATAAGAGTAGCTACTGTTACTGCTACCGTTTCAGTCTTTCCAGACTGACGGGAAAATAGGGCTGTTACAGTAGCTCCGTCATTAATAACGACAGATTCCATAAGTCTGGCGGCAAAAGGTCTCTGATACCCATAAAGAGGATGCCCGGACAGTTCGTCTGCGAAAAGTAATAATCCTTCTACAAGTTTATCGACGAAGGCTTGAGATCTAGGATCAAGATCAATAGTGATTTTCTGGTGTGCTTCAAGCTCTTCTGCGGTTAATTCATCTAAATCGATATCAGTTTCCATATTATTCTCCAAATTAATCTCAATAAATCTATTGTACCTGAGTTGACAGTGAGCACTACACCTTCTAGACTTCCCGTATCACCCACTATCAAGGAGAACATCATGGACAACAACCCATTTGACAACATGCAATCGCAGCATCACGGTTCTGAATTCGTTCGAATAGCAGCTGCTACATTTGTTGGGGCATGGATTGGATCTCGTCTGGACAACACACAATTCGGCCGATGGTTCAATACAAGCAAGTTCATAGGTCTACTATTCAAAATAATTGGTATATACGTTCTGTACCTTGCTGGTGTATTTATTTACGAACTGATCAAGATTTGGTGATTCTTTCTTCTATGACTTGCATAGCAGCAAGAAGAGATGTAGCTCCTATCCTTATATCTTCTATATTAATGAGAGCCTGATCCTTTCCACTAGGGGTCAGGCTCTTTCTCATTTCTGAAACATTCTGACCCAGGGCAGTATGAATATTATCCACCCAACGAATTAACTCTGTATCTGATGTCTTGCGTAGTCTATTGAGTAACCTTGTTCTTATCTTCTCATCAGGTTTCATACTTCTATTGAACATTAAATATCCAGGGCTTCTACTAGTAGTTCTTGCTGTTCGGCCGAAAATTGATTCTTGATCATTGTTCTTCTTATATGCACTTTCTCAGCAGAAGAGAACTCATTGTCAGTCATCTGACGGCCTTCCAATGCCTCAAGGAGCATCTGTTCCTCTGTACGGCTGGTAGAGCGCCACAGACCTACTACAAGGCCCTGACGACACCATGGGATACGTACTATAACTGAGTTAGACCACCGGTATGGTGCCTCAACTTCATGAGAAGGATATCTATGAAAAATAGGAGATTTCTTTTCCAGTTTAATTCTATGTACGAATAGTGGTCCCAAATCATGCTTCTTATTATGTATAGCCAAACTAAATCAATCCTCTTGTATATGGGAACGAGTTAAGTCTTGAGTTGATAAACCTTCCAGGAGACTGCGCCCTCTGAAACTGCCACCACACTGACGGGGGAACATTGTAGTAAGTATAGTACTCTCCATTTCTGAACTTTATACGAAGAGACTGACTTCTCTCGTCATATCCTGCCGCAAGAGTTCTCGGTCTTCCAGGATTAATTGTAGGAGTCGGCTGATAAGGAAGCAGTTCATCGTCATCTCCATTAAGAGCCAATTCAATTTCTTGATATAAACGCCCGTCTGCAATACGTGCTGATTGAGCCCTGATGGCGTTTATATCAAGATAAGAAGATGGAACTACTCTATTCGTCTCAGGAACATTACCCAGAAAGGTATTGTCCCATGCTGACCCAGCTCTTCTTGTAGGTGGTGTAAGTCTGGGAATTCTGCTGGAAGCTTTTCTTCGCGCCATTATTTCTCCTTAAAATAGAAATATCCCCACACCCTAGATACTACAGGGCTGGGGATATTTATTTTATTGCTGCACTGTCCAACCTGGATTCAAGTCATCAACAGTGTCATGAGGACAATTAGGCCCCTCATAGTGAACACCATCCAGATACATACAGGAAAGATGTTCTTGTGCTGTTAGATCCCAAGGAACTTCCTGGGCAGAATGAGCTGTCCAGCTTTCTTCTCGCCAGACATCTCCTTCATCATGTACTCGTCGATAGAAATTGATTGTCATGGATGAAACTCAAATCTGGTGGTGCGTATGTCGACGGCTTCAGTATCTTGCCAAATTCATTACGCTTAACTGTACCATCAGACTCAGCCTTGGACATATTCGACTGATGAACTACTTGAAACACTTGTTCTAGAGGTATATCCAATTCCTCAGCAGTTCCATAGACTACATAGAGAAGGTCAGCCAATTCCTTAGCCACTTCCTCCTTAGCCCCATTCAGCGTACTGGAAGTTTCATTGAAGAATGTGGACTCCATATATTCTAGGGCATCAATTGTTTCTCTGGCCTCTTCTGCAATAAGATTGATCCTACGAGTCAATTTCATAGGCAGAAAATCCTTGCTCTGCTCTGGAACAAAAGTACTATGAAACTCTTGCAGATCTCTCATAGGTGTATGACTAAACATCAGTAAACAGCCTTTCCGCACCACGTGCATTGTGTAGCCAGTCCTGGAGGTTTATCATGTAAATTTAACCGATGTCGTATTTTTCTGGTAAATACATAAACTCGGAACCATAACCAATAGGTCCAACTAATTGGATCAGCTTCGTCACCAGACCATGGGCACTTAATCCCTAATACTGTAGGAGTCATCAGTAGATCTTTCCCTCATAGCGGAAGGTTCCATTGTTCTGGCCAAGTACAAGTTCAGTGTAATTCTGTCCTGCCTCGCGGGTAATAACTACAATACCCTTGGACCAGTTGGGAGAGGTTCCCTTGATGTAGCCACCATTGGATTCCATCGCCTTCTCAAAATCCATGATACAGCCAGCATTCACATATACATGCTGGGTACCCTTACCTTCATACCCGATGAACACTGGACGCAAAGCAGCCTGATGAACATGTCCCGCAAGAATAGACTTGCCTGTACGCATAACATGCTCAGTACCCTTGATGACGTGAGTCTTGGAAGTCAATTCCCACTGATGTCCATGACCAAGCAAATAATCAGGAAGAAACTCAAATACCTTGTGCTGATAGTTGATATCCAGGCTATCAAGCTCATACATGACCTCAGGAGTCAATGCACGGAGTGTGGCAAGACCAGGCAGACGGGTTTCAACTGCCCTTGTAATCCAGTGCATATGATTGGAATGCGCCATATGAATAGTTGCATTGGGAGCAGCTTCCCGAATACGGGTCAGCCACTGAACAGTCTCATCAATCTGAGCCTGAAGATTGGACTCGTACTCTTCCTTCATACCCTTGGCCCAACGGCCGACAGCACTGTTGTCACTCTCGTCTCCAGTCAGACAGATCATATCCGGCTGCTGATCACGAACAAACTCTACTGTCTTGGCAAGGAACGCAGGATCATGCTTATTGATCTGGAAATCTCCGAAAGCAATAACTCGCTGATCCTTCTTCTCAGCCTTCAAAGTAGCGGCAGGCTTGGAGCCATATACATTCATGGCATGCTGATGACTCTTTACTATATTGGCTACGGAAACTTCTGCCAAAGTTGCCTGTACAGGCTTGTTCTTGTCCCGCCAGGTACGAATGAGTTTCTCGGATACGAGGAAACCCTTCTCAATAAGACGTGCCTTGACTGATAGACGGCCAAGACTTGAATCACTCAGAATATTATAAATCTCCTGGTCAATCTTGGCCCAGACTTCAAGTTCTGTAATACTCACTACAGAATGCAACGTTCCTCCTCCAATAGTAAGACCCGCATAATGCAGTACATCCTACACTATGCGGGTCCTCGTGTCTACTTCTTGCTGGCTATAAGCTGTACTAGCGCTATTGCTATAGGGATCATAACCATAGACAACAACCATCTGAACTGATCCTGCCTAGAAGCTATATAAGACTTGTGCTGTGTCTCTCTAGCCGCAGTTTCACGATTGATTGCTGCCTCATAACGCTCACGTTCAACGGTTATATCATGTCTCAGTCCTTGAAGCGCTTCCCTCAGTTCAGCCTTTAAGGCTAAAAGATCATCTTCCCCGTCTTCAAGTTTTTCATTTAAATTACTGAAACGTAATTCTAATGAACGCTTATCAGCATCGTATTCAATTAAAGTTAGTAGTTTGTCCAAGCGGCTGGAAAAGTCAATAAGCCGAGTTTCAACATTTCGCTGCAAACCGTCTAGTTCTCTCTGTACCGCCCCGGACCATGTAGGTGTTTCTGGTGTTGGCATCAACAACTCACTTGGGGCTAGATTCGAAAAGGACAACAGCAAAAGACCATGTCATCCATTCAATTCTCCAAATTTCCTGCCCCAAATGTACTATGAGAAGAGGTCTAGTGCTATTACTCCTTAAGGATAACATTAGACCTCTTCTGTTTCATGTATACAGAAAGTAATTACTCTGCCTCAGGCTTTACCAGATCATACACCTTGGAAGTAATGTCCTTGTCATCAAGGATCATGAACATGAAACCAGGGTACTGTGTGTCCTTCACTCTAATAGCAAAATCCTTTCTGGTCCAGCCGTCTGGGTACTTGAAACTATTCCACATATCCAATTTTACTAGCCAATAATCGTGCTCAATATTATTTCGAGTAATCCTGAAATCAATGGATATCTCTGAATATGTATCCTTCAGCCAGTCATGCCACTCATCAGGAATGATGCTACACATCTGCTCAAGCGTCTTGCCTGCCTTTATGTTCTCCCAGACACGACGCTTCGTCAAACCGGTAACGATCTTGTGCAGAGCAATATAGTCAGCCTGCTTGATCTTCAATCGGTACTCATTGTGCGGAAACGATACTACGTAGCCCTCAGCGTTCACCCTTTGCGGAGCCTCCAGAGCCTCTCTGAGCGTCTTATAGCGGAAGGTAGTAGTCCTGGGCCCCCGCCACTCTACAAGGCCCTCAGGAGGAAGCGTATAACCTTCCTCGATATCCCGGGCACCCAATAGAACCAGATCATCGAAACCGTAGTTCAGAACGATACGGTTCTCTGGATAGATGATCTCAAACATATAAGTGAGATCAATACCAGCATCCTCTATGAACTTCTTATAACGGCTCTTCAGAAGATACGTGGCGTGAATTGCTTGATCCGAAGCAAAGGAACCTCGGGTAGCAATTCCCCAGTCTGCCTTGTACTCCCAGTAGATACCAAGAGAACCGTCCATCTTATCGGTAATAGTCGCAGGAGAATCAAGATACTGATTGTCCTCATCAGAATAGTTGTGGAACTTGTCGAATGGCCGCGCAATTACCTTGTCGTGAGAATTCACAATAAGACCACGGCACTGAGATGTTACATCATTCCACAGATTGTCATACTGAGCTTTCTCTGTATAGTTCAGGATAGAAAGATCATGGTAAGGATGAGTCTGCTCACGTACGTAACCTTCAGTCTTCAATTCCAAGTAGTCTTTGATCGAGAACAGATCATACAGATACATTGTCTTCCTCCTCTAGATACTCTTTGCAGGGACAAGTGCAATTGCCTTCAGGTGGACCATAACCCATTGCCTCATTGTGTTCAACATCATCAGGACCCCACCAAGGATGAGGATCAGGATTACAGAAGCCGAATTTACATGACCAGCAGGTTACATAACAAATGATTACGCTCATCAATAATCTCCCATAAGCCACATCAGACAAATACGGTCAGGTACTGTTCCATCTTTTACCCAGGCATTTATCTCATGCTCCTCAAGACCCAGGAAATCATAAAGCCGTACAGTCTCTCCAGCAATGTTGAAGTTCGTTTCTGCGTCATGCCAGACATCCACCAGATTCTCTGTATAGTCCTCTACCGTGTCAACCCGTCGCAGGTAATCCTCAACGAAGGGTGCTCGATCTGCCTTGGTCCATACGTGTGTGTTGGTATTCATGTGGTACACATTAAGGCATGAAAAAACCTCTGTCAAGAGAACTGATTGTTCAATCTTGACAGAGGTTTTTAAGTGGGTGCAGAGAGACTTGAACTCCCAGAGACCGAAGTCGACGGCTTTACAGGCCGTAACGCTACCAATTACGTGTTATACACCCATTGTGCGCCGATGCCAATTCTTCGCCTGCCCCGGTATCCCGGACGCGCAAGCAATCAGCGCATTCCCCAGAGGTGGATTTTTCTATCGGGGACCCATATTTTATTATATTAAAGGGTGAAGTACGGGGATTGAACCCGCGAATCCTGAGTCACAGTCAGGTATGTTACCACTACATCAACTCCACCATAGCCGCAAGAAAGGGATTCGAACCCCCAACCTTCCCTCGAACATCGGGAATGCTCTTCCAATTGAGCTATCTTTTAGCAGTCCGCCCACCGAGAATTGAACTCGGAACTAGACTTTATCAGAGTCTTGTGATAACCATTTCACTACAGGCGATTATTCAGTTGTGTTCTTTAATTATACCCATAAGTTTGAACTTAGGAAGTGCACCTACCTGATATTCTACTATCTTTCCCTTCTTGAAGAGAAGGAGAGTAGGGATAGATGATACATCATATTTCTTAACTGATACAGGATTTTTATCTGCGTTGATCTTTACTACTTCCAGCCACTCGTTCTCTGTTGCTATAGATTCTAACACAGGCGCCATCTGCTTGCAAGGACCACACCATGGAGCCCAGAAATCAACTAGTACTGGCTTCTCCGAGATCAAAACCTCATCGAAAGTTCCATCAGTAATATCCCGCATTTATTCTCCTTATAGTATCAACGTACGCCCATCGGGATTTGAACCCGCATCGACTGCTTATAAGACAGTTGCTCTCACCTAATTGAGCTATAGGCGCATGTCCCACTAATATAGCAGTTCTGCGAACGTCTGCATAGTCGATCTCTTTTCGCAGCTTACTTAAATCTTTATACAAGATCCTGACTATGCGTAGTCCTTGTAAAGGGTAGTGAGCATACCCTAAGCGGAAGCAGAGGGATTCGAACCCCCAAGGCTTTTCAAGACCCAGCCGTTTTCAAGACGGTGTCCTCATCCGACCGGATTACTTCCATTAGGGGAATCATCCTCTACCCCCGTGTGTGGCCCCACCTTGAATGCATCCTTTGCCACTTCTGTTTAATTCAACCTTTAGGATACTTACATTTAAAACAAACTCTATCAGTATCCCTATTCTTATATCTACAGTTATTACGAGAACATTGCCAAAATTCTAGCATTAATCTCCTTAAGTGCTGCGGAGAGTACGGGATTTGAACCCGCTCAGGCTTGAGACCCTTACTACGTTTCCAACGTAGCTGCTAACCAATTCGCTTACTCTCCATGCGAGGAAGAGATGGGATTCGAACCCACGGAGCTTTTACACCCTCAGTCTTAGCAGGACTGCCCGATAGACCTCTCTGGCACTCTTCCATTGTACTATTTACGTATTAGATTACTCTCAAGAAAACATTGAGTTTCTCCCTTGGAACGTCCAGAAAGAATCTTTACTTGCCACAGTCTGTAACCTTCATGCCAGCCAATAACTTCTCCATCACGATTACCATGAACATTAAGAATATTGACCTGTGTATTTCCTGTCCATTGCTTAACCATATCTCCTCCAGAGCGGATAGTCGGATTCGAACCGCAACCCAACAGCTTTGCAGGCTGTTTCCATCACCATCAGGATTAGGGCTATCCGCATATTCAGTTATCTCTTATCAAGAGACAAGTACATTGCGGGGAACTTAATGCTCTGTCCGCCATCCTCATAAATAAGGATGTATTTCTTGGTGAAGAATCCCACACGTTGAATAACTGTTCCTCGACGGCCCGTAAAAGGTCCACGAGTAATAACTATAGGATCACCTATAGAGTATACAATTTCATGTTTACCCATTTTAATATCCTTAAGTTTTAACTAGTAGAGTAAGAACACTTAGTACACACCAATGTAGGTGACTTGCTCCCATCACCATGAACAATAGGGGCACCAGATACCAAATTATGGGGCTTTCCATCTACACACATTTATTTTCCTTAGTTCCTAATTATATAATTGTGGAGCACTGGAGATTCGAACTCCAGTCTCAGCCCGTCCGACGTGCGGCTTTAAAGGCTGATCGACACCAATTTGTGCCCCATAGGAAGTACAGAAGTATGCTGCCATTACACCATACCCGGGCTGACGGAATCGAACCGTTCCTCTTCTATACAACGTACCCCGTAACAGAATCGAACTGATGTCTACGCTTTGTAAGAGCGCCGCTCTCCCATTGAGCTAACAGGGCAGGTGCCCCGAAGGGCTATTGAATTATTTTCCCGGTTTCTTATGAAACTCATCGCGCTTAACATTGCGAATCGTAACATCTTCAGAACCAGGGGTGTCATTCAGCGTAAGAGTATACTTATCACGCCTAATCGCACGAACTGTAGCAGGTCTACCCTTGTAGTGACCTCTGTCAATAACGACAACATCACCAACAATAATCATTATAACTCCTACTGCTTCTCAAGCTCTCCAGAACGATAAGTACGCTCAGCGCCCTTACTGGCACCAACACTTGCCTCTGTTGCCTTAACGGCAACAAGATCACGAGCTGAATCAACAGCTATAACCTTACCCACAAGGCCGTCAACAGCGCCTACCTTATCGCCAACATGAAGCTTCTTACCCATATCATATCCTCCTTATTTGGAAGCGCCTCAGACAGGATTCGAACCTGCATACTCCGTTACCCTTTTAATGACCGGTTAGAAGCCGGGGGGGATACTAAGGCAAGTCCGCCCGAAGGCGGGGTAATACTAAAGCTTCTTAACAGGCACTGCAATAACCGTGTGCATTCCGGTACGGACATCCTGAACCTCTACACCCTTAACGATCTTGGGAGCAGTCTCAACAGTTCCCGAGCCAACACCAGGAACATTCACCTTCGCGCCGACCGACTTCTTACCCATTGCTTCTCCTTGGTTAGTCCCACCAGTAAGAACTATCATACTTGGAATCTGTGTGGGTGTCCACATCCCAGCAATCTTCTTCTGTGCAGCCACCATGGTCTCTGATGGCATTGTGCAGTACTTGTCTTATCTTAGAACGCTTGGCACCATTCGTCAAGCGCTTATAGTCCTTGTTACTCTTCACATTGGGGTAATACTCAAGCCAGTAATGACAGTTCTTGTCACGTCTCCAACTATGGCCGCTGATCTCTGGAACATCAAGATCACAGTCTACCTGTTCAACGTGACATCTGAAAAGAGAACGCATGTACATCAACTCATCATGCCAGTGCCAGCCGTCTTTATCAAGAACGTAACGGTAAACTGGCTCTTCACCAATCTTTTCACGAATAGTAACAAGGTGATCATGACTAGCATAACGATCCATAGTGGGGTCATTCTTCATAACCCAATAAGGTCTGTCTTTACGAGTACGGGACATTTCAACTCCCAAGGTAGTACTAAAGAAAAAATGTGCTTTGATCCGGAGCACTAACCGACCAGCTTGTATGTACGTGCTGGAACGCACTCTATGACCTACGTGTTTAAATAGGGACAACCCTAGCATAGAACAGTCCTATGTCCCTGTAGTTCCAGGGAGACTCGAACTCCCACCAACGGCTTCGTAGGCCGGTATGCTGTCCATTACACCATGGAACCAAAATTACTGATGCTTCTTCTTATCGTGCTCTAATCGCATATACACTGCTACAGTTCTATAGAAATACCTATCAGATACAAATGTAGGATTACAAGCAATACAAGAAAATATGTATCTCTTATCCTCACCTTTACCTACTGAAGTTACTGCCACTAGTTTCCCCGAACTTGCTTGGCAAGCTTACTATAGCCACGACGCTCATGCAAGTACTTTGTAAGCTTGCCTGGAGTCACAAGATACGGCGGAAGGTCTGTAAGAGATACACCTTCAGCATCATAATCTGTTGCAACTAATTGAGAACAGATAAGATGATCAGAATCCTCAACGCGCTTAGAAATACCTGGATGTTTGATATGAAGACGATACAAAGCAATTGCTAAGTAATCAAGAAAACTATAAGGAATTCCCTTTTGATATATGGCTCTGGAAACAATATTATTACGTTGTATTGCTGTAAGGTGAATTAAATCAGTAGACCACATGATAGCTCTACCATCGTACTCAGACAAATCAGATAATAAGGCACCACCAGGCATGGCTTCTACAATCTTCCCATTACCTACATAAATGAAGGCATGCTCATAATTATAAAATCCATCTCCATTAAGAAATTGACCTAGGCGAATAAGAAAGCCTACGCCACCTTCAATGGATACTAAACCGAAATCCCCGGCAATTGGTGCCATATTTCCTCCTATTAGTAAAGTGATCCATGTCAGACTCGAACTGACGCGCTTCGGATTAAAAGTCCGCTGCTCTACCAACTGAGCTAATGGATCATGTGTCCATAAGAGACCCCCTTCGGGAACCGCATACAGGACTGGTATGGCCAGATCAGGTGCGCACGCTGTCTGGTAGGCAATTTACGGTACAAAGCCGTAGGGATTGTTCCTAGCTACACTATCTTAAAGTTTACTTACCAGTTCCAGCCTTGGCAGTAATGGTAGGAACACCAGCTTCACCAGAAGGAACATAGATAACAGTGTTATTCTTACCAGACTTAGCAATACTTTCCATTGCCTGAATCATCTCGAACTGAACATAAAGAGGAGTCAGAGTCTTGGCAATCTCATCCTGAGCCTTACGAACACCTACAGACTGCTCATAGCGAATCTGAGCCTGCTGCTTTGTAACTTGAATACGCTGCTTCTGATTACGAATCTCAATATCCGTTACCTTAACAGTATTATTCGCGTGAATCAATGCGATATTAGCGTTATTCTTAGCATCCGCAGTATTTTGACTACGACTGAATGCCTTGAAGCCTGCTGTAGCACCCATGATAATACCTAGCAGAAGAAACAATCCAAGCGCGCCTGCCAGAACAATCCTGACACCATTCTTAAAATCTTCCTTGTCCACTGTGCTCCCAATTAGTATTCCATTTAAACTAACGTGATTCGGGTGGGATTCGAACCCACGTAGGATTTCTCCGGCAGATTAAGAGTCTGCTCCAATTGGCCGCTCTGGCACCGAATCATGTCCCGGTTCTTTCTTATAGGGGAACCGCGCTACTAAGACCCAAGTGGAGCTACGGGGACTCGAACCCCGAATTGAAGTATGCAAAACTTCCGTGTTACCGTTCACACTATAGCCCCATTGTGAGGACTTAACCGGTCCTCAGCGGGTATAACTACTTTAGCAGACTAGATCTTACTTTGCAACCCAAGGCCACGTCTGTGATATTCCAGCTTCTATCAAAGGAATCATCTGGAAACCCTTGTCAGTCAGTCCACCAAAGGTGTGACGCTTCTTGGAACCAGATTCACTCTGGCCAACAGCATACCCTCCGAGGTTCCAGGTGTAGACAGGAACATTAGCAGGTACAGAAGCAACAGGATCTCCACCGTAACCATTGTACTGCTCATCAGTGATGATCACAATACGGTCATGGTTCTTGAAGTTGCCGTTGACTGCTCCACGGGTATCAGTTCCACCCATGCTCTTGAACTTACTCAGCATAGGAAGAACAGACTGACCCTTACGGAAAGAAACTGTTTCGAAAGAAGGTCCACGCCATGCGTCACCAAACTGTACCAGATCTGCATTTTCAGCACGAAGTGCTAGTGCTGAACCAAAGATAGCAGCCGTGTCAGCTCTGTCAAGTCCCTGAGTTCCTCCGTTAGAAGTAAACATGGAACCAGAACGGTCAACCAGAACCAGTGTACGTCCCTTCAGAGAAGGCACATTGCTCAGAGAAGCCTCAAGGGCAGTCTCAAGCGCCGCAGCGATCTGAAGAGTATCCTTGTTGGCCTGGTAAGCAGCAAGGAATCGGAAAGGGAACTGCTTACTCTTGGCAACCTGCGCAGGATCAGCAAGTTTTGCAAGAACATTCTGCATCACTGGGACACTAATTCGGGCATCCTGGAAGTTCCGCAAGTTTCGAAGAAGTGCCATATATCCCATGGAAGGAATAACAGCTTCCCAGGCAACAGCATCCATAGGACCCTGAAGCCATCCGGAAAGAGCTTCCCAAGTCATTCCAGCATTCTTCATACGAGTAGCGTCCAGAAGGCCAGTAACTATTGCGCCCTTACGGTTTTCTACTGGAATACGCATTATATACTTTCGCGTATTAATCATCTCTAGTACGCCTGGAACAATCTCTACATTTCCATAACGACTAGCAAGAGCGTACTTGAACAACTGCTCCTGAATCTCGTTATCAGGCTTAGGGTGAGTCAACTGAAGAACATCCGCGAAACGGTATCCCACAGAAGTATCGTACTTAAGAAGACTGTACTCGTTATACAACTTCTTGGCACCATCCGCAACACCCTTCTTAAGGAAGGATGGGAAGTTCTTCCCGTACTTGGACTCGTAATAAGCCAGCACCTCACCAGGCTCATCAGCACGAGCCATAGAAGCGGCTACAAGGCCCCTAGGAGTCCCATTCAGCTGTCCTGAGTCCCAAAGGGCCTTGGCACCTTCTACACCCGCTACAATCGCCGCTGAACGCATGAAGGCAGAGTTACGAAGCCAATAGACGAAACCGGCAAACCAGAATGAATTAGTTACCGCTACTTCGGCACACAACTTGGAGAAACGGTCATCACGGCTCTTGGCGTTCTCATAGAACGTATCCTGACCGACAAAGTTGGAAACTGCTAGCAAGAACAACTCAGATTGCTTAGTGCGCACAAAACCTGCCTTGAAGTCAGCATTCAGTGCTGCCTGAGTAGTCTTGACAGGAGAAGTAGTTCCTGTCTTCTTTACCTGATTGAACTTGCCCATTCCTATTCTCCTATTTTCTCGAAGCGCTGCATACGCTTGCCATCACGTTCTACATACTCAACAAACTCATCCAAGGGACGCACTGAAATAATACCTTCTCCGTATTGCGCTGCATAAACTACCACATCTCTCCAGGAGCCACTTTCCTTTGCAAGGAACAGGACTCTATAAAGATTTCCCTTAAAATGTCTGTACAGCCCATGCATTGTACCTCCTATTTGTAGTACGTTATAAAGACAAAAATAATCCCCTAAAGTGCACTTTCGTGGACCTAGGGGAGGATTAAAAATAAGTTCCTAGAAAAAACGGTGTGAGGTATATAGGCGCCGTGCCTTAAGGGGACTCGAACCCCATGGGTTTCATATCAATTGAAGTAACCCCGTACCTTCGCATCGGAACTAAAAAATATACCCTAGAAAAAACGCCTACAGTGCTTTTTGATTACCAATTAATTTGAAGTAACTGTTGGCTACGCATCGGGTAAAGCTTATTAAATTTTAAGACAACTAGAAAGAATCGATAAAAGTGCTTTATATACCGCTGCTCTGCCTCTGAGCTATCAACCATAGAATTGGCTGAGAAGGATTCGAACCTTCGTCACGCGGTTCCCTGTGAAGTAACTCTTATCTTCGCATCGCTGTCAAACTTAATAGATCTAGGCTCGGTTTCGACGTATCGCAAGATACCCTTGACAGCGTTCAAGATCTAAGCTCCCCGAGCTGGATTCGAACCAACAACCGGTCGATTAACAGTCGACTGCTCTGCCGTTGAGCTATCGGGGAATAAACTCTATCCACAAGGAATAGAGTGGGTTAAAGCATGAGCTAGAGGATTTGAACCCCTGATGGCGGTTTTGGAGACCGACGTGTTACCACTACACTAAGCTCATATAGCCCGAAGGCTTTTTACTTAATGGAATTAACTACACCCGTTAATCCATCATTTACAGCACTAGGCAACTTAGGGAAATTCGATACTAGCAGAATTCCCAACATAGCACCAGCTACAATCTGTGCCAGCTTCCAACCCTGCTTAAGAATCATAACCCAAATGAAAAGGCCCATAAGTCCAACAGTTCCCAGAAAAGCTAGCAATGCATGTACGATATCCATTTTTAACCCCTAGAAAGTTCTTGTCGTTCTCTCTTGTAGAGAAGCTTACTAAGAGTCTGTGGTACTTGTCAAGCGTACCCACGGGGAGACTCGAACTCCCAAGCTCCTGAGCCTAAATCAGACGGCTGTGCCAATTCGCCTACGCGGGCATAACGACAGTTTTTCTGAAGCCCAACTTAATGGATGCTGTGCTCTTACTCTTCAGAGGGCAAACTGTCAACCTCACGTAGTCCTAGTCGGATTCGAACCGACGCTGTCTCGATTTTAAGTCGAGTGTCTCTTCCGCTGGACTATAGGACCAAGATGTACTCCTGGTCGGACTTGAACCGACACTAACATAGTTTTTGAAACTATGGCCTCTGCCTTTGGGCTACAGGAGCATAAGTGACTGTCTGGATTCTCAATCCAGCGCCACTACACAGGTCTTTAGCGTTTAGTCGGATCATATCTTGGCTTTTATTGTACCCCGGAAGTACCTTCCAAGTCAAGACGACCGTGCCAGGAGTTACTGTGCAGAACCTAAGAGCCCCTTCCCGGATTCGAACCGAGCACTTGGCTTTACAAGAGCCGCGCTTTTCCTACTAAGCTAAAGGGGCAAGAGCCATTGTACTAGCCCAATGGCAGGCTGTCAAATTATGCTGTTCCAGTAGCCTTTACCACAAAGTCAACAGTATCGTTGATTGTGGCCTGGTTTGGAAGAGCGAAAATAGAAGCGTTGTTCACATAAATTGTCCATAGGACAGAAGTATTGGTAACAGGATTACCCGCACTATCAGTTCCAGGTGGAACATCAGCGGCTACGATCTTCTTAACTGTAGAAGGAAAAGAAGCACCACCAGTTGTAGGAACTGGGAACACATAAGCATGTCCATCAGCACATACAATAGCACGAACCTGATCATTCACAGCAAGAGCATCAGCCTTGACAATCGTATAAGTAAAAGCCATTTGTTAAACCTTTCTAGAAAGAATCACTAAGTGATCGCTATAGCTCTTTTAGTATATAGCATTTCTTTCTGAAACGTACTCCCAGAGGGAATTGAACCCTCTCCTAGGGCTTGAAAGACCCTGATACTAACCAATATACGATGGGAGCATAACTATTGGTACTGGTAGGGCTTGCCAGTTTCGAACCTGAGCCTTTATTTCAGAATATCCAATAGTATCCGAGTCTAGTCCCACACATACTTCCTCGGTTTGCAGCATCTGACAGGCAGCCTATCTCTATTTTGGCTAGCAGTCTGTAGGAACCGATAGTCCCCCAGCGTCTTTGAGACCTGTCAGGTGTGATGCTGGTATCCCTACAGGGACTTGAACCCTGTCTAGAAGCTTGAGAAGCTTCCGTACTACCTATATACGATAGGGACATTAAATGGCTGGTGGTCTCATCCCTTGTGACTACTTAGTTCCGCCACAAACTAAGGTTACTCCCACCTGGCGGCACCTGCCCTGTCTCTCGCCGCTTCTCAACACGGACAACCATCGGATGGATGATAATTGCCAGCACTCCTCGTCTTCCTTGTGGGAAGAACTGTCCATCACGTGCACGCGCCCCATACGGGAATTGAACCCGCCGATTCAAGCGTGACAAGCTTGTGACCACCCAGCAGTCTCATGGGGCAACAAAGTGCCCTTTAAGGTAGGACACAAACCTTTACTTCTTTAAATCTGTCTCAGGCCACGATAATATCGCCCTTTGCTCAACAACCGTACCATGGTTAACTACAGCTCGGGAAATATCTGAATAATCTTCGCCATACCGCAGAATTATCAAGTAGTTGTTGGGATAAAGCTTAGCAACCTCTTCCAGATCTGTCAACCAGGCATACCATTTGGAAGCTGACAGAGTTATATTTTCCTGCCACTCATCCCACTTGTAGCCAGAAGCACCATTGAGAACATCAGCTACAAAAGGTATATCTGTTCCATCTACTTCAAAATTTGAGTAATAACCCATATTTATCTCCTAACGCGCTGGAGTACTAGGATTCGAACCTAGACTGTCCTGATCCAAAGTCAGGTGGGCTGCCGTTACCCCATACTCCAAAGTGGTCCCTCGTGAGTGCCTTACCAAGATAATAGTCTTGACGCACTGCTTTTCAGTATCTTCCCGGCACTTTCCCACACCTTTACCATGGTTATTACATGTGTTCCAGATTCGTTCTTTTCCCAATTCTGTACGAGCGTTTAACAACTCTACCTGCCAAAAGATAGAGTAAATGGTTGGACGTAGCTTGGCTTATCCCCAAGTTTCGACCTTGTCTTCATTTGCAACTTATCTAGAAAACGGCAAACTATCATCCGGCTTATCCTTGCTCTTGTGCACTGAGCTTTGGCGTCCAGCTCCCCGACCTAGATTCGAACTAAGTCTAACGGTGTCAGAGACCGTTGTGCTGCCGTTACACCATCGGGGAATAAACTAGGTGCGGATTATAAATACCTTTATCGCTCCAGAAGAGCAGTTGGTCCCTAGCAACCAAAAATAGTGCCCTGCTATTACTAGCTGTTTATGGGCTAAGAGCGGTATGCCAGATTCGAACTGGCTCTTATAGTTTGGAAGACTATCGTGCTGCCGTTGAACACTAATACCGCATTGTATGGATTTTTATTGACCGTGCTTCCCCGCAGGGGCTAGACTTCCATGTCGTATGACCTACCATACTTCAGACACACTAGGTCGTCAAACTGATCGAATTGGGAGCGCAGGTGGGAGTCAAACCCTACTACTTTCCAGGTTATGAGCCTGGTGAGACATCGTTTCTCTATCCGCGCAGTGGTTATGAAGGGACTCGAACCCTCGCGTACCGGGATATGAATCCGGCGCTCTGCCTCTGAGCTACATAACCATAATCATGGTTTTTTATTGTGTTCCGCTACGGGATAACCATAAACCCGTAAAGTGGCCCCCACCGGACTTGAACCGATATTCAGCGGGCTTCAACCGCTTGTATTTCCTTTATACGAAAGAGCCATAATGAGTTATTACCTGGTATTGAACATCATATCTATTATTTATTATGAGGATGTATATACGTGCTGATAACTCAAAGTCGGATGCCTCAGAGTCGAACTGAGTTTATCTTGGTCCCAAACCAAGCGGATTACCGTCTTCCTCGCACCCGAGAACTCCTAAAGATTGGATCCATTAACGAAAGAGATCTCTAGGAGCTTTTTAAGGAGGCTATGCCATTATAACATGTGGTCCAACAGCTCACAAGTCCCGAAGCTTGATGCCATTCTTGACATGATCTCTGCAAACCTTGATCTCTTTACCGTTATGGTACAAGATTACCGCAACTGGAGTCTTATTGCAACGGGTCATCCAACAGCGGTTCTGTATTCCCGTCATCTGTTTTCTCCACGACTAGTTCTATCACATCATTACTCATTACCGCAACTGTGATATATCCAGGTTCCGATGTTGTATCCAACACTAATCTAGTGGGAAGCATATTGTCAAGCAGATCTTGAGAAATTGTCCAGGAGCCCCCGAAGTTATGGACAGCCAGAGCTAAGAACCTAGCAAGGTCTTGTTCAAGAGTCAAGATGTTCTCTATTCTTCAGATCATTGAGAAGAGAAATCTTTTCATCAGTAATTCTTTTAATAGTATCTTTCAGATAAGTTACTGACTCTTCCAGATCAGAAACATATTCTTGAGCACCAGAAGAAGCCAGAGAAACTAGCTTATCCAGTACTCTTCTGTCTTGTTCTGTTTCTGAATCAAGAATCTCTGTTAGAGAGAAATAAATAGAATCATATAGTTCTTGATTCATAAGAATCAGCCTCCTCTATTCTTTTTTCCATTTCTCTCTGATTATTAAGATTGTCAACCAAAGATTCAAGAACCTTACGAATATAGACTGTAATCCCTAATTCTTGGTAATCAGCTTGTTCCTTCAATATTTCTAATGTTTCCTTCTTTAATCTTAAGCTTCTGGAAACCATAGCCTTACTATCTTTGGTCATATATTCTTCTTCCCTATATTCTTGGTATCTCTTCTTTATAGAGAGTAAGTATACAGGTTGTAGTACATATGTCAATCTCTGGTTGGATCTTCATATTCAAGCTTGGGAGTGAAACGACCAAGCTATATGGTTGACAACCACTGTTTTTAGAGATAGATATAAAGACTCTTAAGTACTTAACTGCTTTTCGATCGGTAGTGCTTCGATCATACACTACGGTTCCAAAGAATTCAACCTGTTGTGGTTCATACCTGAAACTGGTAGAGTATTTCCTATGGGGAAACTGGTGGGGGTACTACTAGTACAGAGGTTTTAATATGAAGTTCAAAGATATGGACATTGGTAAAGAAGGTCCCTGCATGGTACCTGGCCACAAGAAAAGTCATGTACTGACTCTGGCTTGCTGGTCAGAAATGCGCAGATTCCTTTTCGACCATAGTTTTCAGGATTTTCTGGAAAAAGTAGAGAACAAGTAGAAAGAGAAAATTATGGGACATGCTGTACAGAGTTCCTACTACTCTAAACCTATAACACGGATTCACGCTGATTTCAACGGTATCTGTGCTTTGTGCGGTGAGTATGTAGAACTTGAAGACGCGTCCCGTGACCATATTATCCCCCGTTCAGCAGGCGGGGGTAATGGTCCGGACAATATCCAATTGACACATAAGCAATGCAACAACCTGAAGGGAGATCAGCTTTATCCATCTGACTGGCAGGAACAACTTAGTCGCAATATTCCTATTCCACGCGACTACCATTGCCAATATTGTTCCAATCCGATAGTCAAGTGGCATAAGTCACAAGGCTATACAACAAAGATTTTCCACAAGGGAAAGATCATATTCCTCCACACCTGGTGCAATGAAGGGAGATTGAAGTATGGACGCCTTTGAAGAATTCGACAGGTTCATGTCGGAAGATCCGGAAGACAGACGAATCATGGAGAATCACGGTTTCACCTATGAAGATGATTTCAGAGATTTAACGCTGCTTTGTAGGAACGGCTGCGGACTGACTTATCTCGAAGTGGTTCAGGACAAGATTGAGAAATGCCGAGGAAAGGATGACAATGAATAAACCAGCAATACTGCTGGACGAAGATGTTCCACAATGGAAAACTGATAGCACTGCATTCCTGATGCAATAAGGAGAGACTGAAGTATGGAAGACTCTAAAAAAGATAAGGTCCGCAAGGGGGACCATTACTGTTCCCGTTGTGATAAATTTCTTCGTATCTGGCAGACATGCAAGCATAATCCGACAATACTGAAAAGAGACCGGATATGGTAATTTCGAAAAGTTGTCACAATGTCTAGGCCTACTATTCTCCTAGACGTTGACGGGCCTCTGAATCCATGGAGTGCCCGTCATGGGCTTCCAGAGGGGTATACAGAGCATTTGATGCGTCCTAGGGGCTGGGAGACGGGTAAGCCTCTGAAAGTCCGTCTACGGGCTTCTGACGGCTTCAAACTTCAGAAGCTGGATTGTGAACTGATATGGGCTACCGCGTGGGAAGAAGAAGCCAATAAATGGATCGGTAAAGAAATAGGTCTTCCGGAACTTCCCCATATCGACTGGACAGACAAGAATCACTGGAATATTGAACGACTCCACTGGAAAACAAAGAGAATCGTCCAGTGGATGAACGAGAACAGACCAGGAATCCCGTTTATCTGGCTCGATGACGAAGTAACAAAGCGAGATCGTCTCTGGATTGCTGATTCTTGCGCAAAAGGAAGCACTATTTTGCTGATTAATCCAAAAACAGGGCTGGAAGACGAATATTTCGAAAGAATTAAGGCATGGAAGAACTATATGGTTCTAGAAAATCTTAGAAAAACTATAGAAACTATTCCGGACGGGCGTAAAGAAGAGATTCGTAAGGATATAAGAACTTTTCACGATAAGCATGGGAGACCTGGCGATGAAGTTAACAGCAAGAACCCCTGAACTGCTGGAATATGCGTTCAAACTGTTCAAGATTCCCGCCCAGATCAGAGATCTACCCAAAAATAGTCTCTACAAGGTTCTTTTGGACTATGGAATTCAAGCAGATCCTGAGGTAATCGACGAATGGAAAGACAGTGCTTGCTAAGCGATTGATCGAAATTCTAAGTAAGTTCCCTGATTACAGGGTCCAGATAGAGACAGAGACACTTATTACGGACATTGACAGAGTCGAAGTGGATTGTTTCGACAGAGATGACAGTTTTGTATTTGTTATTGTCCCCGATTTTGAGGCCTGATGAACAGGAACAGGGAAATAGAGTGAATTACGGGGAAGAATACGATCTTACTGTCTATATGGATGGTATAGATGTGAAAGATGTAGCTGCTGCGGCCAGAAGACTCGATGCTACATCTTTCTTCAGAAATCAGATGTCTCATGAAAAGTTCCAGAAGAGTATTCAGAGAACTGATGAAGAACTCTTCGCCGAAAGAGAGAAATTCCGTATTCAGGAAGAAAAAGAACGTAAAGAACTAGCAGTTCAGAAACTATTGGCAATCAGAGATTCCTGGGGGCAGTAAGTGGCTAAGCGTGAATGGGAACCAGTAGAAGAACTTCCGGACGGTAAGTGTATTGCTTACAACAACAGAACAAAGCGCTGGTACCTCTACAACAAGCGAAGCGTACTCATTACATCCAACAGAAAGAAGCAAGTACTACTGGACTGGAAAGAAGGAGAATAACTTGAACATTTACTACGACTGCGAATTCCTGGAAGACGGAAATACTATCCGGTTAATCAGTATAGGAATGATCAGGGAAGACGGTACGAAGTTATACAGAATTGTCGAAGACAACCAGTTGATGGTTGATGTATGGCATCACGACTGGCTGAGAGAAAATGTTGCACCTTCTCTTCCTGTATCCGCAGAATACGAGATGCACGACCTTGACGGTACGTACAAGCCTCTAGTAGTGTGGGAGACGGCACATCCGGACTACAAATATGTAGCACCAAGAGAGAAGATCAGAGAAGACATAAAGAGATTTGTACTCGATACACCAGATCCACATCTATGGGCTTACTATTCCGCATACGATCATGTAACTCTCTGCCAGTTGTTCGGCCGCATGATCGATCTTCCCACAGGCTTTCCCATGTACACCAATGATCTGAAGCAAGAAGTGGTAAGACTGGGTAATCCGCAGCTTCCCCAGCAGAAATCGGGGGAACACAATGCATTGGAGGACGCTTTGTGGAACAAGGAAGTAATGGAATATCTCCTGAGTTATCAGGACAAGTGGTAGAGACAACAGGAATAAAAATGAAGAATGTAAGACCCATAACCATACCGGACAAGTCAGTGAGAAAATGTCCCAAGTGTACTCTGAGAACTTCTCTTCTACGATGTCCCACCATTGCCTGCAAAGGCGTACAGACAATAATCGATGATGGTTCCATAGCGAAACGATAAGAGAAAATGTCCAGACCAGCAACAGATCCAAAGAATCCTGTCTACATATGCAGAAAATGCAAGGCTGAAAGCACCAACCCCAATAGATGTCCCAGACAGGAATGCCCAGGGGAAATGACCAGAGCAGAAGACTACAAGTAACGGAGGATTACAAGTAATGGGAAAAATGGGGGCAGTAACAGTAGTCTGTACCAACTGTGGATATCAGGCAGCAACTTCAAAACCGAAGAATGCTCTGAAGGACAAACCCTGTCCGATGTTCCGCTGTAACGGTACGATGAAAGACATGGAACAGTGACCATACAATATGATGACGACAGCCAGGACAAAGCTTCAGTGTATGTGAACGGCTATGCAATTTCCTACCACTATCCGAACTGGAAAGCTGTGAAGAAGGGAATAGTTCACTTCTATCATAAGAAGAAGGACAAAGTAATCAAGTGGGCCGAGGCCAACTAGAAAAAAAGGACCCTAATCTCTTCTTTGAGAAAAGGGTCCTTTTTTAACACCAAACTTTAAATTACTTCTTGACAATAATCACAGGATAAAATTTTGCGCCCTTCTTACGGACACCAGTACTCACATCATGACCAAGTCCTCTCAGTTTCATAAGCATACCGTTGTCCTTCTTACGAAAAGCCATAATCTCTTTCCATGCATCTTCTTCCCTAATATGACCAGGGCTGTCCAGCCAGGTAATTTCTTCAGTCATTACTGGATACTAACAGATACCTATTAAAAAGTAAAGTACTTGATTCAATATAAATAGATACTGTACACAGAAAAGAATGCATATTCATAAATCAAACTAGGGCTGCCCCTTTCCTACACATATGTCCTTAAAGGTGGGGGTGTCCATATATATAGCCCTGATGTCCCTTGTGTGCTATCCATCCTGTATGTCCGAATTGGCCTTGATGAGCATGATAAGGTGTATGTCCTATGCCTCCTGGTATGCCTATTATGCAATAGTTACAGAGAGTTTGTATCATATTAACTGCTATTGTCCTATATCACAATGTGTAATGGCTGATTACTCTAAATCAACAGTGAATTGGATACATGTATTCAGGAATTGGGAATATGAATGGATTATGAATAGCCTGGTATAAGAGGGAATTCGATATCAGAGTAGTTGATATTGTATTGAGGGGCTCTATATGCCTGTGTAAGGGTATAAGAGCCCCTCAGTGTGCTTAGACCCCAGTGAGGTAGTCAAAGGCTCTTAGACAGGCATATGGGCTGTCTCTCAGGTAGCCTAAAGCTGTGTTGCACAGTCGGCAGAGCAGTCCTCTTACACACTTGCCACAGGATTGTTTATCAGCACAGCATGAATGATCGTGGTCTATGTGCGGTGGGCTGTTCTTAGTGAACGGCTCATTACATATAGGGCATGCATAGTTACATGTATCCAGCATAAGCAGATAGTCATACCAGGTGAGGTTATACAGTGTGTTTAGTCTATGCGTCTTGGCTATGAATGACTGCTCCCGTTTCTCATTCTTTCCGCGCACCATTTTTGGGGGAGTAATAGGCATTGGTATTGGAGTTGTTGATATATCCCGTGTACATCTGTATTCAGCATCCCTCTTTATGACGGTGACAATGCCATTACACGCTAAGCAATAGCCTTGCATTGTTTTCTTTGAGTAATTACGTAGTATGTGCATGGAGTTAACCTACCATCTGTCAAGAGCTATGACCAAACCTTTGTAATCTGATCCCCCATCATATGTCACTCTCTGTAAAATCGCTCTCTAAGGGCCTGCCAGGAAGAGAGTGGAGTAAGGAGACCATGACTATGATCAAAAGCTGTTAGACGGGCCTCTATGGCTTTCTCTCTTATACTATCCAGTACTCTTGACATCCTTTGGACTATCTGCTTCCCCAAAATTTCCTTGCGAAATGGATCTTCCCTGGTGAGAGTGATGTGTCCTGGTGTGTCCATTATGGGTATACGTCTTGGTCTTGATTGGGCAAAGACTTGGTCACGATCATGAGTGTGATGGATGAAAAGGCCTGGTCATGGGGGAGAATCCTCCCAACGCACACATGAGACACGACAGAGGAGCACATCATGAGCACTGTCTACATCCTCAGCACGAACGGCATCGAGTCACAGCGCTTCACCTCTAAGGCGAAGGCGATCACGGAAGCTGAGATGATCAGCAAGGTTGCTGAGGAGCGCAATGTGGGTGATGTCATCACTGTCACTACTCAGAAGACGGGCAAGGTCGTCTACACCTACACGAATGAGATCGACTTCTCTCTTCCCGCGCCGACCATTGAGATCCAGGGTGAGTACGTGGAAGCGGAAGACGCTCATGGTCACATCGCGGAGCAGACGGCATGGATGACCCAGGAAGGTGTCTGTGTGGGCCTGTGTGCCGTTGGCACGGGTTGCATGCACTGTGATGAGCAGTACGGAGAGATCGAGCCTGAGACAGACGCTGAGAGCCTTTCAGAGGTAATCCAGCGCGTTGAGACTGTCTGTGTCATTCAGAACATTCCTGGCACCAATGGGAACATGCACTACCACACTCCAGGATGCCGTGACATTCAGCGCGAGATGAAGCGTCATGGACAGCAGAAGGACGATGCCTTCGGGGGAAGGTTCAATTCCATTGCCGATATCCTCGCGCACGAATACGGGGACGTCTGCAATGACGATGCCTATGACATGGTGTGCGAGGCGAATTCGGAATGGTTCGGTGTTCGTGTCATGCCGTGCCTTTCCATTTCTTTCGGTGAATTGAATTCCCGCCCGCTTTCTTTCGTGAATGGCATGTGGGTATTGGGAGACGCTCCTGAGACCCTTGTGGAGGATGACCAGACGTCCTATGAGGTTCCCTCCCACACCCGCTACCCGCACGGTCGTAAGGGCCCTGAGGACACCACTGCTGAGACTGAGGTGTTCGAGCCTGGCACGCGTGTGATCAGCAAGGTCACAGGGGAGCGTGGAACAGTGGTCCAGCCCTACATGACTGGCGTGATCTACGGCATCGGTGAGCGTATGAGTGCCGTCACCCTGGAAATGGACAATGGCTCTCTCCAGTCGGCATTGATTGGGGATCTGATGCTGAATTTCGCTTGCAAGGGTGAGGACGGAAAGGCCGTTCACATTGCGCCCTGCACAGAGGCCACAGGTGAGGATGGTGCGTGCTGTGCCCTTGAGGATGACGGAACAGACCTTGACGTCACCATGATCGAGATGGAGTTCCACCTGAGTGTTGAGGTGGAGACGGGTGTCACTGTGGATCTCGGATGGCACACCTTCGATGTTCCTGCCACCTGGAACGGCGACTTGATCGCTGATCTCTATGGTGCTCGCCACGGTTCGGGCAATCCCAAGGATGGTTGGTCCTCCATCATCCAAGTCATTGACTTCGCTGCCCTCTAGAAAGCCCTGTAGGGCACCTAGGACGCTCTTACAGACTCTAGGTGCCTCCCTGGTCCACTCCACCCGAACGATCTCGTTAGAACGCCACTGAGAGGTTTTCTCATGAACATCACAACAGGCGCCCGACTTCATGGCTCAGTGCGTCACGTCATCGTCAACGCTCAGGTCACTGCCTGTGGGCGTGTGGTCATTGTGGGCATGGGTAAGGGGTTCAGGTTCTGCAAGACATGTGTGCGCGTCAACAGTGAGGCACGCAAACTCAATGACGCTGTCCGTAAAGCAGTACGTGAGGAGCGTATGCAGATGAGCACGGAACTTCCCGCTGAGGAATTCAGCACCTGGGAATGGAGTCTTTCGGAAGAAGAGTGGACATTGACTCTTGAGAAGATTGACAAGATCAATCAGCGTTGTGCCAAGCGCGGTGTTCCTGGTGGACTCAACGTTGAATGGACCCGTGAAATCGAAGAGGTCAACAACTTCGGAGTCAAGATCGAAAAGATCAGCTATTTGACCAGGATCACAGGTGTTGCCCCCAAGCTTCCCGGCTGGTCATTCATTGCCACACTGGACTATGACCAGCATGCGGGCCTGATTGTCCGTGGCTATCCCGGAGCAACTCCTGTGGACCGTACAGAGCTTCGTGAAGGCTGGTGCGACCACTGCCAGACCAACCGCATGCGTACGGTCACCTATGTCATGCGCAATGACGAGACGGGTGAACAAGTCCAGGTCGGTTCTTCCTGCATAAAGGATTTCACAGGCTGGACTGCGCTCCCTTACATGAGTGCCGACAAGGATGTCTCTGAGTTTTCAGGTGGCTTTGGCGGCGCTCCCAAGGATGTCACTGTCCTGAGTGCTCTGGCCATCTCATGGGCATGTGTCACTGAATACGGATTCAAGCGGTCGAATGAGGCAGGCGCAACAAAGGGAATGGTCATGGATGTCATCGACCCTCCCAAGCCTTCAAAGAACAATGCGGATTACCTCGCTGAATTGCAGCGCATTTCCAAGCACTCTGAGGAAATGTACATAAAGGCTGAGGAATTGCGGCAATTCATTCTCTCCGACAATTTCTCCGGCTACAGTGACTACGTCGTCAACATGAAAGCCATTGTGGACACAAAGAAGGTTTCATTCCGTAACCTGGGACTGCTGGCAAGTGCTCCTCAGGCTTGGGCACGATTCCTTGAGAAGACGTTCATTCAGAAGGTGGAGAAGCAGGAATCCCCCAGTAAGCACGTGGGCAGCATCAAAGAGCGTATGACTCTCACACTCACCATTGAGTCCGTGACATTCATCTCTGGTGACTATGGAGTTTCCAGCCTTTACCGCATGAGCGACGCGGAAGGGAATGTATTCAAGTGGTTCTCATCAAATGGCATTCTCGATGAGATGATCAGCGAGACAGTCACCATCATTGGAACTGTCAAGGCTCACGATGAATGGAAGGGTGTTCCTCAGACCTCCCTGACTCGCTGCAAGCTGGTCTAGAAAGCTCTAGAGGGTGCCTAGGAGTAGTCTTGGGCACCCTTTCCCCACTGACCCTGAACGATCTCTTCAGAGAGGCACACAGCGATGCAGCAAGCACTGTTCGAGCTAGAGCACGTCCATCAGTACGAGACATTCCACGGGCCTATCAAGACTCAGAATGTGATCCAACTCATTACAGGCACTAAATGGTGCTGGACATGCATTTCATGGGTTAGGCCTGATCCTGAAGAAATGGCAGCACATTTGGCACGGAGAATTAAAGCGGGTGATGAATATCGCAGTAATGCAATAGTTATTTACTGTGCGCGATTCAAGACAACATTCCATGAAGCGCTATTGGCTATTGATATCGCTATCGGAAATCTGAATGAAGGAGTCAAGTAATGTGTTTTCCCCATAAATGGTCCAAGTGGACCAAGTTGTTTCCCTCACTGGGCAGTGGTTCTATTTTCCAGACCAGGCGCTGTCTGAAGTGTGATCTCCGTGAGGAGAAGATAATTGTTCCCAAGAAGGGTTGACATAACCTCACGCATTTGATAGTGTCCTGTACGTCGAAGCGCTACCGTAAATTCTTATACGGCTCTTGACCAGACATAGGTATATATGAAATTACCCTGTCTGGTCAAGAGCTTCGCTCTCTCCCTGAGACAGATAAGTAAACAGGTTTCTCCCATAAATACAAGAATATATCTGAATAGCTAAACCAGGTATATTCCTCCTTATGAATAAGAACAAATATCAATTGAGAAATAAAGGTAATTATGGATAAACCTAAAAGATGTAGATCTGTTCGCTTTGTCAGATGGATTCCTAAAAGATGTATGTATACCTCTGGCCATAAACATTTACATTATGGTTCTGGTGGTTTCTTCTGGAAAGTAATAATTAAGGAGATGTAATGCTAGGTTTCATAGTCTTTCTCTTCCTTATTGGCACAGGATGCTGTATATATGGACTTATTCGGGGGACAATTAGATTGAGGGTTGGAGAGAACAAAGCAAGGATAACTAATTTCTGGTCAATGCTTGGTTGGTCTTCTAACCTCATAGGTTCTATACTTCAACATTCCTCATTCGCTTATGTAGCTGCCTTTTTCTTGGCAGGCAGTATCTACTTCTGGTGGAATTCAGGTGGTGGAGATGGTATGAAGACCAAGATCAAGAACTTCGTACAAAAGATAACTCCTCAACCCCTTGTGCTGGCTAGAATCAGTTGATAGATTCCTTCTAGGAGGTAAGACAATGTCATCTATCAACTCTCTTGGTGAGACACCTGTACCTGTGATCCTGACAAGAGATCAGGTTCGTCTGATTCGTGGCATGATTGCCACAACTGCCATTCAGGGTGAATTGATTCCCTGTTTCCGGGAATTGAAGGACATTCTTGACCTGGCAGAAACTCAAGCCACCATTTCTCAGGTAAAAAGGTAGGACGATGAAGATTGAGGTAGAAGACCTGGACAAGATCATCAGTGTCACAGGTGCTGAGGATTCTTCTGGACTCCGTATGGTTCTGGCAAGATATCTGATTAACATTTATGATCGTGGAATGGACGAAGGTCTTATGAATCGAGTTGATGATTCAAAGATTTCTGGAGAGTGCCCTTATGCTCAGTCTCATACTCGGGACTGGTGCGACTATTCAGGATGCAGGGAGAGCTGAGATGGCTGGCAGACCTAAGGACATCTGGCTTGCTCTGGTAGGACGTACAGGGCTTACAATGCTCCGTGAGGGCATGAGGATTCAGGTACGTCTCTCCCTTCCCAAATTTCCTGGCAGAGATGTACACATGAATCTGACTGTTGCAGAAGCCCGTAAATGGGCAGACGCACTGAATCATTACGCAGACAAGGTGGAGAATGAGTATCGCGAATCCTGACCGTACTCAGGCAGAGATCTGTGTTGACTGCGGGGGAAATACAGCAATTGAATACGAGCGCCATATTTCCAGGTGTTTGGAATGTCCGGACGATCACGGTGAATGCGTCCATGAGGTCACAGAAGCCGTTCTAACGCCCTCTGAGCCATCGGAGGCACAGGAACCTACCTACGACCTTACGGGGCTGTCAGAGAGGGATCTCCGTGCCCTCTTGAACATGCTGAACAATGTCTCTCCCTACGTAGGGCTGGACTACAAAGTACTTGGCAGGATTCAGGGACATGTGTACAACCTGATTCCTGACTAAATGATCAAGGGAGTCCCATGTCAGAGATGATGTGGGACTTTTCTTGTGTCTGGGGTTGCGCTCAGGGTTCAGGGTGTGTAGTGTTCTGGTTGTCAGCAAGGAACACCGCAGACAAAGAGGCAGAGATGAACATCGTTTACCAGAACAAGGTGGACCACGCGTCCACTGAGTGGGTAGCATATGATGTGGATGACTTTCACATGGATGGAACTGTCATCTCGGATGCAAGTGCTCAGGCCATTGCAGCATGGTGGCACTCACCTGGCTCCCCGCTTTCAACCGTTCTCAGTACCATGGGCGCAGTCACGGAGGATATGCACATTCACGATTTTGCTTCTCCACGTGAGTATGCAGATTCAGACTTCAACGATAAGCTTGTGTTGAATGCTCTAGAGGCCTATATTGAGACGAAGCAGGGAAAGAGGTAGACATGTCCAGGAAGTACAGTGACAAAGAGGTTGCGGAAGTTCTCTTGCAACTTCTTGAGAATGCTGGTAACAGTGCCGAATATCCGTACTCTGGTGTAGACCAGGTGGAATATGTCGGCCAAGGTCAGTACACTGTGCAGTTGTTCAAGGACGATCTTCATGCAGCGGCAGAATAACTGCTAGTGGGATTGCATCTGGCCAAGACATGTGCTTGACTAGGTGTTGTCTTCCTAACCAGGAAGCAAAACAGGAGGTAATACCATGACTGTTCAGCTGCACAATCGCTGGGGAATCGTTGTTGGCGCGCGTAAGGACGAGTCTCGCTGTGTGCTCTGGAGTGACGACACTTTCGAGTGGTTTGACTCTGGCCAGTTCGCTTGCCTCTTCTCCAACTGAGGGATCATAATGATTGTTCGTCTGCTTCTTCTGCCCTTCTTCCTGGCATTTCTGCTCAGTTATGCTGTAATTGCCCTGGTAGTAGGAGGGTTCACCTGGATGTTTACAGGTGAACCGTATCACGTAGTTCTTTCCTACAAAGGCTGAGCCGTAGTTGACTGAGCTTTCTGCATAAGAATACGTAAACCTTGTGGGTTTATAGCTTATGCAGATTACTCCACCAACTAAGGGAGAAAATCAAGTGAACTGGTGGCAAGCGCTTATAGCGACATTCGGGTCATTCGGTTTTGCTGCGGCATTTGTAATATGGGCAGTATGGGTGACGCGAGACAGGTTCTAGATGCATTGCATCCTATGCACGATGTGTGTAGGGTGTTGTCCACCTAGAGACAATGGGAGAAACAGTGATTGAGCTTACTACGGAAAACGTTCTCGATGCCCTTGAAAAGGCTGTTGAGGAAAAGGGTGAGAGTTTCGTTTACTCCAATCAGGATGGCGTCTCTTCTCGCAATAAATTCGGTAGTTCTTCCGGAATCATGTGTCACTACGTGCACTGGAATGACCGTACGCCCGTCTCGGGATGCATTGCGGGAAATGTTCTGCATCGTCTTGGTGTGTCTCTTGACACTCTGTCAGAGCATGAGAAGCGGCCGATTCGCTCCGTGCTTGAGGATTTTGAAGACGAGGGCATTGTGACGTTTGAGGATGGCTATAAGGTCACAATGATGCTGTCCCACGCTCAGGGTGCACAGGATGGCGGCAAGACTTGGGGTGACGCGCTCAAGGCCGCAAAGAACATGATCTGAGTGGTTGACTTGCATGGAGCTTAGACAAGTACTAAGCTCTGTGTTGTTCACCTAGTCAGTGGTGACCAGACCAACAGGAGTAGAAAATGTATCTGAGTGCTTTCGTCAAGGATGAGAACCTCACTGTTCACTCTTCCCAGTGCTCTCATGTGCTCCGCGAATGGCGTAAGTACGGTCTGCCAGTCGTGACGATGGCTGAGTCTGAGATGGGACTCACACGTCAGCTCAAGGCCTTGAACATCAGGGTTCACAGTATCCGTGTAATGCCGTGTGCTGGACTGCCTGAGGGATTCTGGAGTCGTACCCCCGCTGGTACTCCCCTGAAGCTTCTCAGTACCCGTGAAGGTGCTCAGCGAGCCACTCAGCGGGTTAAGCGTGAGATCGCTCTGGAATGGGCTGCAAGGATCAATGACATGTCTCCGATGCTTCGTGAACTCATGGGCATGCCTCAGCAGTAAAGGAGCAATACAATGACGCACAAGAATAGCCGGAAGAAGACTGGTCAGAAGAATGGTTTCAAGATTCTTCGCAATAAAACCACCTCGCGAGTGAGTAAGCGTGGTAATGGCTACGAGGATATCGATGAACGCTTTGTCGACTTCTCTCGGATAAGGAATGTTTCTCCCGATTACTTCTAGACGGCTTTACTCATTCTTGGGTTGAATCCCGAGAGTGGGTATGGCAGGCTAGAGCTTGTCAGACAGAAACGAAGGGGCACAAAATGACTGAGCTTGAGCTGATGGTAGCTATTGCCAACGATCCTCGTGTAGTCCAGTATCGCAAGGCTGTACAGATCATGGACCGGAAGATGGTGTCTGTCTACGGTCCTGACTATGCGTGTGCGCCGCTCAAGGAGTCTTCTAAGGACAGTCGGCGTCGTGAGTCTCCTGTTGGTCATACTCTGATGACTGACGCTGATTGGGCACGGTTCGAAAGCCTTCTTCGTGGTGCTGCTCTCATCCGTCAGAGTGTGCGTGAAAGCCTTATGGAGGCATAAATGTTTGAGCTGAAAGTTCAGTACGAGAACGGCGGAAAGTCCTACCTTCCCGGACTCACCAGCGATTCCGTTCAATCAGTCACAAAAGCTTTCCACAGCCGAAAGCCAGTAGTTATTACTGATGACTATGGAGACTCTGTGGGAGTGGACATGTCCAAGGTAATTTACTTTACTATCTTCGCAAAGAAGGAGATTTAATTCAATGCTGGTTCTTAAGAAGGAAGACGACGCGGCTGATCTCGATGGAGTCACTCACTTCTCTGTGGGTGTTTCCTGGGACACTACTGCTGGAAGCTCTGGTGGCCTACTGGGCAAGCTGCGACAGAAGGTTGGGACTGATCTCGACCTGATTGCCGTTGCCTGTCAGGATGGCGATCCTGTTCGTCTTGCTGGTCTGGATTCTCTCGACCCGTTCGGTAATGGTTCTCTGATCCATTCTGGTGATAATCAATCGGGTAAGGGTGAGGGGGACGATGAGCTTGTCACTATCGACTTTGCCCGAGTTCCTTCGAATGTGGATTCCATCGTCTTTGTCGGTGCTGCCTATAAGAAGTACAGTTCTTTTGAGAATGCGAAGAACATTTCTCTCAAGGTTTATGACGCTTCGGGTGGTTCTTCTACTCAGGTTGCCGATATTTGGCCGAGCCTACTTGCTATGGGTAATGCTATTCGGATTGCTAAGGCTTTCCGAGTTGGCAATTCATGGCAGTTCAAGGTTCTTGACCAGCGCGGACCAGTTGAGCAGGGCAACGAGAAGTCCCTCTTGCGCTTCGCCGTTGGCACCTGATAGTCTTCCTACATCGCACCACAGACACAGAGAAAAGGGTTAGAACATGATCACTCTTCCCAGCATTCAGGCTCCGATCAATAACATCGTTTCTCCTCTACGTCCTCTTGTCCGTCCGGATCATCACGTGGCTGTTCGCAGGTCTCCCAAGGGAGATAAGGTGGTTTTCGGATTCATCCTGCCACTGTCAAAGAAGGCTGCAATGCAGTACGTCAAGTCAACAGGTCACATTGGGGATTACCGAGTGATTCAGCGCAAGACTGCAACGCGTGAAGGACTTTTCAGCTAGTAGCTTTTACTCGTAACTCTCTTGTATAAGACCCAAGAGAGTTGCGGGTATGAATTACTAGAAGGGAATAGAAATGCTGAAAAGAATAGGCAAGGGAATAGCCCTTCTTATAGGAATTCCTTTCTTCTTTATTCTCGCGCTTACTACTGTCGTCGGATTGTTCTGGATAGGAAGTAATCTCTGATGATTGTCGGATTCTGTGTAGGGTTCACTATCTATGTCCTGTTTCACATGTTCATTCCATGGGTGAAAAAGTTCTTGAAGTAGTGAGTTTTAATCGATATCTGGAAATAGATATCGGTTATGATTCCCTAACTGCGGAATTATTTCTAAGAGAAAGTAATAACCGTGATTACTATTACTCTTGATGACGCTGTCAAGCACCTTAAGGCCGTTGTTGAGGAAAAGGGTGAGAGTTTCGTCTATCATCCAGTAGGCAGTATTCACTGTACATATGTACAGAACGGTAAGCCTGATTGCGGTGTTGGTCATGTCCTTGACCGTATGGGCGTTGATCTGGTAAAGAACTTTGAGGACAAGAGCGCCAACAGCACCGCTATTCGTTATCTGCCTGTCTCTTCCCTGGTAGAGCCTTTCGAACTCCATGAGGACGCCAGTAAGTTTCTTCAGAATTTCCAGTCATGTCAGGATCAGCATATGACTTGGGGCGACTCTCTGAATGATGCCCTGTCCCAGTTGAACTAGTGGCTTGACAGGATGGTGGACATCGCGCTACTGTCCTCTCAGGTTCCTAACCAAGAGGGAACCGCACAAGGAGGAAACACAATGGCTTCACGTAAGACCAGCACCGAGACTGTCAGCCCTGTTGAGGCTTTCGTAGCTCTCCAGACGTTCGAAGCTACTGAGGCCGATCCGGTTTCGAACGGTGACCTTGCCGATGATCAGAAGTGGGATCACACCGCCACATTCAAGGCCATGGAGATCCTTGCGGATGCCGAATTGGTCGACTCGCATGGTCGCGGTCTGACTACTGAATGGTTCATCATTGCTCCTGATGTCACGGCTGAGAATGCCGAGAACGTCGCTCAGGAGGCTCTTAAGGACTTCACTCCGCCCAAGCCTGTCAAGGCTACCAAGGCCCAGCAGAACAAGGCTGAGAAGGATGCCGAAGCTCGTGAGCGTCTGGAATACGCTACGCGTGCTGCTGAGTCTCAGGATGGTGTAATGAGCCAGGCACAGCATGAGTGGAGTACTGAGGCTCTCAAGGATCTTGACACCATGGCAAAGGGTGAGCCTCCCGTCATCATTCAGGATGTTCCGCCACTGACTGACAAGGTGGACACAACGTCTTTCAGTCTCTCTGTGGATGCCCCTAAGACTGATATTGCGATTCGGGCTTTGGCTGACAAGTTGAAGAGCCTGACTCTGCCTGACAAGGGGCTTGACCAGTTCGTTGACTCTGAGACTGGCGACATGGTGTATGAGAGTGCCATTGAGAAGAATGGCCTTAAGCTCGATGAGCCTGACAGTGTTCCTGAGGTTCCGGCTGGTGTGAATGCGAATGTTTGGGACTTGGCTCATACGGCCATTACTCAGACTGCGCGGGATTACTGGTTGCGTGCGGCTGCGGCCGATGCTCTGTTGTATGAGGAGAACAAGGGTGTTGTCGTTCTGGGTGCTCCGCTTTAATTAGCAGGCTTTAGGGATTCCTCAAGAAATTGGGGAGTCTCTATGGCTTTCTAATAGGAAAGGAAAAGCCAAATGAAGTGTGCTCGATGCTTTCAGCCGATTCTAGCGGGCGAAGATGCTGTAAGTGATCCGTGTTGCGATGCTCCTGACTGTGAGAACTCGTTGGACTGGAGTCATTACGCCTGTCTTCCTCTCAGTCTTCAGATCATTGAGGATGATTTTCAGAATTACGATCCTTATGGTCTTGAAGATTACGACGATTACCCAGAAGACTAGCAGGTAAGCAAATACGAGAACCCCGTAACCAATTGGTTACGGGGTTCTTTGCTGTACTCCTAAAAGCTTTGAGGGGCTCTCTAACAAGATCGGTTGGACAGGGTGGTCTCTGTGTCCACTGAGGAACTGGAAGGCTCTTAGAAGAGCGTATAGGGGCCTTACTTGGCCGCTCCGTGCTGGAACTCGTGAGTGTGGATGGCTATCGCCTGAATCTGCTTTCGTGCTGTCTCCTTGGACTGAGGATGCTTGCTGAATGTCTTGGAGGTTCCTTTATGAGCGGCCTTGTATCCACCCTTTACTTTACGAACTTCGTACGGCACTGGCCTACTCCTTACTGGCTAGGCACGTAGAGGACTCTGAGGGGGCCGTAGAAACGTTGACAGACGGCTTAGGTGTGGAAGTGCCACTGTCACTCTTGAAGGCTGTCACAGAGACAGCTACGCCTGTTGTCAGCAGAGCTGAAAGAGCGACGTGTGTGCATGTTTTCTTGGTCCATAATTTGATATGGGATTGGTCAATCATGAATTCTCCTGAAATAGAAATAGCTATGCCCTCCAATTCTATAAGAATCAGAGGGCATAGCTGTAATTCAGTCACAACGAACGCAGTAACCTTGCTCGTCTAGTTTCTTGATATGGAATTTTCGATAGAACTTAAGAAGAATACGAAGAGCCATCTCGCTCCTCTTCAACAGGTTGCCAGTCCCACTCATTGTAGGTAATGGACACCTTGGAATCGTAATCCAGAGTAAGCCACTTCTTGTCCCCAACGAACATAGCCTGAACAGAATAATCCCCAGCAACAAAGACAGCGTCACTCAGCGCGGTAAAATTACGCCCCAACGCATCCGTAACATCGTCACCGACACGGATCTCAGAAGGAGACTGGTCATTGTATGTAACCATGAAGGTTGTGCCTTTCTCAGTAAAGCAGACTGACCGTTTAGCCAATCATAACCGCTCCCCAATTTCTTGGGAAACGATTAAAACTGTCTATCCGAAGAAATAAAGATTTCCCGCGAAGGCTACAACAGAAGAACTTTCCTGCTCAGCAATTTCCTTGAGCGTCTCTTCCCAGTCAATTACCATCCAACTGGGGAATGTTTCAGTCTCCACGTAATCCGACTCATAGTAACTCTTGGAGTTTTCCCGATAAATCTTGTGGAAAACCTCAACCCACTCACGAACAATCTGCTCATGAGTCATACCCTCAATATAGATATGCTCGTGCCAGCTGTCCACATCAGCACAGTCATTCTCCTGAATGAAAGCGCAGATGACACCAGCTTGCTGAATATCGTTGCAGAGCGTTTCGAACAGAAGAACCAGATTGGAAATATGTCCAATCTTGTGCCACATTTCCTCAATGAAATCATATCCGTCAATGAAGACAGAGACAATCTCATAACCTCGGTCATCGCAGGCATTCAGCACATTGAGGAGAGTATCACTGTTGTGTCCGTCCTCCACAGTAATCTCATGGAAGTACCCGCCATTTTCCGTGACATCCTTCGCAACGGTAATAGTCATGCTGCGGAACTCAGACATAATATGCCTTTCATCGCTTCCCAGATTTAGGAAGACACAGAGACTCTCCCATCTCTGGGATAATCCCTGAATCCTACTAATTCTCTTCTTGCCACACCATGTGATTGAGCCACGCCATTATAACGTACATGGTTGTTGCGTCGATCGTCCAGTCAGGGTTACCACCCGAAAGCTCAAGGTCATAACCCTTCTGACGTTCCATCAGAGTCTCACGGTTGCAGTCAGAGACAAACTGCCCATACTGGGTGTGACCTTCGAACCTGCGGTCATAGAACGCTACCACAGGAGTCTCTGAGTAGTCACCGTACAGGTACTCTCGGTACCCGTATACTACAGTGAACTTGACGCCACGTGTCGTAGGGATGGTAAAGAACTCATCCATTTGGACAGTGCTGCAAGTATCGCGGTCACAACCAACAAGCCTACAGGGCTTTGATGCGACCAGTCTACAACGTTCAACACTCATGATCCTTGCCTCTCTAGCGGACATCACCGACTAGGTACAAGACCTAGACGATAAAGAGCACTAGGGAAGATAGGAAAAACGGACTAGGCAACTATTACCGTTGTCCATGCTGAATTGGAATCCCTGAGAATGAAATTCATGTGCCCAGTTGTGCAACGCGCATTCCATGAACTCCTGAGAAGCGGTACAAGCCAAATTCTCTTCCAGGGCTCGAAACACGCTTTCCGGGGTATCTCCTGACAAGTATGTATCAGGGTATTCGACACCATCAGCGTCAATGTCCATGATCAGAATCTGTGGCACTCTCTGTCCCTTCACTGTTCCGATGAGTAGAACTCTAGGCGGACTGAGCCAGGCTGTCAACACAGCACGTCAGAATCCTCTGAGAGGCTCAGGGAGACACAGCGGCACTCGGATGCTAGTCTCCTCCCACAATGCGTCAGACAGGCGCACAGACGTTCCTAGTGGCTATGACAGAGCTTCACAGAAGGGGTTGCACGACATAGCCGAGTGTGGTTTGATAGAGATATCGAACGGAGCGCTTGCGCTCTAAGGCCCATGGCTGGGGCATCTCATCAGCCACCTATGGATTCAAACCAGAGCTGCCAAAAAATAATTGCCCTGAAATGTCGGAAATAGGAGATATCAGCCATATGAGAGATATTGTGAAGGATGCCGCTATCATCGCGGTTGTGAAGCACCTCCAGAACGACAATAGCGCATGGATGAGTGTGGGAACTTTCGTTGAGACTTATTCAGGTAGTAAGGAAGCTGCTCAGGAGGAAATGAGATCGACATTGGCCTTCTACAATCTGACAAAGTACGAGTTTGTCAAGCGGGCCTGGAGCAATGAAGGTGACTACGAATTGATTTGGAATGATGATTACGAGCAGTAAAAGCATATAGAAATGCCCCCGAATTCCACTTAGGTTTTCGGGGGCATTTCTGTTTAGATTATATTAAGAATTCCGATTGGGTTTTCAGGGTAATAACTGATCCCAGTCCATGTCTTTTACTGAATGACGAGCAGCATGCAAAGCTTCAAGGAACAGATGGAGATATTCAAGTTCTTCTCCAGCAATAACAATATCAGTCATATGATTCGGTTCGTCAATAGTAATACCGATTCTGTCCAGATCATAGGCAGAAAGAACAAGTCCTGAATCAAATTCTGCTACAAGTCCTTCCCCATGCAATAAGTCATCAACCATTGAATCGAATACATCTAATCCCTCAGACAACGCCATCACCATAACAATTCATACAATCCACATCCTCATATCGATCAAGACCTGTTCCAAAACATGCAGAACATTTTGTTGCCTCTTCACCCAATTCTCCTAAATATTGGAGTTCAAAGGTTTCAGCAACAAAATCAAGTTCAGTGTCATAGTCTAATTCTTCAGTTTCAGTCATTTGGTAGTTACTACTGTCCTTAAGGTATATAGGTAAGAAGTATAGTTTCTTTACTCCTCTGAATCTTCAGAGGAGTTCTCATTGAAGATGAAAGCCACATATTCAGAGTTGTTTCAATTGACTTGTCACTGAACATCTTCTTGAACTGCTGGGCAACTGTACGTATAGCTTCAGACTTGTCTTCTACAGGTATCTGAATAACTTGACCCTTATTGGGGGTAACAACCACAGTTGGCATAATTAATCCTTTACATATCAGGATCGAATACTTCTATGAAATCTTCTGTCTGTACTGGTTCAATGGCTCTTAGTACTGATGTATCCCCCATATTACCGAATATTTTATCCATAATTCCAGGCTGACCATGCTGCTTGGCATTGATAGTAAGAGAAAAACCCTCTTGTGCCATATCATGACTTGTTTTTGCCAGCTTATTGAATCTGTCTATTTCACTGGAAAGAATAGGATCGGCGTGACCACCTTCCATGTCTTCTGCCATCTTCATGAACAGAATACGCTGTAATTGCATCTCAAGAATACTGTCCATCGCTGATTGCATCTGGTCCTTGGTACGCAAGGTAATGGGAATATCATACGCGCAGTTGGAATTTTCTTCAACCATAGGACACTTGGAAGCAAGGAAACAAGTGTCACAGATACGCATGCTCTCACTACGGATCTTCAGAGTAGGAACATCTGTCTCCTCTATCTGACCTGTATCTTTGTTACGTCTCTTGTCCTTGATGAAGTCAAAATCAATAAGTGGAATTACTTGCTTTTCACTAGGATCTCTACGATTCAGAGTTGATAGTGTCTTCCTTACCGGCTCAATGACACCATCAACTGAAGCATCATAGTTTTCCTCAATAGCCTCTTCAGGCGAATTCATGGATGTAGTTACTCCTGTACCTTTTTTAGTGTTAATTGACTCAACAAACTGTGACCAGGACCACAAAGAGAGACGTAATAGCTCCTTAGGATCATCCTTCAGAATCTTCTCCATATCAAAACCAGCAGCTTCGATAACGAATCTTTCCTTACGTCTTGCCTGTTCCTTCTGATCCTTCGAATAACTCTTTAAATGATTATGTGACCATACGAAAGTAGAACCGAATTTCTGTGGAGAAACCCAGGAAGTAGAAGAAACAGAAGTCCAGTTGACCACCTGCATGATGTCCTGCTTGGTCATGGCTAATCCGTGAAGTTCAATCCCCCGTGACACCATTCTATTGAGCACAAGGACGAGGTCTCTTCCGTTAAGAGAAGTCTGAGCAATTCCGATCTTTCCGAATCGTTCTCCCAGTTCAAGTAGAGATTCCATTCCGTCACTCTGGGAGTTTCCGGTTGGATGCCAAACTGGTACGAACTTGTCAAACATGACATCGCGTAGGGAATCTCGTATTTCCTCAAGGTATCCCATACCGAGTTGTAGAGCATCGAATTCTGTATAGATTTCGATTTCGTTGATATTCTCAGCCACCCACCCATAATAATGCTCCGCTATCTCCTTGAGTTCTTCGTTTGAATACTTCTGTTCTTTTGCCGAATTGAGAACTTGACAACCTGAATCCACAAATAATGAATGTTCTGAAGGAAAATACTTACTGACATTCCATGGATTATTGAAGTTGGTTCTCTTGCGTAATCCTAAATAAGACAGGGAACTCCAAGGAGTTCCCGTCTCTTTTATTAAATTCCTATATGTTGGAAGGTGTGAACCACCGAAAAATAGCTTAATTGCCCGTTCCTCTCTTAGCTCTTACTTGTGCCTGCTTTCCCATAGCCCACGATTCCAGCTGAGATCCTCTCGCAGCAATTCCTCCTGGCTTGGCATTACGTGAACCAGTCGTAAACGTATTGGGCTTTGGCTGATTTGCTGTCAGAGTAGGAAGAGGAGTAGTGGAGGAACCAGCAGGATGCTCATGATCAGAGAACTGAGAGCTTGTCAGAGAGCCTGCGACAGGACTAGGGGCACTTGGAGTACTTCCATGACTAAAAGTGGCTCCAGGAATCCCTGAAGGCCCTTGCTGAGGCTTCTGTGGTGACAACTGATGGGAAAAAGTAGACGCTGTAAGAGACAAAGCCTTGATAGGTGTATGTGTAGGAGTAGGACTTGAGAATCCAGGAGTAAGTTTAGGTGCTGCTGGTGTAGTCACTGATCCCTTTCCTTTCTGCTTGTCCATCTGCTTCTGCTGTTGAATAGCTTGTCCATGAGCATAGTTTGTCTGGCTCTGCTTGGTCTTGAACTGTGCAGCCTGAAACGTAAGAGCCTGTCCATGAGCAAAATTCATCTGCTGCTGCATAGTCTTTGTGTTTGCGGCTGTAGCCTTTGCCTGTGTCTTCTGTTGTGGAGTTGTTCCCATGGCAAAAGTACGTGGTGCTTCTCCAGAAGCTGGTGCTACTCTACCAGACTTGACACCAGCGGCATGAGTCTTTGCTGCTGTAGCTGCTTGCTTGGCTTGTGTCTGCTGATTCTTCACAAAAGCAGCACGGCCTTTGTTGACTGCTTGAGCAGCACTGTTGGCATAGGCATTTCTGTTTGCCTCAGCAGTCTTTACACCAGACTGATGCTGAGCAGATAATTGTCTGCTCTTCATATTGAGATTCTTTTGAGCACCAGCAAAGATATTATGAGTGAACTGTCCACCCAGATTATTAATGGCTCCCGTATCCGGAATATTTGCGGGCATCTTGTTTCCTTAGAAGTCTAGAAGGCGGGTATCTGTAGCTCTGGCCTCTTGTTGTCTTATCTTCTCTGCCAGCAGGTTGTTCCAGGGTGTTGGTTCGTCCTTTCTTCCTGGACGAAAATCAGGATGTGTGTATTGCGGATGTAGAAAGAGCATGGTAGGAATCTGCGCCTGAAGAAGTCTTGTAGCTGCTTCAGTATCCGATTCATACACAAGGGCCAACGCACCTTGCTTTCTCAAACGTGTTATCTGGGCTAGTCTTCTTGTAGCTGTATCCTCTGAATCAGTATTCTCCCAATAAATCTCATTGACATGATCAGTAAGAGAATTCATGAGAAGCCAGTACTGCACTTTTTCTTTTGCTCCACTGTCAATAATAAGAGAAACTCGATGATCTTTCACCAATGATTTATAGATAAGAAGTCCAGGAATGATGACAGAAGAATCGTTTGGCTGTCGTAGTATTCCATTGACTACTATTGCTACGTGGTTTCCCCATGCATCACCCATTTAATTCTCCTGATTAATTATCTCATTCAATGCGTTGACTACTCCGTTGGCCTTTGCTGCCTGCCATTGAAAGTTATAGAAATCCCCATAACCTTCTCCTTGAGAAGAGAACGCAGTCTTTCTCCCCAGATGAAGACTGTCGAAAAGATTTCTAGCCTCTCCTCGTACCAAAGTCTTATGGCGACTGTTATTAACATCTTGTGCACTTCCCGGTATGTTCATAGAGCCCTCTGCACTGAGACTGTTGTATCGTGCAACCAAAGCAGACGCAACTTCCTTACTGGCCTCTGCTTGTTCATAATACTCTGAGGGGTACAGTTGTCCAGGATTGTCAGGAAGCTTGGGAGGCTTTGTTGTCCATTCATCCTTTGTCAGGTTATACGCAGCATAGGGACGGATGTTGGTAATGGAATCTGGAGTAGCTTCCACATGGTCATTAAGGAAGAATGTCAGTTCATACCACTGAGCAACCCAGTCGGGTGCACCAGCCAGAGGATAGTTTCCTGTCATAGGCCATAGATTGGTACGCAGATCCTCAGTAATATGCTGAGCTATCTCAGATCTGTCCATCCACTGAAATTCAGGATTCTGGGTTACGAACTCTGAGTAATCGAGCCCGAATAGTACATCGAGATCACCGTTTCCGCGATTTGCAGACCACTGGAAAGAGATTCCGCTACCTGCCAGCCAAACCATAGTCCATAACTCAGGCTTAGAATACCTGCTGCCAAGATAGTCCATAAGAATATGAAGGATAGTCTCTCGTACATAGGGATAAATATGCTCATTGTCTTCGAAGAGATGGGGGTCAAGTATATTGGAGGGCTTGCTGAAATAACTGCTCGCTCCTGTATTAATTCTTATATCATTCATAAATTCTATCCTACCTTATAAAGATAAAAGAGGGAACCCTTAGGGTTCCCTCTCTATTTTACTAGTATTAAGCAATCTTAGCTGCAATAGCCTTTACAACTGCATCTGCCAAAGCATTTACATCTACAGTAGGTGTAGAAACCGCTGCTACTGCTGTCTGTAACTTACGAACCTTGTCGTTGGTGTCCTTGATGTAGGACTGTAGTGCCCAGTACTTATTGGTAGCGAAATCAGGAGCTGAAGAAGGAGCCCCAATAACTCCGTCAAGTTCAAGAACCTTCTTTGCGATTGCGGTAATTTCTGCATCTGTTAGTGCCACGTCTGCTCCTGTTGTCTTATCAAATGATAGTGCCCATGTCTTCAATGCCGCTCTGCTGGTAAATGTACTGTAATCACGGTCAGTACTCCCAGCAGTAGAATATTGATGGAATGTCCATTGAGCTGTAATTCCTGGATCTCCCGCTGATTTTGCAGCAGTGGCAATCCAAAGGAAATCACCAAAGTAACCTGTGGTATCCACACTCTTCCAGTAATCAGTATTACAGTACATTCCTACTGGACTATTAGGAAGTTTATTCTTTAAATATCTGAGAGAAGCTTCTTTGTAAGCCTTCTGTACAGACTTTGAAACCCCACTGTTGTTCGAGTCATATCCCTCCCAGTCAAGTACTACCATTTCCCCAGACTTGGGAGTCACTTTGGAAAGAAAGTAGTCAGCTTCTTCCTTAGGACTGTTGGCCATATGAGGATATAGATAGAAACCAGTAACCAGACCTGCATTCTTAGCTGTAGTGTACTGAGACTTCCAGCGGGGACTTTCATAACTCAGTCCCTCCGTTACCTTGAGAAATACAAAATCAATTCCCGAAGTAGAAGGAGATGCTGACTGATATCCTGACCAGTCCTGTCCTAAAATTCCTGTCATTGTCACACTCTCAGTTTATGAGGATCAATAAGGGAAGAAACTCTCTTCGCCTCTTGTTGCTGCATCATCTGTTGCTGCATCATAGCTGCTCTCTGCTCCCACATAATAACTGTGGAAATAGCTACTTGCTGTGTCTGACAGCCAACCTTGACGTTCTCACAACCACCAATAATGTCATCCACTGTTGCTGCTCTCACCATGGACAGATCCTTGTCAGCAAAATCTGCGTAGGCAATCCATTGTCCATCAGTGTTCAGAGTGATAAGGAAAGCTGTTGTTACTTCTTCTGGTCCCTTGTCATCTGCCAATAGTTCAGCAGCCTTCTGCTTCTGTAGTTCTTCTAAATCAATTGTCATTCTTAGTATTCCTTAGTGCAGATCCTATTGACTGAATGTCATTAACTAACTGATATAAATCAGACATAAGTGAACTGTCCATTCCTACTTTGGCCATAATTTTTTCAGTACCGTTTCTTGCTTCTTCTATGTACCACTCTACTGTGCGAGGAGTAAAAGGATTATCACGAATATAAAAGTCCATTACTTTCTCAACTCCATTTTGACGGATTGGTGGTATGGACAATATTCACAGATGAAACTCTTCTTGATCTTCGACTCATCATAGGTAGGAAGTCCAGCAATTTTTCTTTCGCGAGAAGTATTGGGTTTGATCTCCATATGAGAATCCAGATAGTCAGTACACTTTGGCTGGGTATTCGATTTGAAGGCTGGTCTGTTGTGTCTCTGCCAGCATTCCATGGCGTCAGCCCTGAAAGTATTCTGCACATCATAGAATTCCTGATCGAAACCAGTTCTTCCGTTACTCTCAAGAATCTTCTTAGTAATATCCTTACGGTACTCGGGATCTTTCCAGTGTCTTGTAGGAACAAATCCCAGCATGCTCCACTCCAGTACACTGCGATCCTCAAAAGACGGATGTCTGCGTAGATGGGCCTCAATTATATGACCTATTCTGGGGTCATTATCCGCTTCATCAGGATTATAATCCGGAAGCTCCTCAATAACTTTACAAGGATGACAGACAATCAGACCAGTCAAATGTACATCTCCACGGTTATTGGGATCAAAACCGTCATTCGCCATTTATTGTTCCTTTTGTATTGCGTTTATTAGACCACTTCATGGTAACAGAAAAGGGCCTTTCCTTCAAGCTACCTAAAGTAACTGAAGGAAAGGCCCTTACTATCAGATGGTGAAGTGGAATTCCTGTCCAGGGAAGATCAGATCAGGATTGTCACCGATGAGCTTCTTATTGGCGTTGTAGACATGCTGCCATGAAACACCGTGCTTCTGAGCAATATCAGAAAGGGAATCTCCGGATACTACCTTGTAGGAAACTGGAGTACCGGTATTGTTGTCAGAGGTTTCCTCAGGAACCGCTGTGTGCCGTTCTACGGGCTTGTAAGTCTTCTTGGGGATATTATCTACGAAGGAGCGCTTTGGAGCGACGTACGACCCCGTAGAGTGGCTTGTAGAGCTACTGCCGCTAGTCAGGTACTGACCACATACAGGCCAGGCACCTCGTCCTTGCCCTGCAAGTACCCTTTCGGCTACTGCAATCTGCTGAGACTTAGAAGCATTATTGGCAGAACCAGTGCCACCATAAGCATGCCAGGTTGAATCGGAGAACTGAAGTCCTCCACGATAACCATTACCTGTATTGATAGCCCAGTTACCGCCAGACTCACATTCAGCTACCTTATCCCAGTTATGAGAACTGGCGTGTGCACTGGTAATTCCCATAATGGCGAATGCAACTGTAAGAATAATTCCTGTTGTTACCTTGTTCATATTACTTGACCCTTCCAAAAGAAATCTTGTTGTTGGCTTCCCAGTACTTCGAGTAAATTACTTCCTTACGCACATTCTTTCCTGTGTAAGGAGCGGCAATCATCGTGGATCTGTGATTGACAATGCCGATGTAAATTCCTACATGGTGCGTATTGGACGTTCCCTTGTAGGTGAAGAAGACCAAGTCTCCAGGCTTACGATTCTTATAGGCGATAGGGGTTGTTGCATTGTACTGCTGCCTGGCCGTGCGGGGAATCTTCTTCCCAGCCTTCTTGTACGAATACTGAGTAAGACCTGAACAGTCGAAACTATTTGGACCAGTTCCACCGTACCTGTATGGATCACCAATTTGAGCCTTGGCAACAGCTACAGCACTTGTAGCTGTGGTGGCTCCAGCAGTAGGAGCAAGGGCAAGCCCTGTTCCCAGTACAGAAGCGGTTATAAGAGCAGCGGTAACAGCGCGCATTCCATTCTTGCTGGTCATGTTGGACCAATCTATAGACAATAAGGACTGTTGTGAAACCGTTTCTAATGTCCCGATCCCGTAACAACAAGATGAAATACTACAGCCCCTGACTGACGCTGTCAACTCAGGGGCTGTGTTACATGCTATAAAAAAGTACTACCAGGACTCTCCAAGTACAGAAGAATCTTCGAGTGTTTCAAACTTATTAGGTATGAATGACGGATTGGGAACATATGTATTACGTCCCGGAACTTCATTCATTCTAGCCTCTCCATAGCCGTAGTACAACAGGCTGAGAGACTTGCGTGTGTCGTAAGTAGCTTCTGTGTTCATGCTACTTGCTGATGAATTGGGACGCAACTTCTTGTATTTGCCGTCTGTCGCACCCTCAACCAGATCATCATTCATGGAACGTAGTGGTGGATATGCCATTATTGAGCCTTTCTTGGTCTTCCAGCCTTGCCCTTGACCACAGGAGTGACCTTGGGAGCCTTATACGCAGCAGCTGAAGGTGCTGTTACTTTAGTAGGATTCTTTGCTGTGCCAGTAACTCTCTTGTCCGTAGCACGTCTAGGGGCAGCCTTCTTTCTGGCCGCCGCTTTCTTTATAGGTTCTGCCATATTAATTCCTTATAGTTGAGGAACAGAAGGGAAGGACGTCCCACTGAATCCGCCCTCAGTACCTGAGAAGTCACCGAATTGGGCAGAGAAACTATCATCTATTGTCAATATATCCAGAATTCCAGGAGTTTCCGTTCTATAACCAAAACGATTAGGAATCTTACCAATATTAGGAATAGGCGGACGTAAGTTAGCGGCATCCGAAAAAGCATTAGCTACTAACTTAGCTGATACAAGTTGTTCTGCAAAAGACTGGGAAGGACGCTGAAAGTTATATACCGAATCATCCTGGTATTCACGCTTTGAAGCGTCGTAGTTCTGATTCTGCTTCTCCACTATACGCTTCTCCCACTTCCAGATGCTGACCAACCAGGTAAGTTCACTGAACTATGGAACTTTCTTATGTTCGGATCAATATTTCCGGCTACCTGCGGATCATAGGCAATATTCAATTCCTGAGCCAGCTTCTTAGCAGCTTCATTTGTCATGAACTTACCACCGTGAGCCAGTCTTTCAATAGGATTACCTTCAGCAGAATATCTTTTCTTATCCCCAGTCATTCTTCTTTCCAATGAAGAATAAGGAGTTAAGTCATCTGGCCAGAAATAAGATTCAGCGCCGATTACTGATCCTTTGTGTACTCCTCGGGTATAGCTTCTTGCGTTATTACGAACAGTCTGAAGAAGCTTGTCCTGACGTCTGTCAATGACGGAACCGAGATAACCATCAGGATATTGTGCTTCTGGAGTTTTACCTGTAGCCGCCGCAATACGTGCGTCAAGAATGGAACGGAATCCTGATATAGGAGTTCCGCCACCTCCACCGTACTGAGTTACAGAGCCTTGCTGGCCTATTTGAGGGTTATAGGAAACATTGTTCATTCCGGCTACTGAACTAGGCATCGTCTTCCTCCAATGGTATATCCAGCTTTGCTGAAATTTTTTCCAACATTCTTTCTGATTTCAGATCTGATGCCAGATCCATTTCAAATTTCAGTCTGTCCTTGTCCGACTGTCTATTCTGTGAGAACAGAATAATTGGAGCAGCATAAGATGCCTGCAATGACAGAAGCAGCGTCATGAAGATAAATGGGTAGTTATCGAATCTGAGATTATGCGGAGCGAAGATATTCCAGAGGAACCAGGCGACTACAAATACTGTCATTCCAGCTATGAATTTAATTGATCCGAAGAATGCCGCAAATCTGTCGAAATAATCAGTTATTTTGTCGCTCATGGTTTCTCCTTAAAATGCGCTGCGGCCGTACTTCGCCTTTGAACGGAACTGATCTGTCCATGAACTACGAGAAGGCATCATCAGTACATGACGTTCACTCATAGAAGCCTCAGCAGCGTTCTGAGCGTACAGAGTAGCTGTCGGGTGGCATGTTGCCCCCATCTTCTCGAAAGAGGCTCTACGATGCCCTGTAGCCCCATCAAGAGCATTGCCCTGCTTCCCACCTCCACCTCTTGGACGCATGTTACCACGCTCAGCCTTGCCTACACGGGTAAGTTGCGCAGCGGAAGTTCCCATTGTAGAACGGCTTCCTGTTCCAATTTCTTCTGACATAATTTCTCCTTGTTAAGAACGGTAATAGCTCAAGGCTCTGTTTTGCTGATAAGTCGTAGCACTCATACCATTGGGATTTCCCTCAAGAGGTGAAAGTACCGAAGAAGGTGAATAACTCTTGGGAGCCATCTGCTGAACTGAATGCGTAGATCCCTGACCTGTCAGTCCTGTAGCTCCTGAGGAGAATTCAGCAGTTCTTGATTGCGGAAAACTATTGTCCGCTGGTTGTGCTGGCATCCTGACTCCTTTATTACGAAACTATAATCTTGAAAATAAGTGCGCTTATCTTTTCGCCATCGTCCATAGTTACTGTAGCAAAACCAGGGCGGCAGGAAAGTACCTGTCCTCTGGGACCTACATACGATTGAGCGATGGCTACAGCCTTCATGGACTGATTAACAGCAGCAGCACCAATAGCTCTCAGAGTTATATCATTGTGGGCATACACATTATTTGCAATAGCTGCTGCAAGAGATGCTGCGGAAGAGGCAGACTTCACTTTGAGAAGTACCTCGTTATTCGTATTTTCTACCATATTTTTCTCCAGATTTAATTCATGTCTTTATTCGATTATACAGACAAAAAGACCCCGACACCTGATAGATGCCGGGGTCTTACAGAAAGGAGATATTGAAAGGAAGGAGGAATCTCTAAGAAGAGTATATCACACTGGTTTATTCATTAAAAATAGTGCAATTCCCATAGCATCTGCTAAATTATGATCTGTGATTTCAGGGTCCAGCTTTTGTATTGCTTCGACCATAGCTTGCTTGCTTGCTTTGCCGGTCCCGGCAATGAAGCTCTTGAGAGTTGTCGGAGCAATACTGGTGGGGGTACTTCTAAATACAAGGTATGATGCAAGTTTGACAATTCCTCCGAGTTCTCCGAGTTTTTCTCTGTTGAGTTTTGCTCCGTAGGCATAGCCTTCCATTCCAATGTAAATAGCCGATGTGTCGTGTCCGTAAATAGAGAAGAACATAAGTAAATCATCATAGATCTTTACCAGACGTTCTCCTTCATCCTTGAATTTGTTCAAAGGGTATTTCAACAAGCTTTTCTGGCGGCAATGACCAGTCTCATCTAATACCACAAGCCCAAAGCCTGTATAGGATTGATCGATCCCTATATACAAAGCTTCGGGCCTAGGTAGTTCACTCACCTAGTACTCTTTCCCATGTTCGTAGTCCATTGTCGGTTTCCCGGATCTTTTGAATAAGTTCCTCATCGAATTCTACATCATAGAGATAAGGCTCACCATCAGGCCTAGAATAGACGGAGGGTGCTGGACCATCAGGCATTGAATCCCAATAGTTCTTGACGAACTGATCCCTGTCAGCAGAAGTGAGATGAAGAGAATATCCATCCCAACTGGTTCCCCAGCCTCGCTCTGACTCAAGCCAATCCTGTATTACAATTGTAGTCATTTCTTTTTCTGTCCTTTGTTCCAGAAGTTCCAGCAGATCCTTGAACAGTACGGTCTCCACTCAAGGACTGCTGGCTTACCGCATGCGCAAAGCAGTTGCATTACTCGACATAATTCGTAAGAGTACTAGTCAAGAATTCAATCGGATCGTCATCTACAGAATAATATCTCCAGTTCGTATCCCCAGCACACTTGTAATTAATGTAAAAATGAATTGAACTTCCACTACAAGAACATCCGCCATGTTGCTCAACATACGCTTCATCAAGTTGTGCTGCTACAGCATTAAGCTTACGTACGTCATTGGTGTACTTAAGTAGCGCCTTATTTATAATCTCCAGGTAGGTCATTTAGTATCCCAGGGCCTTTCGCATCTGAATAATCATGTAAGTAAGTCCACCAATAACAGCAACCGGCAAAAGAATCCAGGTGAATACAAACTTGATCACTGTATAAGTGATCCACAGAATCATCATGATTCCGAAAATTGCCAGAAGAGTAAGAATAAGCTGCTTGAGTTCCTTGTTCATGCTAGTACACTCCAAATCCTGTCCGAAAGGCCAGCGGCCTTGGCCATATTGACTGTGTTCGTGGTGCCTTGGTTCTTGGCGCCCCGTAGGAAACAAGCTAGCACATAGTCAGGATTCAGGTCAACCATCTGCTGATTACGCAGGTTGTAGTAGTAACCAGTACGCTCCTTCGGTGGGTGAGGAACCACCTCCCAGTCTGCTCCAGAGGCCCATGAAGCGCCTATCAGATCTGCACCCCCAAAGGGGCAATCCCCATGATGCAGCTCCCAAGGAGACCAGTGCCAGTCATTTTCATGTTCCTTCTCCATCTTTCGTAGTGCTTCCCAGATAATAGGTGCCTTCTGAATAGGAAAATCCCTGGAACCAGTAATTACTACAATTGTCATTTTATCTCCTTGCAGATATCGCAGTACCATCTTCCGACACGATGAACAATAACACGCCTCAGTAACTTGTTGCAAGTACCACATCTAGGTGGTGCCATAATATCTCCTTAATAGAAAAGGCCCCAAATTACTTGGGGCCTTTTCTTACTTCCTACCGTGCTTGTTCTTAGTAGTTTTGGGCTTCTCCAAATGAGAGAAGTTCTCTATAGCGTACCTACTTGGATTACCTATAGAAGAATCAAACTCTGTTCCCTTTTCCTCAGGAGTCAGCTTGTTCCAGGGCTTTCCAGTATAAGTACGTGAAGGCGTCTTTTCCATTCTCTTCTTTCTGTGCAAAGCCATTGTGTCCCCCTTGTTGTCGATAGGAACTACTTTACGCTGTCTTCTGAGCCCATGCAATCTTGCCGTTGCCCTGAAGAATCATTACACGATTACCAGAACCGACCTTAGGACCATTCTTCTTACGCTTCTTCGGAGGACCGTTATGAGTACCACCAGAATAACGGCCACGGGTCTTGGGGCAGGCATACTTCCACTTGATCCAGGTAACAGCCATCAGATTGCCTCCAGAGTAATTGATGCCTTAGTAGCGAACAGTTCACGAGTAAGAATCTCAGTGACTATATAGGTATTTCCACTAGAATTTTCAGCATCAGTAACTGCATCCTCTTGTGCACCCTCTAGATTGTCATACCATTCATGCTGATCAGGAACACGGGAATTCTCTTCATGAACAGCATAGTAAGTCTCCTGCAAAGCCATTATCTCTCCTACCGTCGTAGATTACCACCACATGTGAATTACGTACTTGCCTTCATCAACCACTCCCATGTTGCAGAGCCACTGTAGCATATGCTCCGCAGAAGGAACACCTCCTGCACCTCCATAAGCAGTTTCGTCATAAAAATCTCCACCCAGAAGCCAGCGATCGAAATCCTGGTCAGTCTGGTCTTCTACTTCCATGCCGTAAACAAGGTCGGCTTCCTCATAACTGCCATTATGGTAACTGTCATAAGGATTGGATTCCAGGGCACGCCATTTTACATCATAGCCCTCTTCCAGCGCAAGAGCCACGAACTTATCAAGATTATGACAATCCACTACACGAGCATTCTCATATTTCAATTGCGGTTCACTCATTGATTTTCAAATCTCCAACTTCATCGATATTAAGTCGCTTGTCAAGTCTTTCTGACAGCAAATTACCGAATTCAGCTAGTGCAACTTCAATAACATCATCAAGAATATATTCTGGGGGCTGACAGTCAATCTTGTGAGTAGCGTATATCTCACGTCCGAAGAAGGCAACCACTATGTGACCACCACCTAGAATATAATCGTCTACCCATTGAGCCTGAAAAGGCTCAATAGTCATTATCGCCTTCATCGAACAGCCCCACCAGCAGCATGGTTGTTGTCATCCGCGTCATCCTTACGCTTCTGCTCAGCAGTCTTCTTGTCGTCAGCCATTGTGTATCTCCTATTCAAAAGGTTGGAAGGGAAAATCCTGGTATGTAGCAGGAGCTATCTTACGCAGTTCTTCTAGTAGAAGCTCAGCAAGTTCACAAATCTCAGCATCAGCATGCACAGAGTACCGCTTCTTCAGCATATCCCTGAAGGCACGATGATTTCCACTCAGAACGATACGCGTTTCCATACCGCTTGGCAAGTAGCTACGAGCAGCCTCACGAGCCTGCTTACGTGTCTTACCAAAATCTAGTAGGCGCTGTACTGCTGACTTATAACGATTGAGGGATGTCGAGTCATTCTTGATGCTGAAGGATTCTATGCCTTCTTCGCGCATCGCAGGAGGAACGATAAAGTTTGCTTCCTCCATGTTGACGAAACGCTGTGACAGCTCACTGTAACTCAGGTGCCTGTGACGGATCAACTCATGCGTCAGATTACGGCTCACACCTTCAATGTAGAAGGTAACGCTAGCGTGCTCAAGAACTGAAAAATGCCCCTGATTGATAATGTTATTTATGTAGCCCTGATTGGTCCTGGTAGCCTCATTTGGCATATTCCAGGCCTGGTAACAGGAACGCCCTGCAAAATGTGCCAACGTATCAGCATCATTGAGCAGGGCCTCTCTGTCACCATAGAAGAACTCTTCAAACGCTGTCCCCATTACCGATTCGGAAATAGTAGACATATTTGTCTGAGCAATTACGGTGATTTTCAATTAAAACTCATCTTCCTTAATATTCTCAATAGCCTTGGTGTATGCTTCACCCCAGGTCATATAGTCATCCTGGTTCATCTGAATATCGGACAGTAGTTTAAGAGCTTCAGAAGTAACAGTCACCAACTTATTAAACTCGGGATGTGCAAGTAGATCGTCCACACCATTGCCCTCATATGGCGCGAAAACATCAATAGGAACACCCTTACTTACCAGATAACAGCCGATAAGACAATCAGGCTCACCGTTATAGATATACGTACATGTAAAGGGCATTTCACTATCAGAATGAATTGAGTAAACAAAGTCTTCACCGCGAGTTGCGATAATAGCGGGAAGTTCGGCTACAACATCCTCATACGTAATATGAGTCATTTAACTCTCCTATAACTTTTTGACAACTGATTATAAGTTACCGGAATAGTACCCGATGCGGCTATATCCTGCAAGAACACTTTCTTCTTGACAATATCCACAGCCATCACTTCATAAATAACATCTTTGATCTGCTTGTGCTTATATCTGTCTCCTGGTGAAACCATTTCCCCTCTTATGCTGAATATTTATCGGCCCGATTCTCCGTATCTCTTCTGGAAATACGGCGGGAAAGTTCTCTGGATACTACCTTCCCAGCAGCCTCCAGGTGGTTATATTCACTTTTTGAAAGCTTCGTCACCGCATAAGCATATTCAACAGTATCTTCTGCGTCAAGGTAGTCTTTTTCCTGTTGAACCATGGCTTTTGTGGCGGCCACAGTCTTTTCCTTCTTGTGAATGATGCTATAACGGTCCGAAACTCTTTGCAAACTTCTTTCGGCCCTACGTTCATTAATCTCATTCAGTGCTACCTGATAGCCAGCGTAACCAGTCCAGTTGGTAAAGTCAACCAGAAGATCCATCAACTGGTCATCATGAAGGTCTGACAATCCTGGTGGTAACAGTGGCTGCTCTTCTGACGGTTTTTCTTTCAGAGTCGTTGTCGTTAACCAACCGCTCTGAATCGGACTTCTCTTCGCCATACTTCTCGCAATCCTTACACGTAGTGCCAGCAACACATTCGGGGAGAGACATTGTATTCTTTAGGGCTCCTGCAATGAAATAGCATTTAGTTATTACGTCATCACAATAGTTAGGATCGTATTTGACTACGAATTCCTTTACACCCTGATTGAATTTAGCCTCGTAAATAAAGATGATTTTGTCGAATGGAAGACCCATACTTTCACAGAGTCTCAAATACAACTGACCTTGTCTCATATGAGAAGGAAACGGTCCCTTAATATCCTTCCACAAATTCTGGAAATCAATGAAAGTACCATTCGAGTTCTTCGCATAAATCTCGGGTGCTTCTATTCTAACCGTACCCGCACCGACGGACTTTATCTCAATAAGGGCATTAAGGTGAGGTACTGCTCCATCAGCGTGACCAGCAATAAGATACTCTCTTGCTCTCAAAGGTACTTCGCGGTATATAAGGAACTTAGGATTACACCCATTCCTGGAACCACATACTGTAGGAGGCAGAGAATCCCTGACAATATTTCTGCACTGCTGACATTCCCAATTACCCCATAGTTTCCCCATGGCTGTCAAGCGCTTCTGCCACTTGTCGTGAATATAGTGACCTTCATCAAAGATGTTGAGAAGCTGCACACCTACGCTCTCAGGAGGCTTGAGAAAGGGGTCACCTGCCTCTCTACAGGCCTTAATCCGATGGTAGGTGGCTCGGGGACACCAGCTCTCTTTGGCAGTCTCAGACGGATGAATAATGTCCTGCCTACGAGTAGAAGGCTTGGAATGTTCCTTTATCATATGTGCCTGAATGTCTCCCAGAAGAATAGTTCCTTTGGAAGCATTCATATAATTGGCCATGGAACCAGTTAACTTAGGTCCCCAGCCTTTTCCTGTGATTGTTGCCAAGTTCTTCTTTCCTTCCGTAGTTTTGTACGCTCATCTGGTGTAGTACCTCCCCAGACTCCCCAGCGTTCGTTATTGACGAGGGCAAATTCCAGACAGCTACTCAATAACGGGCAGGGTCTTCCATCATATGTACCATTGCAGACGGCTTTGGCTTCCTCCGTATGATCTGACAATTCTTCTTCCTCGGAATCTTCAAACCATGGATCATAATCAGAAGTAGCCGGAAACATTGCACATTTAGCTGTTCTGTCTCTGTCTTCATGAAACCATTGCGGAGCTATGCTACGTAGTTTCATTACCAATAGACGCTTCTTCCCTTAAAGTGAGATAATCCTCTTTCGAAAGAATTACCCACGAATTGCCAGTAGATTTGAACTCTACCATAAAGACCGGAATTCGTCCATCTATAAGAGCTTGGTCAGAAAGCTTCTCAAGTTCCGTATCCTTGAGAGCATAAGATTTCTTATCAGTGATCTTGAGTTCAAACAATTCCTTCTCCGTTCTTACATCTGCTTTACGCAGCCAGCCGTTACCTGAACCAGAATTAAGAGAGCCTCCAACCATATGGCTGAAGGCTCTCTCCTGTTTCTGGCTGTCTTTAAGATCAGCCATTTTTATTTTCTTTCTTTGTTCTTCTTTGGATATGAACAATTAGGCATATGCTGAGCCAGTTCAGTATCAGTCTTGAACGGCTTGTCACACATAGGACAGGTTGCTGCCATTACTTCTCCATAACTGGCTTTCCCATGACCAGACGAACAGTGTCACGAACAAGACCAACCAGGAAAGCAAGGAAGCCAGTGCACGGCCAGAAAGTAGGCCAGAGGGCACGATAGAAGGTACAGAGAGCCATTCCTAGATCCTTACCGTACTTCTCACGGTACTGCTCAAGGCTCTTGCCGTTGTCCAGTACATCGTGAAGGACAGTGAAGAATCCAATCACATATGCAATACCACCCAGAATATACATGAGGGTCCTGAAATTATCCCAGTTCACTTAGTGTCTACCCACTTCTTTATTGAAGGATTGAACGTCTGTACCCTACCACATTGCGAATTGCTGCACTTACGTACATGTCCATTAGCCTGAAAGTTATGGCCAGCGGGATTAGTACATGTCTGACTCACTTCTGAATCACATCCCAACTGCGAGTAATTGAGTTGTACTTAGTAATCCTAGAACAACGTATACAAGACATCTTATCCTTCACTGCCTCATATACATGCCCTCTCAGGCTTCCAGGACAATCCAAGAGCATTGCCCTGCTTCCCACCTTTTTGTCAGCCATTTGCAGCCCTAATAATACCTTCAACAATGTCTCTGTCAAGCTCCTGAATAACTTCAGTCAATTCATTAAAAGGAACGATGTTCCTATGCGCAGGAGCATTACGGTTTCTCCAGATTGCCCAGGCATTGTGAACATCTTCGAGAGTAGTATCTGAACCTTTGACAAAGTAGAGAAGAGTATAAAGATCAATTAGTTCAGGCGGCAGCCATGAAAGTTCCCTTTCCATATTCCTGATTGCTGCTTGAATATACGTCAAGATTTTATCTCCCACTTATGAATATCATCGTTTTCCAGAAGGACCTTGGAACTCGTGCGTTGCTCTCGTAGGTACACTATCATTCCTTCAGCAGCACGTCCACCAGGAACAGCCTTCGAACCCTGAGTGTACAGCTCCTCCCGTAGCTCCTGGACATTGAAGTTGTAGTAGTCACCCATGTAAAGGATGGGAACAGTGTACAGGTTCGAGATTTCAGAACGAGCTTCAGTAGGATGCAGAGTCTCAATCCAGCGAGGCGCATTGAAGAGACTGAAACGCTTCTCCGTCAAACCATAACCTCGCTGAATACCTGAACCCCACCACTCGCCGTAGTGGTCACCCACACCCAGAATCTTAACGAGCTGAGTAGCATTGTCATACACCCAGCGAGCGAATCCGAAGTTGTCCTTTTCCTTTACAGGCTGAAGGAATCGCTTACGTGACTGCGCCCAGATCGTGTACTGTACTCCGTCGATTGAGACCGTGTCAACCTGATCGGAACGGTCATCGTCAATATTGAACAGACGAATACGAACCGCAGAATTGGTGCCGTCAATCTTCTCAGTTACAACTACCCTCTCCTTGGAAAGGCGAGGAATAGAAGGCCAGGCTTGAAATTCCATTAAAGGTTGATCTCCTCGTCAGTAAACGTAGTAATATCGGAACCCCAGCGCAGCTCATGACCCATGCCGTACATGTTCAGGTCGTGCAGAACTCCTGCAAAAGTCTGAAGACTCAGATTTCCCTCTGCTGACAGATGAGCTGCTGCATCTCGGATGTACTTGAGGTCATCGTCGTCAAGAGCCAGTCCGTCAAGGTTCAGTGCCATGATTTCTCCTTAGATATAAGGGGCGAGAACTTCTGTAAGGTCCACCGTAGCACCGTAGGTAGAGGGGATCAAGACCCCCTTGGTAATACGGTTCGCCATGTTCGTAACCTTTTCGATGATGGTATAACTGAACCCGCCAGGATGCAACTCATCGTTGTCAGTACATGGCAGGGTCAGACTGAAGGTACCTGGACCACTGCTGTTCGGGGTACCTCCTTGTGTCCCTGGTAGTACAGCAGTGAAGGGAGGCACTGTCAAGAATTGGTGATCTGTCTCATCAGACAGGGAGGGAAGATTGGCAATGAATTGCACAGATCCATTCTCCCCTGCTCCGCTGATGAAATTGATGTACTTACCTGTGACAATTATTGTCTTGGCACCTGTAATAGCCATAGATTATTCCTTATTCGTAGCAATTTCTAGAGTCTTTGCAGAGATCTCGTCTCTAAGGTCTAGATTACTACGAATAGCTTCAACCATCGGATCACGTCCGAGCCACTGCATAGCATCAGCACTGTCAGACTCGTACTTGAAGTAAGGACCAGCGCGCTTGATGACCTTGAACAATACAGCCATCGTCACAAGATCCTTGATGAGATCGAACTGTCCTGCCTTGAATCCCTTTTCGGAATCAGTGAAGTAGAAATCTCCCATGGCTACAGACTTAGGCATAGCAGCCTTGTTCTTCTCCATCAAATACTTATTGGTCTGACCGACCTTTATCTTTCCCTGACCATCTACCTTCTCTTCGATCCATTCATCTCTGGATACAAGAATTCTCTGATAGAAAGCATAATTCTTTGCCTTTCCACCAGGAGTAGTAGTAGGTGTTCCATAAGGAGAGAAAGAACCAACAGCATCACGTAACTGATTGACAAAGATTCCTAAGTAAGGGCGCTCGTCAGTGAATGTTCCGCCGATCTTACGGAAGAACTGTCCTGTACGTCTGGCACCAAGAGTCATTGTATTCTGATCCATGTTCTTCTCATCCTCCTCAGAGGCAGTAAGAGCAGGATAACTGTCAATGACAATGTAATCGAATTCATGAGATTTAGCGGCATCAAGAGCCATCTGATAAGCCAGTTCCATATTATTGGTAGGCATGACAACTACACGAGAATTATCCACACCATTCTTTTCAGCCCACTCGGCATCGTAATACTCAGAGGCAACCCAGAACACCATGAAATCAGGATCAAGTAACTGATTTGCTGCAATAGATCTCAGGATAATAGAAGTCTTTCCATTACTCTCCTTACCATAAACCTCGATCCATTGATTACCTGGGAATCCTCCACCTGTTATTACATTCAGAGATGACAGACCAGTAGTGAATTTCTTTGTCACCCCTACACTGGCTGCGGTAAAGAGAAGAGGCTTTCCGTCCTTTGCTAATTGCTTGTTCATTCGTGCAATAAATACATCAACGTCTGACAAAATATCTCCCATATAAATAGCGTAAGGGCTGGTAGAAACTTACTCTACCAGCCCTATACGACATTGTCTACTAGAACGTGCGCTTGAAAGATTTTATATTGTGCTTATGCACAGTACCTTTAGCGTGCCCAAAATCTGAAGACAAATCTCCCTCAGGATGTCTACGCTGCTTACGATTCCAGGCATCGAACGGATTATTTTCATTCAGCCATTCGTGAGCAGCGAAAAGAAATATAGCATTACCCATATGTGTAAACATATATCTCCTAATAATCCATGTGCAGTACAAGCCAATTAAAAAATATCTCGGTGTCGCCAGTAGCCATAAGGTATTGAAACATATGCAGCACCAGAATAAGTTCCTGATAACTGGCATAGAAATTATCATTCAAGTCCGAAAGATGAAGTTTTAGAGCTTCTAGCCTTACATCTCCTTAATTAAACCCCACAAGCACCACTTACACATGCCATTCCGTTACCAAGTTCTTCATACTCAATACCCTCTTGTGCAATAGCTTCAGCGTAACTTACCACAGTCAAAGGCTGACCACCTCTCGCACCATCAGGATATACAGTAATCCCACGGATGTCCTTGATGTGTTCCTTGAGAATGTTCCCAAAGTCCTCAACAGAGTACATCTGTGAGTCCCAGCTTGGCAAGTTCAAGGTAGAACTGATTCCATGGTCTACATACTGCTGCACCCAAGCCTGGAAAGCAAGACGTTTCCCAGGATCAAGAGACAGAGTATACGCAGTCTCAAGAGTATCAGGATCGATACCCTCATCAGCAAACTTCTTCGCCAGAGGTTCCACAACATACTGAAAATGCCAAGTAGTTCCCTTCAGGTATCTGCGCTTGTAAGCTACCGCAAAAAGAGGTTCGATGCCAGTAGTGGTCTCAGCAAGGATGCCGATGGTTCCAGTAGGGGCTATCGCTCTTGTCTTTACCGGCTCAGACACCCCTAGTTGCCTTGCTGCGGCCCTGGCGTACTCAGTGGAGTAGGAATACTCCTCCAGCCATCTGGCAAGCTCTGTATCGGGCGCGTACGGCTTTTCTCTCTGCACCAGCCACTCATAGATTCCCATCAGTCCAAGACCTAGACGTCTGTTTTTGGTACGGGTGTCTGCAACACCTTGATAAGGAACCTTGGAGTACAGAGTTCCACATAGAAGGAATCGGGTAGCCAATTCTGTAAGCTCAGCAAATTCCCCAATGGAATCAATGCGAGCCATATTCAGAGATCCCAGATTACAGATGTCATTGTCATCTCGGGATGTTACTTCAGTACAGGCATTGCGCAGGTTCTCTCCAGTATTCTCACCGATATCTACAGAGAAGCCAGGCTCTCCTGTCTTCAGCATTCCTTCTACTGCTGTCCAGTAAACCTTCTGTGCCCATTCATGCCAGAACGTAAGGGTTCCATTCCTGTTTTCGAATGCCTCAAAGAAATCATCGTCAAGAATGACAGAGATATTAGTCATATCAAGAGGAGCATAAGCATTGAAGTCCTTAAGTTTAGCAGCTTCAATATCCTCTCCCCAATTCTTCACCTTCATAAAATCGAATACATCAGGATGATTCCAGTGAAGTCCTGCCCAGATGGCAGAGCGACGTGAACCACCTTGCATAATGTTACGGCCGATCTCGTTGATAGCCTGCATAAAAGCAAGAGGACCAGTAGATGTTCCTCCCATTCCCTTTACAGGTGCGCCATTCTCACGAAGCTTGGACCAGACAATACCGATACCTGCTCCAGTCATAAGCCCTGAAGCTACTCGTTGCATAAGATCAGCAATGGATTCTCTGCTGTCTTCAACTGTCAGCAGCAGACAGTTCTGTGTCTGGTGGAAAGATTTACCTGTAGCATACAAATATCTACCGCCGGGCATGAACTTACGATCAATAACAGCTTGTGTCAGTTTCTCAATGTCCTCAGGGAAATACGGAGCCATCACAGTAGAGATAACTCTACGAGCTGTATCACCCCAATCCTCTCCTTCTTGTGCGTACTTATTTCTATAAATAGTTTCGGCAAAGGGGCTCATACTCAATGTAATGACTCCGTAATTTATAAGTGATCTCCGCCACCTGCATTGAGGACGGCGATTTGTCCCTGCATAGTCTGATTGTCACCAGGCTGTCTTGATGGTGTTGCTTCTCCTGGCTTGGTATTGAGACTTCTTTCACCATGACCAGACTGTTCAAATCGTGGATGATATCCACATTCCCCACAGGCAATAGCATATGAACCATAACTCATATACTTGTCACTTCCACAGTCAGGACATTGTCCTCCCTGCTTCAGTCTTACTGTAGGAACATAGTCACTTGGGATACTGCTTTGTAATTGAGGCTGCTGGGGTATAGGTACACCCACATTAAAAATATCTCTCGATGGAATAACCGCCTGTACAGGTTCCCCATTTAATTTACTGGCCCAAAAACTCATTGTTGTCTCCGTATTTTACTAATCCTTTTTGTAACATATGAGATACAACTGATTCAGTTATAGCTGTTCCCAATTTCACATTGTGCACCCTAAATTTAAGTCTTTCCTCTTCAGGAAGAGTTTTTAAATCCTCTTCCGAATGTATCAACGCCAGAGAAGCAGATTCTGCCGCCATATAACACAACAGATGAAGATCTCTTCCAAATGGGAGCAAAGAATTCTTTCTGTCCCACATTTCACGGGCTTCAGCTTCAAGTACATCAATACTTGCGGGCTGTTGTCCATATCTACTGGGCTCATTCTGCATTCTTCCTGGACCAAGCATGTCCCACAACATAGAGCGGGACAATTCAGTAGTAAGTGCCTGTAACGGGTCAATAGGTGCTACAGGACTTACCTCTTCGAATGGATCTACCATATTACTCCTTGGCTTGCGACCATCTTTGAACCACAGAAACCTTACCCACATCAAGTGGAACCTTGATCAAGTCCTGTACTTCCTTACCAATCATTGCTTCCAAAAGCATTGCACTACCTTCTTCCACCCTGTCATCAGGACACAGAATAACAAGTTCATCATGAACAGAAAGAATCATATGAATTTCATTACCAGGATTCTGAGCATTGTCCTGCTTCAAAAGATCATGCATTCTGATCATAGCAAGTTTGATGATATCACCAAGAGATCCCTGCACAAGACTATTGATCACCTGACGCTCACCACGTGCCAGAATAGAACGCTCTGCCCTCCAAGGCTGCATGGGATCATACCATTCCAGTTTAGGAGCTTCCTTCCGTGCAATCTCAGGAAGAACTTCCCACACCCTTCGCTTACGCCCTAGAATGGTACGGATATGAGGATCAGTCTTACGCTTACGGATAACACTGAGAATGTAATCCTTGAACTTATAGATCTCAGGGAATGCAATCCTGTGATTATCCAAAAGCTTCTGCGCAGCATCGACAGTGATCTTCAGAGTCTTGGCAACCTTAGCAGCCTGCGCACCATAGACAATAGCGAAGTTCAGAGTTTTAGCAGAATCTCTCTGCCATTTCTCCACATGATCGACAGGAACATTGAAAACCAGTGCCGCTGTCTGTGTATGAGCATCAATTCCTGCTTGGAAACCATCATACAGACCACCGTAACCAATCATGGACGCCAGAATACGCAGCTCCATCTGACCATAGTCAGCTACTAGAAGCTTATATCCCGTTGGAGCCATGAACAAGCCACGGATCTTTTTACCCAGATCTGTACGGGGAGCAGGAATATTCTGAAGATTCGGTTCTCTTGAAGAAAAACGTCCCGTCACTGTTCCATATTGAACCAGATCTGTATGAATTCTTCCATTGAAAATACGACAAGGTTTACCCGCAGATGCATCTCCTATATAACCAACGACGTAAGTGGTAAGAATCTTTGATACCTCCTGATATTCCAGAAGGGCATCTACTACAGGATTACCTACGTACTTCTCCAGAGTTTCACTGTCAGTAGAAGGGTCACCTGTCTTACGAGAGAACTTGATGGGCTTTAGTGCCTGCCCACCATCCTTCTTGTAATTGAAAAGGATTTCACGTTTCTGCTGATTGGAGTTGATGTTGAATACTTTACCAGCAGCACGGTAGATCTTTGCTTCGATACCTTCCAGGACTACAGCCAACTCGTCACGAAGCTTCTCAAGCGCCTGTACGTCCACTGGAGCGCCTATCAGACCCATCTGGCAACAGACCTCCGTCACCAGGTTTTCAAGCGCTGTAATGGGCCCTAGAGTCTCTTCCTGAACCCTCTCAGAGTACATCTTCCAGAGCAACCAGTCATAACGTGTGTCCAGCATGATATAACGAGCTACTTTGGAGAAAGGATGCAGTTCAATACACTTACCTACATTCTCCTTGTCATAGTCCACCTCGTAATACCAGCGAACAAGTTCCTTGAGTCCCTTCTTCATAGGACGCTTGGGACCAGCAGAGAACTGCCCGATATTCTCATCAAGAACCCATTGCTGAACAATCGTATCTTCAAACGGCCCTGGGATTATCTCGCCATAATATTTGGCAATAGAAATTACATCGAAGGTTTGGTTGTGCGCAATCTTCTTTATATTATTGTCAAAGAAAAGAGGACGAAGAATCTCGAATACAGTACTGGCTTTAAGCTGTTGTACAGGTTCATCATAGATGACAGGATAATTGACAAACTTCTTTGTGTGAGGATCTTTCTTCTTATGAGCACGTTGCAGAAGTACATCCCCATTGGGATGGCCCATAGGAATAGCAATAGTTCTGCCATAGGTAGCAAGAGCAATCCATACAACACGGTTCTGGGTAGGAACTCCTCTTGTATCTGGAGAGACACCATCCATGGACTCGACGTCGAAAGAAAAGGCTTCCTGCTTGAGAAAGTATTCGACTTCCTTTCTCAGCTGATCCGCTGTAAGGATAAGACCATCCATTAATCCTCCAACTCTCGTGCCTGGATAAAGTACTTCATGTAACCAAACTGACTGTTCCTGATAAACAATTCGGGCCAGCCAGTGTCGCTATCATGATGGACTTCAAATGAATCCTCTGTATGAAGTTCCGACAGCTTCTTCTTGGCACCTTCATATGTCATGTGCAAAGACACCGAATCGTTGTAACTGTGAACACCATCCCACTCATACAAAGAAATTTCAAAAACCGTGGCGTACCTATCCATTGTTCCTCCTAAGTAAAGAGACCCTGACCAGTAGATTTTTAGTCTACTTGATCAGGGTCTCAGTGGTCAAGCCTTAGTCCTTCTTGCGCTTCTGAATACGGTCAGAGTCCTGAACATCGGCAGCAATGTCCTGAAGGTACTCGTTGTCATTGATCCAGACAACCTCTGCACCATAACGATCTGCACTCAGCTCATTAATCTCATCCTCAGTAAGAGGCTCAAGAGAATGCTCTTCCTGAATGTAACGAGAACGAATGAAAGAGACATTGGTTCCAGGTGCGGTACGACCAGCAACCTTAACATGCTTTACTTCGAAGTAGGAACCTTCACCATCAAGAGCAACTTCCTTGTCCTCAGCAATGTTCTGAAGCTGAGAAGAGACTTCGGTCCCAAACGTCCAGGTCTTCACTTCGGAAGGATCTTCAGCCATGTCAACAACATTCATGATGAATGTCCAGGAAGAACGAACCTTCTCAGCACACAGAGGACAGTCGTTCTGCGTACAAGTAAAATAGCGTCCCTTTGAATTCAGATAGTGACGCTTGTACTTGACAGCAGGTTCACCATCAAGAAGCTTAAGGACACGAGTACCGTTGTCCTTAAGCTTCAGAACTGGTGCCTTGACAGTCTCAGTGCGCTCTTCCTGCTTCGCACCCCAGCCAGAACTGACAGCGGAACGAGTCACCTTCGAACGTACAGGTCCATCATTTCCTTCAAAAGTCTCAGGGTGCTCGTCGGACAAACCCTCAGACTTATCAGTATCAGTAACGGACTTACGGGTAATCTTAGCCATATATATTTATCTCCTTATTAGAATGCACTCAGGCATATTAGAAAGGTTATCAAGGGAGAATTCGGGTTACCAATGAACCCTTGTTATTTGTTATTGAGCGAGCCCATGTAAGATCTGCGCCCTGAAGCTCATTCAGCTGATCAGAAATCTCTTCACCAATAACTGCAAGATCAGCATCTGCTGAAACTGTTCTCTTGATATTAGTGAAGATGGACATTTTCTCGTACTGTACGACAGCGAGATCCCAGCTTCTTGAATAAGTGATCTCTATCGTATCACCCAGTGGTGACATCGTTACTCTGTCCAGCGGAATTACATCTGCAAGAGGCTCTTGAACAATCTCACTGCCTTCACTTGGAACATCGTCTCCGACAGCCGTTTGCCTTTGTCTGGCCACAATACTCCTTCATCTCGTGCGATCTTGACTAGTCCCTCAACCATACCACGGGTATACATTCTACGTCTACCCCGTGGATCGTTGGAAGGCTTGGTGTAAGGGGATTTAGGCAGGATACCTTCCCGCTCCCACTTACGCAAGGTCACTGGTGATCTATTACCAAGTGCCTTGCCCAATTGGCCGATGGAAAAGAATTCTGTTTCTTTTCCACCGACCATAAAGATAAACGGCTTGGCATCCCAATTGCTAATGCTCTCCTCTTGTACCTCTCGTACCTTTTCAAATACAAGAGGAGTAGTAGAACCAGGAAAGACCTTAGCCAGTTGTTCTTGCCAAGTACTAACCATCTATATCCCTAATATCATCAATAGGAGTCTCAGCAAACAGGTGATCCATCAGCTCATCCTGCATCAGCTCAATGAAGTCTTCCCAGGAATACATGTCTTGAGACGCTACATACTGTTCGTCAGTCAGTTCAAGATAAAGATTAGGCGCGCGGTCAAAACTTACTGATACCTTATGCATATCAGTAACCTACCTCATACTCGAAAGTTACTACACGCTCAGGAGTAACCACAATCTCTATGTCATTACCGAACTTGGATCGTACAGCGTCCTCGAAGCGTCCGGCATCAGCAGGAACATCAGGCCACGTATCCTTAGTCAACCCATCAGGATGATCAAAGGTACTCTCATAATCCCATTCATCGTAGTAGGTAGACTTCTTACCTGGATAAGCCTCTTCCATATCAGGCTCTTCATTGTTCAGCCAAGCCTGTGCAACTAAGGCATTAGTAGTAATACGAGGATCTCCCACAGTGAACTCACAAGGATCACCATCATTGAAACCTGGAGTGTACTGAGCCCACTTAACCGCAGTGATACCTGATTCAAAAGCAGCCTTGAAATACGGAAGCAAATTCTGAATAGGTTCCTGAGGAACGCGATTCCACGATCCGTACTTACCCTCGACCTTCATACCCATAAAGGTATCGTCAGTATCTTCCTTAACTAAATACGTCATTCATATTCCCAATCTCTTTACGAATTGAACCAGACATCCAACGAGTGGAGTCATCGTCATACGAAATGTGCTTCAGATAATCGGCAGGAGAGGGAAGGAATCCCAGATCCTCGACAATATGTCTCTCGGCAATCAGACGAACAGGAACCTCAATGGACTTCTTGTTCTTCTGAATAGTAATAGTCTTGCCGAACATGTCCTCACACAGGTAGACACCTAGAGTGTGATGATACATGGCACGATGACGATAGTCACCATGTGTCTTCTTGCTGCTATCTATAAAAGATTCGATCTCTATGTAATCCTCCCAAGTGCCTCCCCATTTATGGGCCGCTGATTGGGCATGATAAAAACTATTCAAGATATTTCTCCATATATTTAGCAGCTAGCATAAGAAGATTAGGATCGTGATTAAACATCCCTATTCCCCTATTACATTTTCCGCATATAAATTCTCTAATTTTACCTGTTTCTTCATCGTGATCAAGGTGTAGTTCTGTTTTAGTACTACAGATAGGGCAACAAGGTGACTGGTTCTTTAGAGCGTCATACTCTTCTAATGTAAGACCATAAACTTTCTTAGCTCTATGGCGCATTGCAGCCCTATTTGTACTGTGCTGCTCTGACATGCATTCTTTACATTGACCACAGAGACCGTTGTTTCCCTTTTTATGCTTCCAAAAACTATCAACTGGTTTGAAATTTTCACAACTACTACACCAATGCATCCCTTCTGGCGCGGTAGGTCTTCTATAAGGCATTAACTGGACTCAGCCTCCCACTCAGATCTTGGGATAAGAGTAATAACAGTGTCATCTTCATTGAACTTGAAAATCTCCAAACACTTCTTCAAGTGCTTCGATTCAGGCCAGCGTTCCGCTGTAGTCTTCTCGTTCTTAATAGCTCCCTTGGGCCACTTCTCATGGTAAGTCCAAGCAGTATTCCGGTTGGAATTGTAGGCCAGATAACTCATTCAGATTCCTTAACTAGTTGCCAGTACTTATCCAAATGTGCTTCGCTTCTAAGATCAAGCTCATCCTTCACGTACCAACCCCAGCCACCATTGGCTTTCCGGCATTTGATAACATAATTGATCTCGTCATCCTCAGTATCATAGAAGACATCCATAATTTCAACAGTTACTTCATGACCATCACGGACTTCCCAGGCGTTAGAAAGTCTTTGTCCTATCCGAAACAACAACTGGCACCCACTTAGTTGTAATGACCATTTACAAATCTCCCTCTTGTAGTTCTCCATCACGAAGTCTTACTGCTACTTCATAGCCTTCCCAATTGTCAACACCAGCAGCCTCAAGACACATGAGCCAGTCGATCTCAGCACTCATGTCATCGAATTGCTTCTTCTCAACAGCTACGAATTCAACACCATTGACTGTAAATGATTCACTCAATTGTTTTCCTTCCATTCGGGGCATCCAGTGTCACAACCTCTTTTACAACCGTGCTTGCATGAGGGTGCCATTAAAGTTCTGTCTCTTCAATTTTGTTGTCGACAATCTTGAACAATTTCACAAGCTTTCCACAGTGATAGCTTGCCTTGGTAGCAGAAACACTGCGCTTATTCGCATGCAAACGCCATGTTCCGTACTCATCAATGCTCATGAACTCTGGAAACTCTAAACCATGTGCGACCATACTTTTCTCCTCTGATAACCCATAGCTTTCCCCACCATTAAGTGGGAAAAACTAAAGACAATCAGCGACGACGCGTACGAGTAGTACTACGGTGAACAGTCTTGGTGTGCTTCGTAACACGCTTGCCATTGCTGTGAACAGTAGTCGTAGTCTTGTGAACTACAGTCACATGATGCTTAGTGACATAGCTGCTGCTGTACTTCCTGACAGGGTGACCCGTGTGATCGTAGTAGTCACGGTGATTGTGGTAATAGCTGTACGGAACGTAGGTATAAACACCGTGATCCCATACATACTCATAACCCTGATCAACAGGCTGACTCCCACAAGCAGTAGCACCAGTCAGAATAACCGCAGCTGTACCGATAGCAGCAAGAACCTTCTTCACTGTCTCTCCTTGATAAAAAATTTATAGGTGAATGTTATTAGTTCTTAACGCACTTATAGAATGCCATACCATTTACGAATGTCCAGACCTTGTGGTAACCAGCGGGACACCCAGGAACTATGAGCTTAGTACTTACTGGTGGCTTGGGCAAAGTAATAGCGGAGGCACTCTCACTCAGCATGGCAACCATCATTACAGCAAGTGCAAGAGCTGTCAACATCTTCTTCATTGTTACTCCTTTGTAGGGGCGAAGGCCCATGTGACCGTTACATCAAACAGACTATCCCACTCGGCCTCAGTAATCAAATCTCTGGAGAACAGATCCCACAAAGCATCATGATCAACATGTTGTACCAAGATGACTGGTTCCAGGTATCTCTCATCCTCCAACTGACCTTCGTCAGCCTTGGCATTGAGAAACTGAAGTACGCGTTCTTCATTGAGAACCTTACTCGTCTTGCGCTGCTTCTGCAAGCTGGCATAACGCTTACCATTGACTTCCAGAGGCTCGCTGAAGGCTATCACATGAGATCCCCGGCTGTTGGTCTCAGCCTCAAGGAGATAAGGATCTAACTCCTTCTTGAGGTTCTCCTGCATCTCCTTACGCTCAGCAATTTCTCTGTTCAATAAGAGATAGGCGGCAACCTTGGCCTTAATAGCTGGATTATCCTGCATATCGTACCTTCTTGATAGTCAGATCAAAGTCAGAAGTACGCATCTGACGATTTACATATGTGTGAGCAGCCTCAACATCATCAAAGGCCAGAGTGCTGGCACTAGTAGCACCAGTAGTAGTTACCTCCCAGTACAGGTCTGGACGCACACGGAATTCAATACGATTAACAGTACCAATTGACCCAGTAATCAAGTACTGAGCATGAGTCCACTTATCCTGACCAGCAACCTTGAACTGTACATTTCTGCCAGCAAGAAGGCTTCCCGCAGTTTCTGTCGGTGCTTCATGCTTCTCTACCTTGACAGCCTTACCTTCTTCGACGAGACGCGCAACAGTCTTCATCGAAGAATCCTTTGAAGTACTGTTCAATTCAACCCTTGCAGCAAAACGTTCATCGTCACTACGACTCTCCACTACATAATTGAATACAGGTGGCACACGGAACTGTGTACCAGAAGGAAATATAGTCAGTTCTTTTGCCTCCAGCCAATCGGTATAGATGTCCTTGTTCCATGAAGGAAGGGCAGGATTCAGAGTACGGTACTGAATTCCGTCTAGGATATTAGTCATTTAATTCTCCAAATAATTTTTATATAGTTCTAGTATTTCTTTAGCCCAGGCTACTTTATCAGTTATTCGTTGTCCAGGAGGTTGGGACTTGGACCACAGTTCTAGATTCTCAATTCGATTATCGTCTTTAATACCATTAAGATGATGAACATTTTCATGCTGTATTAATGGTCTGCCAAGATGCTCAGACATTATTAAAACATGCTCAAAAATAATTCCTGCTTTTGTAGCGTTGGGATGTCCAGGGGCATAAAGCTTTCGGTAACCCTTAGGATCTAATGTTCCTTCACCATAGTGTCCTCTAAAAGTATCGCCGTACTTCTTATACCTTAATGCATGGGTATGACATCGGTCATCTATATATCCCAAGGCTGTACACCAAGTAACTACACAAGATTCCTGTGGTGCCAAGCGTCTTACTTTTACATAGTCATTTAAGCACTGCTTACAAGCATAGGTAAGACCATCTTTAGCCTTCTTCAACCTGCCAAAGTCCTCAAATGGCTTTTTATTTTTACATCTACTACATCTTTTCAAGGTACTTCTCCAGAAAACGTGTCAGACTATCAGCACTGTTTTCTATTCTACCATCAGGGTCTGACACTCCAGTCAGGATTCCCTTACTTACTCTTGCTTTGTAATTGAGTCTTGTGAGCTGGTATTCTTCAATACTTTTACTGAGAATGAGATTGTCGATGAAGACGGTTCTGAAAGTAGAGCTAGCTCTAACATGCCGTCCATTTCGCTGTTTAAATGCTCCAGAAGACTGCGGAAGGTCGTAATTAATGAGGTGGCTTGCTGCATAGAGATCCACTCCATAACCTCCGGCGTCGGAGGAGAGAAACAGTCTAACGTCAGGATCATTTGTAAATCGGTCAATGGCATTTCCACGCTGGGTTCCATTCAAACCTCCATGAAATAGTACTGATTGATACTTGTCAAGTCCTTCTTGCAACAGAGGAAGAACACCTCTGAAACGGGCAAAGATGATCACCTTGTGGAGAGGGTTCTTTTCCAGGTACTCCGTTGCTAGCTCCAGACATGCCTCCAGCTTAGCCCCATGAGAGCCCTCAGGAAGCAATCTGCCAGCCTTCCAGAGCTGGTTGGCATACTTGCTGCCTCTGGGATCTTCTGGGTCCTCATACGCCCTTGCAGAGCTTTCTAAGAGGGATGGATCATCAAGCAATAAGTGAAGGGCAAGAAGTCGTGAGGTGATAGCTCCCAATCCATCTCCGCTGTTATCAGTCTGGGATCCATTGTAGAAATTATTGAGATCCTTTCCGGAACTTGGTGGGGCATTGTAAAGTTCTCGAAGAAGTTCTCTGGAAATCTGATTGTATAAACTTTTAGTTTCACTATCCATCTCCACATAGCAATTGAATTCTTCTACGGTCGGCATGAACTCAGCAACATCAGGATCTTCTCTCCTCTTGGAGATACAAGCAGTCATAAGTCGAGCATTCAATTCAGGCATATTCTTATAGCCTGTAATAAAGTTATACGAATTACGAACTATAAAATCATTCTCGAATTCTCTCCAGTTACCTAATATAGAGGCATCAATCCACTGCATAATAGAGAACAGTTCTTCTGCCTTGCCATTCTCTACTGGCTCAGCAGTCAAACCAATACGGTAAGGAGCCTTAAGCTTCTTGACTGCCTTGGTCTGCTGAGTACCGAAGTTCTTTATGGAGGTCACTTCGTCCACAAGGACAAGACTCGGATTGATCTTTTGTATGAACGGCAAATCCGAAACTACTTGGCGTAAACCCATAATCAAATAGTCGGGAGGGTCTGACAAAATTTGTTCGCAAATAGCTGAGCGTTTCTTCGGAGAGATAGAGCCGTCTATTACTATCGCAGAGGAATCCGTAAACTGTTTGATCCTCTGATCCCATTGCTTCGTTAAACTGCTGCTCATTATCAGTAAGGCGCACTGTACATCCCCTCTTTCCCTCAGCTCTTCAATAGCTGCAATAGAAACAATAGTCTTACCTGTTCCCAGGTCCAACGCCAATAGAGCCTGACCCCTTTCGGTAATCAGGCTCTTGGCTTGTTCTTGGTACTCTCTTAACTCACCTAAAAATGTCATAGGCGCATTCTAACAGATATCGTTAGTCACTACCAGCCTCAAAGATAATTCCCTTCGTAAGGGGACCCCAGTTAGTAATCTCCATACCGTCAGCCTCGTCAGTAAAACCCTCATACATTTCAGAGAGATCCGAATCAGCTGCCTGAGCCAACAGAATTTCCTTGGCCTCCTCAGGAGTCTCAGCAGCCACAAGAATTTCGTTGTAGCAGCCATAGCCCCAGTGCTTAGGGTGAATCATGTAGACGTTCAGCATTAGTTTCCCCTATAGGTAAGAATACTTTTGGCTCGGAGTACAGACTTCTGAATATCCTGGTTCGTTACACCCTCAGTACCCAAGTCTTTAGCCCAAGGTATATGAGAATAGTCAACGAACTTAATTCTCTTTCCACTGCGAAGATATCGTTCCCGCAAGGAACGCATTTTACTGAGTCCCGCAGCATCATTGTCCAGAGCAAAGATAATGATTTCCGCCCTGTCAAAGAGAAGTTCTAGTTGTCTGTCAGAAATCTGTACACCATAGGAAGATACAGCACCAGAGATCCCAGCAGTATACAGCCGTAGACAATCCAGCGGACTCTCCAAGATGACTGCCGTTGAGCCTGTGAGTGTTTCCAGTCCAAATAGAGTTTCAGATTTTTCGACCCTTGCCGGTTTATTACAGAACCATCCTTCACCCTTTTCCTGGTATCCCCATAGTTTTCCTGTATCAGGATCACGTATGGGAAGTATCCAGTTTTCTTTATTCGAATCCCATAGTACGCCGTAACGAGTTACAGCTCCCGAAGAAATTCTTCGTTGTTCCAGCGCCGAGTACGGTGGAGAAGTGAAGAGCGCCAATCGTGCTTCGTTCCACGCTGGTATCCCCTCGTTTCGTTCGAAATCAGCAGACCTCCCTTGGGAATTATCCAGTACTCGTCGAAGTCGGGAGATTCCACCACGATTACGGACCCACTGTTCTGCGTCAGCTCGATCATATCCTTTAACCTCCTGGACTAGATAAACGAATGAACCACTGAAACCACACGAGAAACAGGAATGCTGACCTGTCTCAGTATTTACACTCCATTTATTAGGGCGAGTATTTTTCTTGCCCACCCTTTCAAAATGTCCTGGACATAAAGCCCAAGCTTCTTCATGAACAATTCGGGAAACTGCTATACCAAGTTCTTCAAGAGAAGACAGCACATCACCAGGAATAGGTACTCCAGTACTGTTCCAGCCGCTAGAAACCCCCCGCAAATTGCGTGCTGTATTCCTCATTGTCTAGCTCCTGATCATTAGCATCTTCCATGTCAAAGTCTGGAAGTTCCAGGAACGTTCCAGTGTCGTAGTCAAACTCTAGCATGATGCTACACGGTACACAAGATCGGGAAAGCATAATCTTCATACGTCGCATATCAGAAGATTCCGGTACTCTCTCAATACCGATAACAGTATTGGAATACTGAATGAAAGAACGAGAACCCATGATGGAATCGAAGTTCAGTTCCTCTCCCTTGGTACGTGCCGGAGTTGATTGAGTAACAGCAATAATACACTTCTCCTTATTCATCGCAAGTTTCTTGAGACCGGATACGATATTGGTCAAAGCAGCAGGCGATCCCTTGGCTTCACCTCTCTCATCCTCCATCATGTATACACCATCGATAATAACAACATCGGCCTCAAAGGCTTCTGTCTTTGCTCTCACCGCAGACAAGGTTTCACAATCCTGAGAAATCATCATTGCAGGCAATTCTTCAGTCTTCTTAATAGCTTCCTGAAGTTTCAGCCAATTATCGTGATCAATGTTTCCACTGTTCAGAAGATTGTCATTGAATCCTGCACGATATGCGTCAAGTCTACGCTCCTGTTCCTCTACTGTCTGCTCATATGTCAGATACAGTACACGATACCCGGCTTCCTGAATAGTCATGGCCATTACCATAGCCAAGGTTGATTTACTTGCCTTCGCCAGACCTGTCAAAGTAATGAGCTGACCAGGCTGAAGGCCCTGTGTGGCTCTGTCGATCGTTGGAAAACCTGTAGGGACACCAACTAGTGTTCCAGGGTTGTTCTTGCGTTCAAGGTACCTCTCAAGCCTCTCAGCACCGTTCTGTGAAACATCCACATCCCGGCTGTTGGGAATGGCTGTATGCACCTTGGACAACGTCATTCCCAGGAAATTGACAGCAGTATCAATGTCACCTGCGTCAAATGCCTCAGTGAACTTATCAAGATTCTCATTAAGAACAGCAGTAATATATTGCTTTTCAATACGCTGCTTGATATCTTCCCAAGGCTCATCCACATCGACAATACGAACAGGCCGACCACTCTTGTCCTGAAAATCGGACAGGAATACCCGCTCTGTAGGAACAGAACCTATCTCGTAATAGTAATCGCGGATAAATTCATATGCTGGTCCATAAATTTCATCAGTCAAGAAGTAAGGAGGAATATCGACAACTTCCGATATGTCCTGTTCCTTGATGATCTTAGAAACAAATAGCTTTTCGACATTCAATGTCGCCAAAACCCCTCCTAAGTAATAAGGTTCAGTAGATTTATCTGATCACTGTTACAGTACTTCCCCTTACTGCCCCATGTCAAAACTCTTTGAGGATCAGGATCTAATACCCCAATGATTGCAGGATCTGTTTTGAGGTCTCCCAGGAGACCTATCTTGTCATAGTAATGTACATCACCGAACAACAGATTACGGCTGTCCATCTTATCTCGTATTGCCGAAACAAAACCGGGATCTATAAAGGTAATGACGTCTACTCTGAAACGTCTTACCCAATATAGATCCCGTATTCCCTGTGCACTATTGATGTTCAATTGATAATAGTCAGCTACCTGTTGCCACTTTTTCCTTTTCCGCGCCAAAAGCTCTGCGGTTCGGTCCTTGGCTGAACTAGGAGAAAGACCAATCAAATTCTCGAATACAACATATACACGTGGAAGAGTTTCGTTCGATAATTCACCTCTCTGCATTCAGCATCATTTCAATCTGTCTCTGAACTCGATCAGCATAGAACTGAATTTGCTTATCATCCATTTCCTCAAAAGTAAGAGGATCAATGGCTACACTATTTTCTTCGGGAGTCCAGTCCTCTGGGTCCTCATCGAAAGTAGTACTAGACATTCCTATTCCACTCCTTGCAGTCGCAGTCTTTCTTGGGTCTATTGTGCTTATGACACCACATTCTGTGTCTCCAAATAGGTTCCAGAACAACATCCGTCACAACCATGAACACCTAGCCCATGATTGCCTTGCTTAGCATGAAAGACTACAGCATCAGGATCACTGTGTCCAATACCATGATCACAGAAGCGCTCAGCAAAGCCATACTTGAAGCCGTCAGTACGAAGAGCAATCTTCGCGTTCTTAAGAGGATGGTCAGAAGGATTGTGAATACAGCAGAACTCTCCTGCACAAACTTCTCGCTTGTGCACCTTCCACACTATATCAGCATCATCAGTAAAACGATCATAAGACCAGCGGCTGTTTTCTAACAGCTTCATCAACACTCCTGCTGACACTTGGAACAGATCCGAACCGGGACACCATTCCTGACAGTATCAATTGGATAGTGCTCATTACCTGGTGGAACGGGACAGCTCATATGAAATTCCTTAGTTGTAGTCGTCGTAATCTAATTCTTCTTCGTCACAGTCATGGTCAAGCATTGTCATTTCCGTACCGTTTTCCTGTGGAGCGAAAGACCATGCTTGGTCACAAATACCACAATACCAGTGACCGTAGAAACTAATCTCGTCACTCTGTATCTTCATAGAATTCAATAGCCTGAGCTACCCAGGCTTCACCCTTCTGTCTGATCATCATATCGATATAGGCCTGATCAAGAGCGGCAGTCTTAGTTTCAGAGTGCCATTTGATATACGCTTCTGTACTTTCGAAATCAGAAATTTCCATATGCTACTTGCGCCACCTTTACATTCAGTTTACGGATACGGCGGACAACACGGTCACGGTCATCGAAATGCATAAGGACATTGTACTTGCCACGAATGTGCTCGTCATACATTTCCTGCTTCACTACCGTGTCATTACGCTTGTCTTCCGTCTTACGCATATAAAACTCGTCATACATAATATGTGCATCGCGATACCACTGAACAGTCATGTCACGCCACGTATCTGGGCGGCCGGACATACCGATGAGTGTGATGGTATCAAAGGCGCCCTGCTCATAAATAATCTGAAGCAGCATCTTCATATTCGGATCAACTGAATCAGTATAGCAACGTGGGTAATCATAAGGAGAACGATTGTGATGAGCAGTCGTACCATCAGTATCAAAGACTACACACCAAGGGAGCTTGGGATCATATTCCAATGGGGCAGACAGACCAGGAACATCATTCATGAACTCTTCAGTCAATCGCCACGGCTTGTCAAGGAGCTTGGCCATATTCTCAATGACCTTAACACCAACAGATCGTTCTCCACGTCCGGCACGGAGAATGTCACGAGCTGCACATGTCTGCATGG